CGTTTACTCCTTTTTTGAGGCACGTTCCCTTGTCTTCAAACTCAAATCCTGCAAGGCTTTTCCCAATTTATCTTCTTTGGCTAGCCACAGAATATCATCGTCCAGTTGCAGAGCATAGAGCACTCGCAAATAAATTCCGATTGCCACAGTCGGCGCACCTTTCTCTATTCGGGACACAGTCAACGGAGAACAGGTGGCACGTTCTGCCACCTGAGCTACGCTCAAATTCCTGCGCAAGCGAGCCAGTTTAATCTGCTCTCCCACAACTGACATTTTCTGCTCCAACTTTCGGGGCAACTTGGTTCCCATTGTATTCTTTGTCATATTAACTCATCATATAATATGCAAAGATACTACTTTATATCTATTTAATGATGTATTGCGGACGCAAAAATCACAAATTCAAAAGATACGACTATTAAATACTGATTTTGCTACCAAAATAGAGATTTCAAAGAAGCAGACTTCTACCTTTATCTATGATTATTTCCAAGATAAAAGCCAGCTTCTTCAATTTAAGCATCACTCGATGGGCTTCACCAATTCTTCATCCTGCCATTCCGCAAGAGAAACAATCGCATTGTATTGCTCCAAAGTCAAATCCGATTCACTATCGTCTGAGCATTCGTATTCCCACGGCAGTTCGTAAACAGTACCTTCTTCCTGATAACCCATATAGTTATGGTACGTATTAGGAATTAACCGCACATAATCTTCTTCGCGCAGAATCCTCAAAAGTTTCTCGGCATCACGAATCAATAATGGCACTCCGACCTTATATAGAGCAGTGGCAACCTCAATGGCCAGCTCGACATTTGCCGAGTAGCTATTAGAAACAACTATCATCCAACCCTGCTGTGGCACCTTCGATGCAATGATGTTCAAGCGCGAAAACCCCAACTCGCCATAGTGGTCTGTTGCAAACCGTATAAAATCCTCCGGGCTGTCAATGTCATAGAGTTTATCTACATCTACGAATTTCACTCGTTTGTAATAGACTACATCTCGCAGTTCTTCCGGGATATTCGGTTGTTCTTCGTAGAGACGGTTTCCAATACTTCGCTTCCGGTAGTATGCCTCATAAGCCTCGTTAGCGATACGATAATATGTGCAATATTGCCGAATGGTCATAGTCTTCAGATGAAGTGCGGAATGTTCCTTCGCAGAATCCTCCAAAGCCTTTATCGCTGTTTCCCGATCTTCCACATTAATCTTAAAGCTCGGAGCTATCCTATTGAGTTCCTTTCGTGCAATCCGCCCAATCCGTTGCTGGCACGGCAGATTGTGCGCCACATAGTCGTTGAACCCATCAGGATTTGCAACAATAACATCAACCAGCCTCTGCAAATAGCAGAAAAGTCGGGCAAGGGAATCCTGATACCATCCGTCATCTGATTCTCCGTCGGCACAAGAGGAGCGATTTGTTATGACGAAATGCGCATGTTTTCGGTCTGTAATGCGAATCGACCGGAACTCTTCGTATTTATAAGAGGTAACATGAAACCACTGCGTTTCCGTTGGATTGAACGCAAGCCAGTCCGCAAGGAAGGCTTCTTTGCTTTGATACTCTCCCGAAGCAATCAGTTCCTCGACATCACCCCATTCCTCTGGAGTGGGTCGCGGTACCACAATGTAGAAGCCACGGTATTCATCATCCCCCATTACGGTAAGTTGCTCGAACTGATGCTGAATTTCAACTAGACGTTCCAGCATATTGCCGCTAACTGTGATTTCACAATGACGCATTTCACCCATTGCTTCTATATGCGAAGCGTTCAAGCCAACCTCATTTGCCAAATCAATAAAGAGTTTTCTATCTATTATTCTTTCATCCATTGCTTAATGCTCATTAAATTTCAACATGCTTTTTCGGATCAAACCCATTCACAATGTGCTCATTCGCAAAAATATATCCCATCTGATTACAGATTACTTTTGTACTACCAATCTCTGTGTCTATATTGGTATGTGAATGTCCATAAATCCAAATATCTATCCGACTGTTGGCAATCCAATCACCATATTCGCTAGCAAATGCACTATTCAGTACGGAGTTCTTGTGCTGTGGATCAATCACCTCCAAAGTAGGCAAATGATGAGTAACCACCACAATATGACCAGCCGTGCTCTCTTCGACACTTTTCCGGATAAAATCAATACAGGTCTCATGCATCCGATTGAATTCCTCTACCTGTAGCAATTTTCCGTCAAATTTGATTTGGCGAAAGTCATTCATACCTTTCCACACGAAATACTCGTCATTCGGGTTAATCCGTGACCATAGCGTACTCAGGACAAAATCGGTATCATCGATACGGATTACCTGATTCTGATAGAACCCTACATTCTCACGGAACATCCACTTCCATTGTAGCCCTCGTTCCATCACGTCCGAATAATTATAGTATTCGTGATTGCCGGGAACAATCAGAACCTGCCTGTAATTATCCGAAGCCCATTTCCAGAATTTCATCATAGGAGCTATTCTATCCCTAAGATAGAATATATCTCCAGCCAAAACCAGCACGTCACCGGTAACAGGTAATTCATTATGCTTTAAATATCTGCTGTTCTCCCTGAACTCCAGATGTAAATCGCTCATGTATTGTATCTTCATTGCTCTTTCATTTTTAATTGTTCAACTTGTTTTTCAATAATTATCTTCATCTGTGCAAATGAAACCGGCATAAAGTTGTTGTTTTCAACACCTACGTCATATTGTGTAGGATAGAGATACTGAAGCCGGGCTGCATCAATTCCAGTGTTATTCTTCCTCGTATGCACATGGCCGAACAGTTGCCATACATCTTTATAGCCGCCATCAAAGCACAGAAACGGATAGTGATTCAAATATATCTTCTGTTTATCCACTTCTATATGCATCTGCATGGTCACATGCTCAAACCTATCGACATACCCCTGCCTCAAGTTCTTTAAATCATGGTTGCCGAGAATCAGATATATCTTGCCATTCAATCTATCAAGAATTTTAGTCCATTCAGCTGAACCGCCCAGACAGAAATCACCCAAGTGAAAAACAGTATCATCCAAGCCAACTGTATTATTCCAATTGGAGATAATCGTTTCATTCATCATTTCCACATCCTCAAAAGGTCTGTTGCAGAAACGAATGATATTTCCGTGATAAAAGTGGGTATCAGATGTAAAAAATACCTTACTGCCATCAAATTTATAATTCATTTCTTCTCAATTTATGTGCATCGCTGCACGTTAATAATCTGTTTGTCAATCACCCATCAGACGGAAATGACAGAAAAGCATCGTAAGATAACTGTCACAAATGGGTATAAAAACAAAATAGTTGGAAAGTTCGGTAAAGACTCTCCAACTATTCAGTTTATATTTTCAATCAGGGGTAGAATAAACTACACCATGCTATGTTCTTCGTTGGAAAGTATTTATAATACAAGGTTCAATGCCAAAGACATGAACACACAGTACAGATTCAGGGCGTTTGTTACCCCAAATTGTGACCTTCGATAATATGTTCATGCTATTTCTTTGCATTGTTAGTTTTTATATCGTTTCAAACTCAGCGCAAAATTAGCAAATAAATTCCATATCACACATCGCTTTCTGAGAAAATCCACGTAACCTTTTGCCTATATGCCGCATAATAAAAACTGAACCTATGCAATTAATACACAGATTCAGTTCCTTATCATTTAGCTCACTCCATTGATTCCCGAATAATCCGCCGAGTCTCTTTCTTATACTCCTTGCGGTCATATTCGAATCCCCTGCACATCCAACAGCTACACGGAGTACCTGTTGTTTTGTAAACTTGTGCCCATTTCTCTTTTGCCAATTCAAACCAACGGGGATGCTCATAATAGCTTCCATCCTCACGAATGATGCAATGACCATAAGCGGCATAAAGAATCATGCGAGCCTTAAACACACGAGCCATTTGTTGGCGTCTCCAAAATTTGTTTCTTTTGTCCATCGTCTCTTTCTATTAAAGTTAGGATGAACGATGATGTTACTTTGGTGAGACTTAATATATCCATAGAATTATACTTTTAATAATCAAATTATTGCAGCTGTATATCATTCTTAATCTTCCATCTGATTAGAGAGAATCTTCATCATCCTCTTCCTCAAAACCTTCTGATGCATTTGCTATCAGTGCCTTCCCTATTTCCAATTGTAGGTATTTCGGAAGACGAAGCAGTTTTGCCATAAGATGGCTATAAGTGAACTCTACTTTAGTGTCGAGTATTGGTTCTTCTTCTATGCTCGTATCAATTTTCTTAACAGCATCAGCATCTTTAATAAAGTCGGAAAAGTCTGGCTTCTCCATCCAATTTTCTATCATACCGTCATGTTTGATTCTTAAACGGATATAATCCCCACAATCATCCGCCTCCGGAATTAAGCCATTAGGTACATAATCGGTAATTTTACATATTACCTTTTTATCTTTATCAAGCAAGAAATAGGTTCCGCTATCACATACCTTAGCTTGAAGATATAAAGTTCCATATTCTGGTTTCCAATCAAGAAGTTTATGAACTTTCAAGTCAATTATGCCAGACCACATCCCTTTAGAAACCAAAGGATACTTGTTTTCATATAGCTCACCAAGCCAATCATCTGTATAGCTACACATTTCCTCATTGTATGGGAAGTATATCACCAGATAGTGAGCCACCTCATTCAAATTCTGTTCTTCAATTCCAACTAATATCTGTTTTGCCATAATCAAAATTTTTAAATAGTAGTCAACAGACTCACATCAACATCAGGAATGATAACGTCCGCAAGCCTGTCTTCGACAAGGAATCCCATATACAACGGAATGGTGAGTATATCTCCCTCACGTCCTACATTATATTGCCCCAACTTGATTGCATTCTTGACATGATACACATCCTTATTTTTAAGAATGGTAGCCATACTTTTTGCCTTACCGGTCTTAGCCTTGACTTCAAGGATGACGCATTCGCCTTTGAACCTTACCAAGAAGTCCAGTTCAAGCCCACTGTCCTTATGGAAATAGTATAGCTTCTGTCCGGACTTACACAGGAAATCCGCCATGAGGTTCTCAAAGATAGCTCCCTTATATCCAAGAAGATTCCCCTTCAATATATCAGCCTGAGTGCCATAGTCGAGCATTGCTACAAGGACACCTATGTCAGTAGTGTACACTTTGAAACAATCTTTGATGGAATTGCCCTCCAACGGCAGTTCCGTAATCTGCGTGTTATAGCACCTACGGACTATTCCGGCATCCTCCAACCATTGAATGCTACCGATGTATTGAGAAGACCTTCCTCCCTTTTTGACTATGGAATATTGGAATTTCTTATTCTCCTTGGCTAATTGCTTCGGAATGGATTCAAAACATTCACGGATATTAGATTTGTCCGCATCATCTGCATATTTAACCATATCCTCTTCGTATCCGGCAATAAGATTACGCTGCTTCTTATATATGAGTTCGATATTCTTGGTTTCAAGGAAGCAATTCACCACTTCCGGCAGCCCTCCTACAATAACATATCTGTATAGCAGCTCCATCATTGCCTTGTGAATCCCATCGGGAACAGCCTTTTCGTTCTCAAAACATGATTTGACAGAATCGATAACAGCCTCACCGATTCCGTTTGCCCATAGAAATTCCTCAAAATCCAATGGGTACATATCAATTACGGTTTCATATCCGACAGGAACAGAATCTTGCCCGACATCCTCTTTCTTTTTCTTGCTTTGACCATAGCCTTTCACTCCTAAAAGAGAACCTGTGGCAATAACATCAAAACGTCCGTCTATATAAAATGACTTCAAGGCTGTCCTTGCTTCCTTACATTCCTGAATCTCGTCAAGGATAATGCAGGTTTTCCCTTCAATGAACCGACTGCCTTGAATCAAAGCAGAGAGGTTGAGAATGATGGTATCGACATCTATATTGCCAGTAAAGGCAGACTTCTTGTCAGGTTCAAGAATGAAGTTCATATAGACCACACTTTCATAATTCTCCCTTGCGAATTTCTGGACAATATATGCCTTCCCGCACTGGCGAATACCTTTTATCACAAGGGGCTTTCTGCCCTCGGCCTCTTTCCAATTAGCTAAATATGTTTCTATTTTCCTTTTAAGCATAACGCAATCTTATTCTTTCCGCTACAAAATTACACTTTTTCGAGCGAATAAACCAAGGTTAAATACATTTTTTCAAGCGAATAAATCGAATTTAGTTACACTTTTTCCAACGAATCATCCCTATTACACAACATTTTTTCAAGCGAATCACAGCATAAATTATCGAAACCAACTTTACTTTATCTCCGTATTCATATATACGTTCATTAAAGTAAAGCTAACAAAGGGGAGAAAAAGAGATAGCTTCGCCCAAACCAAGCCGAACCAGACCTATAGACTTTCTCTTTTGGCTGCAAAATATGAGCAATCTAAGTATGAAGATTGAGCAAAATACAACTCCAAGCAAAGCAATACTCACCTCCTACCAGGTCACAAGAAAACAACCCGGAAATCTGTGAATCTGTCTTCCATTTTGCAGCCTGAACCGGCGAAATAATCCCCGATATACCTTATCTTTGCGAAGCGGAGGTTTCGAGGCGAAAGAGAGCGATTTTCCCCATTTTCCCTCTGTTTTGAGACTGGCAACGAAGAAAAGTGTTAAATCTTCGATTTTTGACGAAAAAACAAGTAATTTTTTGAGCAGTCTATCTTTTAAGCCATAAACTACTGATAATCAATTAGCATAATATGCTGCATCGGACATAGAACGAAAAAGCAGTTATAGAGAACTGTTCTTAAGGGCTACGCTCCAAAGTATTGCAGCAATGCGAGGTCTAAATGTCGATGTTAAACATAATACACTTTGGTGCTCAGATATTTTCAGAAATGATAATGGCACCTTGTTACATGAAGCGATAGAATGCTCACTTATTTTTGTGCCACAGCAAAAATACGCCCTGCTTTCCTTGCGGCCAACAATATATATAGAAAACCCACGCTCGGTTTCAAAAGAGAAAAAGCAGGAGTATGCGCGGATATATCTGGATAAAATGTGGAACCAGGCATATAGCAATAAACTTATTCAATGGGAAAATATCGTATTTGGCAATGCACGTCTTATTTTTGAGTTCCCTCAAAATTCTGGCAGTGGATTTAAGTTCCAAATAAGCAACAATAGCGGATTTTCCGAAATACAATATCAAGACAGCACTGAACGAGGATATTTTTCAAGATCGTATGATAATAGAAGAACGATTTATTGGGGCCTTCAACTCAAAGAACCTGAATTGGAATTCGTAAATACATTTGCAGATAGGCCTTTTTTAGATTCAAATCCTATGAGAGGATTATCTAATCATAAGCCTTATGATTCTTGGCAAAAAGATGTTTTGCCACAAAATGTAAGACTGGGGGTAATTTGTCCTAATGCTCACACCAATAGTTTGAAATCTTTTTTACAACGCTTAAACACAACTATACAAGCTAACGATAATTCAGATTACATTCAGCCATATACAGGATTCCATAGTATATATAAAACATTATTAGAAATTCCGGACAGCGATACGGATAAGTGGATAAAAACAGAAGATACACCAAGAGATACAATAAGCCTTGCGCAATCAATATGTCATAAGGCCGGTAGTTTGGCCGAGAAATATCCAGGAATTGTAGTTGTAATTTACATTCCTACTTCTTGGAGTCTACACAAACAGTTCAAACATGATGGAGAATCGTTTGATTTGCACAACTATATAAAGGCTTATGCGGCTCAACACAGTTTTACAACTCAAATCATAGAAGAAAAAACTTTGAAGGACCCAATGGTATGTGAAATCTGCTGGTGGTTGTCATTAGCTTTATTTGTTAAGGCAATGCGTATCCCTTGGGCATTGGCCAGTCTTGATTCAGATACGGCGTATGCAGGTATTGGTTATAGCGTCAAAACAAATGGTAAAGGAAAAGTGGACATCGTTTTGGGTTGTAGCCATATATACAACGCAAAAGGTCAAGGGTTAAGATACAAATTATCAAAAGTTGAGCAACCTCAATTTGATGGGAAAAAGAATCCTTATTTAACTTATGAGGAAGCCTTCAAATTTGGAATTACTATACGAGAATTGTTCGTTAAATCCATGGATAAATTACCTCGTCGGGTTGTCATTCATAAACGAACACCATTTAGAAATGAAGAGATTGAAGGCATTACCCATGCGCTAAGTCAAGCGGGAATTAAAGACATCGACTTGATAACCATCAATTATGAATACAATGCTAAATTTATAGCACAAAGAGTTTATGACAACAATATTTCTGACGATTCATATCCGGTATCGCGCGGAACGTGCATAAAATTGTCATCAAGAAATGCTTTACTATGGACACATGGTGTCGTTCCATCAATTCGGGGTGGACGGCGTTACTATCCCGGTGGCAGGTGTATTCCAGCTCCTCTAAAAATAACTAAGTATTATGGTAAAGGAGATCTATCTACTATTGCCTCTGAAATTATAGGATTTACGAAGATGAATTGGAATTCATTCAATCTATATACGAAATTGCCAGCAACAATTGACACTTCTAATACATTGGCACAGGTGGGTAATTTACTGCATCAATATAATGGAGCAACGTACGATTATCGATATTTTATTTAATTCTGTAAAACATTAGTCTGGCAATGCCAGACTAATGTTAATGCAGGGGACTTGTTATAACATAAGTTTATACTATTTCCCGTCATATATTTTTTCCACGACAATCCACATGTCGTCCGGCAATTTCTCGTCTGAGATTTTCTCGCACGCCTGTTTCAGGTAGGCAAGTTCATCCCCCGCAAAGTCGATGGCCAGCGGCGTGTCTTTCTCGATGTCCCACTCGATGCGCCCGTTCTCCTCGTTTTCGTGCAGGCCGACCGCCTCGCGCTCACCGGCGGAGATTTCGATTTTGCGAAGAATCTCTTTCTTGGTGTTGAAATCCTTGAACGTGCCCTCCTTGGGCAGGATGACCGGAATGTAGAGCCGGTCTTTGATGTTTAGTTCCATATTCTGATAATTAGGTTTCCGTACTATTCGTTGTCTGCGTGTTCATCCGTTACGGCGGACTGGATCTGGACCATGAAGTTTTCGAAGTCGCCCATCAGACCGGCAATGGAGGCGTCCTTGGGCAGAGAGCAGAAGATTTGGCCGTTTTCGTAAGTGATGGTGCCGATGAAGACCGGTGCCGGGTCGCTGTCGAGGCGGCTCTCGGGAGTGTAAACGGTAGCCACCACACGTTCCAGTGCCCCGTCGGTCATGGTAAAATCCAAGTTGTAGAAGGCACGTTCCGTGCGTTCCTGTGCTGTCTTTGTCGTAGTGATGCGGATAATTTTCATAAAGCAGAGTTTATGAAAGAATAGCATGGCAGGGTGCCGAACAGGTGACAATGCTTCAAAAAAATTACAAATCCCAGTCCGCCGTACTGATTACTTGGAAGTTGAACGAGCCGTCATTCCGGGAAGCGTCATCCTGCGTGTAAATGTCGAAATAGTAGGAATAGATTGCTTTTACCGTCGGATAAATCGGAGTGTTTTCCGCCGTGGAATAGATTCCGGTAGCCATGACGAGGTAGCGGCTCGACAGCCCCCACGTAGAAGGAAGATAGATACGGTACATCCCTTTTCCCAATCGGCTGACGGATACCGATTTCGAACCGTCGAAACAGAGGAAACGGACGGATGCGCTGGAAGTTGTTCCGGTAACAATGCCTGTAACAAGGATTTGCTGGAACTTTCCGTATCGGCTGGTTGTCATCAGGTCCCGGCGGTTGAGTACAATCCATCCGAAAAAGGTCTTGTCGTCCCCGTAACCAATCATTTCAATTACTTCGCGGGAGAATTTGAGCGTCGTTTTCGAGATTCCATCCTCGAAGAAATATTTGCCGCTGGGAGCCGTAATGCTCATCACTCCCGTAGAGATGGTAGAACCCCACCTGTAATTGACAAGGCAAATCCGGCGGCCGGAGTTTTCCAAGGTCCATTGCAGGTTGATGTTCTCGTTCCAGCCGCCTGTTTGCGTACAGACCACGTTGTCGTAGTGCACGGGGTCGGTCTGCACATCGCTGGTCGTGCCGCCGCCCACGACAATCCAAATTGAAGGGTCGTTCTGCACGAACGCGCTACGGATGGTGCCTTGGATGGTCACATCCTTGAATTTGCCTCCTTGGGCGATGATGTTGCCGGCGGCATCCCATTTGAATTTGCCGTTGGCTACCTGTCCCGAACCGTCCGTGTTGAAGATGCTCCGGCCGGAACCGAACGAGGCGGAACCGTCGTTGTTGAGTTTCCAGCGCGTACCGTTGGTGATGGAGCCGTCGGCACCCAACGAGACGTTGTTTTTCCAGATGCGGGTGTTGTCGAATGCCCATCCGGCAATGCGGTTGTAAATCTCTTTGGCTCCCGATTTGGTGTAGTTGGCCGACAGACAGAAGTATTCCACATGGTCCCATGTCATCATCTGGATGCCGAGAAAACCGGTTTTCACGCTGTTGCCCGAAGCGGCAATCTGACCGAAAACCACATGCCCCGCATTGCTGCTTTGGTACCATGTCATTACGATGCCCTGCGGTTTGTATGCGCCGTTGTACCAGTAACCTGAACCGCTGGCCGCAGTCCGCATCTGGATTGGCATGGCTCCGACTGCACCCACACTGCCGGCCGTGATGTTGTCCGCGCCGATGGTCCAGCCACCGATTTTGCCCCGCACGAAAGTACAGGTCAGGCCGTTGATATAGTCCGTATTGATGATATTGGCCTTGATGCTGCCGGCATCCAGTTTTGTGGAATTGATGCTGCCGGCAGCCAGACGGTCGGCACTGAGCGTCCCCGTCCGGATACTGCCCGCATCGATGGAAACGGCATTGACCTGCGCCGCAGTCAACGTGCCGGTGTAGATGCCTGTAGAACCAATGTAGGTCAGTGGATGCGCAGCCAATGTGCTGTCAGAGCTTTGAGCCAAAGCGATGAACCGGTGACGGCGTATCTCCTCCTGAACTGTCGCCGTGAGGGTACGGGCACCCGGAGCGTTAGCCGTGTTCGAACCGCTCTGAAAAATAAGATCGCAGTTGTAGGCAATCTGCGGTGCTGCCGGAATCGGAGATGGACTATAAATGTTGTTCACTATCGGCTGATCCGAGTAGATATGGTACACCGCACCAGTCGTTCCGCCCCCGCGCAGGAACACGGCGAACATGCAACAATTACCACACAATTGTGCACCGGCAAACATGCGGCAGTATGTCTCTGAAAGTTCATAGATGTCCCACGAGTAGCCAATGCCGCCCCAACCGCCGAAATTGGCTTTCAGCAATAGGACAAGTCCACCTTTATGAGTTGTATTGTTCCAACTGTCAGGGGCTTGCTCACTATATGCACGTCGGATAAGAATATCCCGTTTGAAGGTCTGGTCTCCGCCCTTGAAAATGACAGGATAGTATTTATCCTCTTCACCGTAAATGACGATTTTGTGATAATATGGATAACCGAAGTTGGCACGTTTGGCAGCCTCTATATCGTTTTTCCAGTTCAACGACACCGCCGCCGAAAAGGTCACCGCACCGGCTGCATCCCATGAGATGTTTCCCGACGCGATACTGCCGGACCCGTCGTTGTTCAGCTTCCATTTGCTGCCGTTCATGATGGAGCCGTCCGCACCCAATGCGATGTTGTTCTTGTAGATACGGTTCGCATCGATGTTCCACCCGGCAATCTGGTTGGCAGAACCGAAACGGGCAAGGCAGTTGCCAGCAGCATCCGTGGCATAGAAACCGAAATCCGTATCGGAGTTGTAATAGATCTGCACTCGCTTGCCGCTTGTCGCTCCAGAGCTTGCCCCGTACACGACCACCCGTTTGTTGCCGCTATCCAACAATATGTGGCTGTTGGATAACGTGGTTGCACCGATAGTCCAGCCGCCGATAGTTCCCCGAACGAAGGCACACGTCAGACCGTTGATGTATGCCGCATTGATGATGTTCGACCGGATTTCCGCAGCATTCAGACGGGCGGTAGCGATGGTGCCTGCCGTAATTTGCGAGGCATTGATGTTGATGGCATTGACGGTATTGGCGGACAGTTTCCCCGTGAATATGCCGTTTGCATCGATGTAGGTCAGCTTGTTCGACCAGCCTTCCGCATTGGCTTTCGAGGTAATGGCATCCGCCACGGCACGGGCATCCGTACCGGCTTTCTTGGCATCGGCAATGGAAGTGTTCAACGTAGCGGTCAGTGCCGAGATTTTACCGTCAGCGTCTTTACCGGCTTGCGTGACGGCTTCGCTTTTTTTCGTGTCGGCATAGCTCTTGGCACTGCCCAATGCGGCATCCGCTTTGCTTTGGGCAGTAGCGGCGGCAGCGTTAAGCGTTTCAGTCTTGGCTTGCTGGATGGCGTTGGTCCAGTTCAGGCTGACACCCGCACCGAACGTGATTTTGCCGGTTAAAGCATCGTAGCGGACAAACTGGTCGCCGTAACCGAGCTGGACGTTGCCGCCGTTATCCAAAAGAAAGGTTTTGGATCCGTTCCTGAAGCCGCAGATACCGTCGATGGTTTCGGTGGCAATACCGCCGGAAGCGGTTTTCGTACTCAGAGAGAAGCGGCCGATGGCAGTACCCGTCACGGTGCCGTCCGCGTTCTTCACACCGGCAAAGAGTTTCGGCGTGATGACAGTATGGCTGTCGATAAGCGTTTTACCGGTATTCCATTCCCGTACCCAGTCCAGCAGGTTGGCATCGGCACCGGCAGTGCCCGGCGCACCGGCTTTCGCTTTCGACCAGACGAACGACAGGCTGTAAACCGCCCCTGCAATGGTAACGGGAATATCCAAAGAGCCGTGCTCGGCAAGGGTTGTCGTTCCGGTGGCAACCGTATAGGTCACTGTTTTCCGGCTGTTATCCACCGAAATGGACGAGAATCCGGCCGGTTTGACAATCACTCCGATGGTAAAATCCTTGTATTCCGAATCGCCGCATGTGACCTTGATGGTCGATGTCAGGCTTACGGCAGAGAGCACCTTCCCCGAATGGTCTGCGGGAAAGACGTATTCCCCGAGCGATTGGCTGATTGTGTAGGAATCCTTCTGTATGTAAATCGTGGTTTGCCCACGCGCGATAACTTGTCGGCTGCTCATACGTTTTGTTTGTATAAGAATAGCCGTATGCGTGGGCAATGAGTTTATAGACAAGATTGGTTATCTCATATTGCCTACATGAATACTTCACAGTTGAACACCGCCTTACGCCACACATCCTCACCGGTAATCCGCAGCGTGCGTCCCCGATGTTCTTCAGCATTCCAGAGTGCATCGCTGTCGGCATCGTCGCTGATGCGGTTCCAGAGGAAATTTTCATCGGGAATCCGGTCCGTGATTTCCGTTCCTGCTTTGTAAAGACGGGCATGTAGTGTCGTCTCGACCATGTGGTTGCGGAAAACGGTGCCCGAATCGGACTCCACATGCAAAGAATAGCTGTCACTGCCGTCGTATTGTTTGGAAACGGTATGCGTGGCATGATACGATGTGCCGGAGGATCGGACGATGAAACGGAGTGTCAGGACGTTCCGGCCTTCCCAGCCGGAGAAATCCGGCGTGAGCGTGTAAACGGACTGGTTCCCGCCGGTGTCTTTCCACCCGCCGTCCGCAGCAAGGTATTCCCAACGGCAGGAATCCGTTGTCAGGTTCTGCGCCGTGCCGGTCAGGAGGATCTCTGCCGGGTCGCAAAGATTGCCGGAAACGGCATCGTTATAATGAAACACCGTACCGCCATCAACGGTGACGAAACGGGGTTTCATCTGTTCCTGCATCTCTTCATCCAAATCCTCCCAGCGGATGGTGACATCCTGCAAGATGATGGAGTCTTTGTTCCAGCGGAAACGGCCGCCGGAGAAGTATCCGCTGCCGTCAGGGTTGATGACGAACGAATCGTTGCCGGCACGGATGGAACCGTCCGGCTCCAACCGTAACAGGGGGTGTTGAATCGTGCCGCCCACACCGCCTCGGCAGAACCACGCCCCGTATTCGTCGGTTTCGTTCAGGATCCCGTCTGTCGGCTGGTATAGGGTCGGCACGTTCCCTTTTTCAAGTTGCGGGGAACTGAAAAACCAGACCACCCGGTTCTCGGTACGGAAGTCGATGCGAAGGTCGTCGCCGGGGATATGCTCGATGTCGAAAGTCACATGTACCCGTTGCCATGTCTGGGGCATCATAAGGCTGGCGAGCACCTTTTCCCCGTGAAGAATATCGAACGGAGTCTCTTGCTTGGACGGGCAATAACACCAGAAAGAGAGACAGTAACGCTCGCCCGCATGTTTCTCTACCCACACTTCTTTCTGGCAAAGCAATGTCCCGCCGGTCACGGGCAGCAGGATGTTTTTGCCGATACCGGTCGGTGTGGCGGATGAAAGGCGGACAACCGTACTCGTAAAATTGCCGTTCAACGAATCGATGATGCAGTTCTTGTGAATACGTCCGGCGTAAAAGGTGCTGCCGAAGCCGTCCTCGTCACCGGCGGTCAGCGTGCCGGCCACATGAACGTCCCGCGTGGCATAGAGACGCTGGAAGTAAGCCCCATAACCTTGTAGCATACCGAACAGCGGGTCTGCGATTCCCGTGATGCGGCCGATACGGATTTTGGCGGCTTCGGCAAAGGACGAAAGCTGTTCCAGTAGGCAGACATTGAGGTCTCCGATTTCGCACCAGTCGTCCGGACCGAGCTCTCCCGAGAAGTCGAGGGACAGCGCGCGGGCATATTCCGCAGGAAAGTCCACCGTAATCAGGCTCAACCGGTATTGCCATTCGGTCGTAACGTCCACGGTGTCCTGTCCGTCTGTTTCCGTACCGTCGGCATACCCGAAGCGCAACGGCACGGCGGACAACTCTTTGGAAGCGCGGATGCGGAATGAAATCACCAGACGCTGGGGATGGGAAACGGCCTGTGGAAACGGAATCTGAAAACCGCCGGTGACAGCCGCCGCGTCGGAGGAGCGGCTAATCCGGAGGATGCGGGTGGCGGGACCTTCCGAAGGCGTGTAACGGCAGGACCACACCCCGTTGTCGCTGCAACCGAACGCGGCAAGGGATGCCGGACGAAACAAGGAACGTTCCGTCCCCATGCCGTCAATGACATCCATGTACGGGGCTTCTTCGTCCGAGGCAGTCAGGTACATGGCGCCGCTGCGCCGTTCATCGGTCAGGCTCGTGAGACGCACGAAGTCCAGCAATTCTCCGTCACGGGGCTCGTCGCCCTCGATGAGTGCGCCGATGAAAAAAGGCGATGACGCATGTATCCCGTCGGACAGCAGCACGGAGTCTTCTCCGGTGGCCAGCACGACCATCAGGCTGTAAAAGGTTTGCGCACCGTCCGCATACTGACGGCGAACCACGTCTCCGGCATGCAATCCCTGCCGTTTCTTGGAACCGGGGTCGATGCGTATCTTGAAACGGGAATATTCGTATAGTGCCATAATCGGATTTATAGTTTTTCGACACTGTCTCCCGAACAGGTATCGGTTACCCACAAGGCTCCGTTGGTCGCCGAGGAACGCTGTACCTCCAACTCGTAAACCCGCATCCGTTTCCGGATGGTCAGTTCGTCGAAGGTCGCCGAGATGCTTCCCGTCGTCCGGCTGCGCAGGATCGCCCAACCGGTGCCGGCCATTCCGGAGGTGAATCGCTCCGAGGAAAGACTGCCGTCGAAGTAGGCGTTCCCGCCGTGACGGATACCGTCCCCAACCTGTCTGAGGCAGATGTCGCCGGTAAAGAATAGCCCCTCTGCCGTAAGTCGGGTGAAGCTCCCGTCGATACCGATGTGTCCCGTGACCTCGACGGGATTCAGAGCGACGATAAAGTCACCGGATGTACCGATACGCAGGGAGTTCGACGCCCGGTTTAACGGAGCGTAACGGCTGGTGGACGGAGCGTGTCCGAGGAATGTGTTCACCGATTCGTATTGACCGCCGGGAGCTTGGGTGTGGTCGCTGCGGGAGACGAAAACCAATCGGTCATTGTCGGCTGTCAGATAGCAACCTCCCGTGCTTCCGAATCGCAGCAGTTTGTGTATGACGATGCCTTCATCCTCGCTGTCGGTACGGTACGAGGAGAGCAGGTCCCCGCCGTAGCTGTGCCGCACCCGGATGGAGTCGGGAAAGTACGCCGCCCCGTATGGGGAAAGCAGGACGTGCTCGCCGTCGATGTCCGTAAGGTTCGACAGAATCCGTATCTTGGCTGTGTGGTCGCCGCCTACGAGCAGGTCGCCGTCAGCACCCTCCAACCGGATGTCTTTCGCACCGGAACCTTTGAGCACGGTAACTCCGCTGATTCGGACTCCGCATCCGGCTGAAAAGGTCAAGTCACTCAGACAGGATACGGTTTCGCCGAGGACAGAGAAGAGCAGCCGCCCGACGTCGCCCAACTCCGCGCCCTGCAAGGCACGCAGCTTTCCGGAGAGCGTCGCCGCTCCCATGACTTCGAGAGAACCGGCAACGGTAGCGTCGTGCATCGACCAGTCCACAGTGGCGAGGTTGGCATTACCGCCGTGATAGACTTCCCGCCCATGAATGAGCAGGCTGTCGGAAGTCAGGAACACCCCGTTTTCTTTGGTCTCGCCCAGCAGGATATTTCCGGTGAGGGAAAGGGCGGCGTCGGCGAAATTAACCCGTTTCCCGCTCAGGTATATCGTGCCGGTAGCCTTATCGCAACGGAGAGGCTGCATACCGCCCACAAAGAGCTGATTGCCGCCGACATGTACGTCGCCCGTCAGACGGATGCCGTAGGTGTAACCGATGACGTTTCCCTCGTCATCGCTTTGCGAGGTGCGGTACGTTTCCAGCAGACGGCGGTTGTCGATACCGGCGGTAAAGCCGTAGTCGGCACATAACAATCCCTGCATGTCACCGCCGCTTTTGGGCAGATAGCCCGACCAACTACCGGTACCTCCGCCTTCACCGGAAACGCCGGACGAAATCGCCTCGGCAAATCCATAAGCCGTGTTATGCAGACGGATGGACGTGTCGTCACCTTCCTCCACACCGTAGGGATTGTCTTCGCTCTTGCGTTCTTGGGCGTTGAAGAAGGTCTGGTATAACTGGCGGTAGAGACTGTAACACAGGCCCTGCGTATCGAGACCGCCGATGCCGGGATGAAGGGTGACACTCATTTGGTATAGGAGGTTTTGGATAGGAATTTCTGAATCTTGGAGGTCAGCGAGAGGAAGTTGGGAAAGTTCAGCGGCTGCATGGTTCCCATGAGCGTAGGCGTCATAATCTTACTGCACTCCGTCAGGAAATCTAACATGAGCTGCGCCAGCTCGTTACCCAAAACCAGCGGTTCGGTGGCGTTCTCGTCGCCGAGCGTCACTTTGTTGTCGGCAACGGCAACGGTCGTGGAGTTTACCTTCTGTACGATTTTGTCGGCGGTCTGTCTGACTTCCGACTTATCGACGGTCTGCGCAATCTCTTCCGCACCTTGCATGACCGACGATTCTTTGCCGCTGTCGTTCCTGACCGTTGCCGTGATGCCTTCGGCCGTGTAGCTGGTATGGGCTTCGTTTCCGGTCGGTTCCAGCTCGTCGTAATCGGGCGAGGAGTCGCTGTCGGGGTCGAGAGCCTCGGTTTCCGTCATGCCGATGCTGACCTCGGAATGCGCCTCCATGCGGATGGTTTCGGCATGGGAGTAATTGACGATATAGGCATGGCAGGTGGCGGCGTCCACTACGATGGTCACCTCCGAAAAAAGGGTCGGTACGATGAGAAAACCGCCCTCGTTGTTCCGGGCGGCAGCCAGCAACACGCCTTTGTGGATGATACCGCCCGCCGAAGCAGTTTCGTCAGGATATTCGCCCACGTCCACCGTGCCGCCGTAGTCGGCGAACTCTTCATCACTGGGGTCGTCATGTATCTTGGCGACATAACCGTGAATCATGCGGGCGGTACCCACGCCGCCCATGCCGCCCGGAGCCATCTCGATACGCTCAATACTGCGCCCCAATGCGATTTTGCGGATTGCCTCCTGTATCATCCGCCGGTTGTTGTCCTGTGAATTCTTCATATTCAAAGAATAGATAAATTCGACAATAGACAGTTGGATAGAGGCTTTTTGCTATCTTTGAATACTTAAAATGAAACTTTATAAAAAATGAATATACAAGAAAAATTATTATCGTTAGGAGTATCTGAAAAAGAGATAGTATCTAATTTGCGCGGGGCTTATAACACTTCATTCTTCCATATTTACACAGCAGGAGATTTCAACACCGATTTAAGCCTAATAAGCCAAGAAGATCGAGGGACTTTCATTCATGAATACATCCACTATTGGCAAAACATAGGTACTTTGTGGGGATTATCTTCCAGTATTTTACGCTATGAAATGATGTTGAAACTGAAAGAGGAAATAGCCGTCCGTGATGAAGTCAAGTTACCGTATTCTATTTCTCCGACAGAACGAATGAAGCGTCTTGACAGCATATTCAGAGTTGGAAATGGATTTTTCAATGACAGTCAATTTTATGGAGTAAAAATAGACCAAACTAAACGAATCGAGATTAGAACAGGAGAGAAAATTGTCGAAGGGAAAAATATGCCTGTAATATCATTGATTATAACATTTGAAAACAAGGTTACGGATACTTTAGAACTGGGAGCACACATCATCAAGGAAAGCATGGCAGCCTTGTATCAAAGTTTAGTTGACCCTGATGCTACACATGATGATATTCCGTACAATGTTGTGAAAATATTATGCAAGCACAACTATCCTTCATTATACCACAATACCAAACTTCTTATCTGCTGTTGTCATGCAGCTCTTTTCAGTATGGCCCCAGGCGAGAGTCTGATTAAGCTATTGGCAAAAGCTGAAAAAGAAAAGATTACCGACGGTATGCAACTATTTTCAGATTATATCGATCAGTCTACAATTACAACACCACAAAAGAAGAGCATTCCTATTCCCGATTTTTTTGATGGAATGGTCAACAACTTTTTAGAAATGTTGAAGCAAAACTTAGTTGCTCCGTTAGATTATATTAAGACGGTTCTGGAGCGAGTGCGTTTATCCAATAAGATGCTTCCTCTATTGACAGTTTTATATGAAGAAAAAACAGATTGCATTTCGATAGAAAACTTAAATGCTATCATTAGTTGGTTAGGCATTCCTTATATTCAAACTCATAGTTGTGGACATCATAATCCTGCAACAGCAACGAAACGTGCTGAAGATATAGTTGAAGGCGATGATTCGATGGACGTTCTTGAATTGATCGCTTTGGAGGCAATGTATAAATTTTTATTAGGCAATTCATCCTTTCGATGTTGTCCACTCTATGGTATGATGTGTAGCGAATCACCCATAGCGAAATCCGAATGTTTCGATACACCGTGGTTGGGAACTCCTTGTGCATTCACAGTCATAAGTTCACCGCTGGAATTGGATAAGAAAAATGTCCATTGGTAAAATCATCTTTAAGAGTTATTTCCATACGTTGTCTTTGTTCCTTTGATTTTATGCGGTATCGTGATTTTCTGCCGGTAGCCTCCCGTCCCGAAAGTGGTTGTAACCTCCTCGACGATGTAGGTGCCGTTCTTGGCCGGGTTCCGGTCATCGATGAGTTCCACCTGACAGGCCGGATATAACCCGAAATCCCCGAAGAGCGTCACCGAACCGCTGATGCCGTTCAGGTTGTAGCTGCGGAAGTATTCGATGGCCTCCTCAACGAGCTTGTCGGAGTTGATTTTCATGTTCGGCGACATGTAGGGTACGATGGTGTAGGTCGAAAGGTCCACTTTCGTGCGGGTCTGCGCACCGCTGGCCGTGGTGTTGCCCGTCACCTTGTGCGTCTTCTTGCTGATTTGCGTGGCGTTCACGGTCTGGAACTCCTTGCTGCCGGAAACGTTCGGGTCGTAGTCGGGATTCAGGCGCACCGTCACCTCGAAGAATTTCTCATCCGAGCCCAACGCCTTGGCCTGCACGGCAAGGAATTTCGGGTCGGTCTTGAGCACTTTCAAATCCGACGAGGCCACATGCGTGTCGAAGCGGATACAGAAAGGACCGGATGCGCTGTCTTCCGGAAACCGGGGCTGACTCTTGGCGGAGGAGTACGGACGGCCGATAGCGATGGCGGGCATCCGGTCGGGACTGTTTTCGTCGTATTTCAGAAAGCAGTAGATGCGGTAACGGCTCCACGCCGAGAGGATGTCGGCAACGGTGAAGTTGTCCGTGATTTTGATTTTCCCGATCTGGATGTCGAACCGCTTGGTCTCGGAGTGCAGTTTGAATCCGGTATCTTTCAGGATGTTGTATTTGCCCTCCATCACGTCGTTCACGCTCGTGCCCGATGCCGGCGTCTCGAACTTGGGTGCCTGCTTCAGCTTGAGCTTGTAAGCCATGTTCTCGCATTTCAGCTCGAAGCTGCTCTCGGTGTTATAGCCGGTGATGTATCCGTCGAACATCGTGCGCAGCATCCCGTTATAGCCCAAACGGATACGCACCCGTTGCCCGGTTTTGAAGGTCGTGGCGTCCATCGCCGAGTAACTGGAACGTTTCTCGATGACCACGCCGTCCTGCATGACCTCGGTGGTTATCCGGCTGGCGTCTTTGCCTTCAAGGGTGGCCGTACCGATGATGGTGGAGCGGAAAATGGTCCCTTTTGGAAAACGGATGGTTGCCGTGCCGATGAGTTTCTTGTAGGTCTCGACGATTTCGACCTCCTGCACCTCCGTAAGCGTAATGGGGTTCAGAATGGACATCGGATTGCCCGCATCGGGGTCTCCGATGGTAATCCGGCAACATAATACGTCAAGCGGTGCTACAGCCATAGGTTGTTCAGTTTTAATATGGAGGTTGGGTCAATGACATCGGTGCCGAACCGTACCCACTTGATCCATTTGTTCGTATGTTCGATGGCTTCATCCACGACCTCCGCATCTTTGGAGATCAGTTCTACCGCCTCGGAGGGTTCCACGGCCACGCATTGCAAGGTATAGGGCTGCACGTTTCGGTATTCGGCGGTTGGAAGCGAGTAACCCAGAATGATAAGCTGCGAGATTTTCAACTGCCGCAGGATGGTGTTGTCGCAGTCGATGACACCTTTGTACTGGACGATTTTCAGGAACTTCGACAGCTCGGCTTCCGGGTACACGTCGGGATATTTGCTGGTTATCCGACCGTTTATAGTAAATTCCAGATCACCGCCCGAAATGAACTCTTTTCGGGTGTAGTCACGACCCTGCACCGTGGTCAGCACGATGTTGTTTTTCGAGGAGAGCTGTACCTGCGGACCCAAATCGACGAAGGTGATCAGCCCGTATTTGCTGTTGGGCTCCACCTTGCCGCTTTCTTTGTCGTAGTAGGTTCCCTCGCCGCTGATTTTCAATTCGATGTAGTCTGCCACCGTGCGGCCCACTATGCTGTCGGTGTAGTTCTTCTTCTCGGCGACAGCCTGCTGCTCCTTGATGAGCTGGTAGTATTGTCCCGATTTGTTGACGATGGCACTCTGCGACTGGGTTTCGAGGTATTTGTCCCGCTCTTTCTGTTCCCAGTATTTGATATAGCGGGGATAAGAGCGGAGCATGCCGTAGGCCGTCTGGCTGGCGAACTGAATGACGGCACGTTTCAGGATGTCGCTGTTCTTGGAGAAGTAATGTACGGCACCGTCCTGAAACTCCGCGAGTCCCAGACCGATGACGCGACGGGCGGCATCGCTGATGTAGCCGCCCAGTCCGCCATGCGAAAGGATGCCCCCGCTCAGAAGCGTCGAGGCACCGATATTGAGCAATCTGCTGCCGAATAGGTTCTTCATGTCGTTGTCTTTTCGTTAATTAACCGTTCCACGAGGCGTCGAAGTCATGCACTACGTCGATAAGGGCCTGTGCCATCTGTTCCTTGAAGTGCTGGATCTCGGCGGTCTGACCCTCGGGCGATTTCAACAGGTCGATGGTCTCCACGCTCATCAGGTTGGTGATGTTGACGATGACCTGCTTGGGAGCCGCCGAAGATAACCGCCCCGTACCGGAGTAGTTGCCGCCCGCGCCGCCGTCATCGTCTCCTATGTTCGTGATGCGGTTGGCGTTGAACGGGGAGGTGTCGTTCGAGTCCGGCTCGTTGGCATAGAGCGCAGCTGAGAAGCCCGCCTTACGGAGGATGTTTTCCGCAGCCTCCGAGGAACCGCCAAATACCTGGCGTAGGGTACCGGAAAGGTTTACCAACAGGTGGTGCACGCGCTGCCGGCCGGCCAGCATCTCCTGCCGCTCCTTGTCGGTAGCCTGCGCGTTCAAAGCCTTCTGTACCCACAGCCCGTCTTTGTTCTGCGTAAAGCCGCCACGGGCCAACTCTCCATAGTCGAATCCCGACTTCTCGATCAGGGCACGGGCACCCGCCATGCTCTCGATGGCATCGAGATAACCTTGTGCCGCCGTGGTGATGTGTTTCACGGTGGTGTTGTTCTGGTAGGCGGCGTAAGTGGGCGTATAGGCCGCAGCCACTTCCGGCAGGTCACCGAGAGCGTTGGTATAGGTAATCTTGCCGTTACGTTCGAACCAGAAAGGTTTGTCCAAGCCGAGTTTCTTTGCGGCTTCGGCCCCCGTCACCGCCTGCTGCCCGTATTTGAGGGCGATGTTCTCGATAAAGGCACGGACCTCCAACGGGTCGGACATTTTGCCGAACTCGGCATAGGCGGCGTTCAGGCGCGACTGGCTGTCACGGCGGGCAATGGCGGTAATGGCCTCCCGGCTGTCGTCTTGTTGAGCATCGCTATAACTGTATGCCGGAGCATGATAGACACCCCCTCGGGAGGAAGACAAGCTGGCGCCGAGTTCAGCCAGAAATGACATCCACCAGTTCCCGGTAAATATTCCGATTTTATGCCCGCTGCTTTCCTCAACTGTCTTGCCGGAGGTCAGGTCGTCCACCGCCTTTTTGGTATCGATGGCCTGCTGGTAGGTTTTGTGCAAGGCCGCGTACAAGTCTTCGATGACCGGATAGCGGTATTTCTCGTTGGCGGTTATGTCTTCCAGTACGGCGTCCTTGGCTTTCTTGATCTGCCATGTCTTGTAGGCGACCCAGCCCAAGGCTCCCACCAATGCGGCGATACCGGCCGTTGCGGCAACGGCACCCGTACCAATGGCACTCAGGGAACCGGCAGCACCGACCAGACCGCCGCCCGTAGCGACCTGTGAGGCGAACAGCGAGGAGAATCCGGCACGGGCGGCGAAGGACCCGGCTCCGCTTTGCAACAAGGCACGGCCCATCGCACCCTTGCCGCTGACACCGGCTGCCCGCAAGGCCGTGACAAGGGCCCGTTTGTTGGCGAAAGAGAGTGCTTTGATTCCTCGTGCACTGGTCAGGCCGGTCAGACCGGAAACCAGCTCGACGATGGAGTTGCCTGCGGTCTGTTTGCCGATAAAGCCGACCGCGACGCCGACATTGGTCAGGGCGCCGGCGAGTTTGAACAGCCGCGTGGCGACAAAGCCGGTGAACAGGAGCGGTTCGATCCAGTAAAAGTTACGGGTCATCCACGATGCGAAGTTACCCAGCACGGAGAGCAGGCTCATGACGCCCTGCCCAATGGAGGCGAGACCTCGGGCGAACTCGCGGGAATTGAATTTGGCAAGGAAGTCTTTCAACGTGCTCCGGATGACCGGCTCGATGAGTTCGTACCCTTGCATGAAGGATTCCGTAAGCTGGGAGGTCATCTGGTACCACAAGCCTTTGGTCGTGTCCTGCTTGACTTGCGCCAGTTCGGAGGAGATGCCCTGCGACGCCCGGTTCTGGGAAGCAAGCGTCCGAAGCTGCCCGTAGTTGCTGACAAACATCATGGCGGCGTTGCCTCCGATTTTGCCGAAGATGGTCTGCATGTCGGCCATCGTCGCCCCTTTCTTGTTCAGGTCCTCGAAGATGTCGGCCAGCGGGCGCAGCTTTTCCACCTGCTTGCCGTAGATGTCTTCCATGCGGGTGAATTTCACACCCAGACGGTCCAATGCCTCCCGCGCCTCTTTGGTGGGTTTGGCAAAGCGGGTGGCCATAGCTCGCAAAGCCGTACCGGCCATTGTTCCTTTGATACCCATATTGCCGAGCACGCCGATGGCGGCGGATGCTTCCGTAAAATCGACGCCCGACAGACGCAGGTAACCGGCAGCCATCTTGAAGGACTCGGCCATCTCGATGATGTTTACGTTGGAACGCGAGACGGTAGAGGCCAGGATGTCGGCCACCGAGCCCATGCTGGTGTTCTTGATGTTGTAGCCGGTCTGGATGTTGGTGGCAAGGTCGGCAATCTGCGAGATGTCGTTGTCCCCGATGAGCGCGAGGTTCGTAATCGGGCGGATCGATTCGTTGATGGTCTCGATACCCATACCGGCCATACTGAGGAATTTCACCGCACCCGCCACCTCGATGGCCGTAAACTTGGTCTCAACACCGATGCGGCGCACGTACCGGGCCATCCGGTCGAAACGCCCCTCGAAGGTCGCCAGGTCTGAATCGGCAACCCGGAGAATCGAGTGTGCCGACTGCATGATGTTGGAATACTCGACGGCCTCCGTGAATTGTGTGCGAAGGAAGTTGTAGGCCATGTAGGCGTTGAGCATTCCGGCCATCGGGAGGTTCCGCCACGACGGAGCCTTGGAATACTGGATACGGTTGATGGCCGCACGGCGTTTGCTGCCGTACACGGAATCCTCGAAAGCCGCCTGACGGCGCATGGTTGTTACCGCACGGGCTGCGTTGCGCCGCCGCTGGGTATCCTCGGCCTGACGGCGTCGCTTCTCCGCATTGAGTTCCTCGCGGCGGGTGCGCTCGGCAATTTTGCGCAACTCCCGGTCGGTACGCGTACGTTCGCTTTCACGTAAGCGTGCGGCACGCTCGGCGGCACGGATCTCCGACATCTGCCGGAAGGTCTCCACTTGCAAGGCCGCTTTCTCTTTGGCCTGCTGCATGCGCTGACGGTTCATGGCCTCGTCCGCATAGAGACGTTTGTTCAGTCCGGCCTGTTCCTTGTCGGAAAGAACGGCGGCTGCGACTGGGGCATACGGCGGGCGCACGACGGGACCGGCAGGGACGGAGGTCGCGGGAGCTGCCGTATTCAGGTGCAGCGTCATAGTGGCTGCGCCCCGGATATTGCCTAAAAGAATGAGAATTTCCTGCAAGCGTGCCCGGGCCGCGTCGGTCTTGATGTTTACCTCACGCCTTTTCTCTAAATGAGCGAGGGCAGAGTTGATCTTGCCGATGGAACGGGTGACCGTCCGCTGGGTGTCCATGACGCTCTTGACAGCCGAAGCGGCATTCCGTTTCGCCTCGGCCTGCTGCTCGTCCAATTTTTTCTTGCCGACAAGTTTGTTGGTCTGGTTACGGAGCGCACGACCGTCGATTTTCTCGCCGGGATTGATGGTCAGCTTGATGCCCTGCGTCAGTTCTTTGATTTCGGTCAGCAGGTTCTTGACACCTTCCAGTCGCTTTTCCGTTTCGCCGGTTCGGATTTCCAGATCGAAGTTGAAATCCTTCTTCTTGCCGTTCTTTCCCCGGAAGGTCTTTTCCACGGCCTGCATCATCTCGTTGATGTTGGTCACGACCGGTGCAAAACTTATCCGACCCTTGCTCAGCTTCTCGACGGCATTGGCAAAGGCAGTGACCTGCTCGGTTCCCTCCGTGGCATTGACCTTTATATCGTAATAGACTTCGTAATTCTGCGTTTGAGCCATGAATAGCGTGTTTACATCCGTTGAAAGAATAGCCCTTTTCGGGTGCCGGGGACTGAAAAGGAAAGCCCCGCAGTCACAAGGGCTGCGGGGCTTCGGAAAGCGGATCAGGGAGACGGCGGTTGCAAGGTCAGACGGGAGACGAGCACCTGCTGGTGCAGCCACAACGCCTCCTCGGAAAGCATGGCAAACTCTTCGTCCGTGATGCTGTCGAGATGAACACCCGGGAAGTAGTGGCGGATATAGATCAGCCGTTGACGAATCCGCTGGTCGTCACGTACTGCCCAGGTGTCTATCAGTTTACCAGCAGGCTCTGACGGGTGGTGATAATCTCCGAAAGCTGGGACATCAGACCGAAGAGGAACAATGATTCGTTATCCACCAACTCCTTGTCGCCGTCGAGGAAGCAGTCGCGGGCGAGCTGACGCATGGCGTTCACCTCGTCCTTCTTCGATGCCGCCATGAACTTCGAGAACTGCGGGAAGGTCGGCTCGCCCATGTAGGCGACGTAGAACTCCTTCTCGCCGCAGTCCGTGTCGCCGAACACGACCATTGGATAGACCTTGCGGGTTTTCTTTTCGGCCTTCAGCGCGGCCGCCTTCTCCTTAATCTGGGCTTCCTGCTCCAGCGTAAGATTCTTATCTTCCATTTCTGCGTGATATTTGGTTACAAAAAGGAATAGCGGCTTTATCGCTTCAACGGGTGTAATTTCGCAGATAAAATTGTCTATCTACTTGTTTATTCGTATCTTGCAACAGGTTTCGGCATAATACGGAGCCTGTTTATATATAGGATAAAACCTGCTTTTGCGGTCATATTCCGTCAGATAACAACGATATTGATATATAGAGAAATGAAGATACAATACGCAAGCGACCTTCATCTGGAATTTGATGAAAACAGCCGTTTTTTGCAGAAACATCCCCTGGCCGTAACGGGAGATATTCTTGTTCTTGCCGGTGACATCGGATACTTGAGTGATAAATACTGCGAGCGACATCCGTTTTGGGATTGGGCAGCCGACCATTACGAACAAGTAATCGCTATTCCGGGCAATCATGAGTTTTACCGGGGATTCGATATGGCAACAACGGTAGACGGATGGAGTTATGCCCTTCGCCCCAATGTTCGTTATTATAACAATCAGGTCATATCGCTGGGGGTAGAAATTGACTTGATTGTGACACCTCTGTGGGCACAGATTCCGTTCGACAAAGCAGCGGAAACCGTTATGCGTGTGAATGATTTTAGGAATATCCGTTGCGAGAACGACATACTAAGGTGGACCCGCTTCAACGAGGAGCATTTTCGCTGTTTCCGGTTTCTGACCGAGGCCGTAAAACAGAGCAAGGCCAAACACATCGTGGTTATGACACATCACGTCCCCTCATCGCTACTGATGGCTCCTGAATTTCAGGACAGTCCGATCAACGGAGCGTTTATGGTGGACCTGACAGACTATATCGAAGCGAGCCCGATTGAATATTGGATATACGGGCACTCTCACCGAAACATCGACGCAACGATCAGAAACACCAGGTGCCTGTCGAATCAATTAGGATATATCGGTGGTAATGAGCACATTTCATTTGATCCGGCTCGATATATGGAGATAGTCGAGGAATAATCTTTGTACAAATGTACCACTGTATTGAAAATTTGTGGTAACTTTGTACGAAAGATAAAAGAAGACATGGAGTATATTGAGAACATCATACGGAACAATGGAGGCTACATTACTGCGAATCAGGCGAAGGCCGTAAATCGCACAACGTATTACAAGGTACTGGAACTGGTCAGAAACGGAGATTTGGTTCGCATACGCCCAGGTGTGTATCTGTTGCCGGATGAAATGGCTAAAACCATGATTGATGTTGAGATAGTCATTCCGGGAGGCGTTCTATGTATGTACTCTGCATGGTCCCATTATGGACTGACCACCCAAATACCGACTGAGTATTATATTGCCATAGCGCGTAACAGAAAAGTAAGGACACCTGAATATCCTCCCATTACGATATATCGATGGGATGAAGTGGCCTATGAAACCGGAATCACACATACCGTCATAGAAGGGATTACCGTTCCTGTTTATGACATCGAAAAATCGGTCTGTGACGCCATAAAACACCGGAATAAAATCGGTATTGATGTCAGCTCCGAGATACTGAAGAACTACCTGAGCCGCAAAACGCGGGACATCGATAAACTGATGAAATACGCCAAAATTATGCGTGTGGCATCAACAATAAAAAAATATCTGGAAATACAGTTATAAAATATGGGAGAAAAGAATTACGGAAAATCCGTCAGGGCAAAACTCCTGAACATATCCAAAGCGGAAAAGCTGGGTTACCAGCTCATAGTAATCCGTTACATTCAGGAACGCCTGTTGTATCGCTTGTCTCAGAGCCGTTTCCGCGAGAAACTGTTTCTGAAAGGAGGCGCGTTGCTATACGCTCTCGAACAGTTCCGGGCACGTCCGACCTTGGACATAGACTTCCTCGGCGATAAAATCAGCAGGGACAAGGAGTTTGTAAAAATGGCATTCGAGGAGATATGTGCCGTGTCTTGTCCGGAGGACGGGATGACATTCGACACGGAAAGCATCTCAGCCGAAGAGATAACGGTAAACAAGGAATATCATGGCATACGGCTTCATGTTACGGCTCGGCTGGATACCATCCGCCAAGTCATTTCGATGGATATCGGGTTCGGAGATGTGATTACGCCGAAACCCGAAGAACTGGATTATCCGGTATTGCTGAAAGAAACTCCGGCTGTCAATATCATGGCCTATTCATTGGAAACGGTCGTGGCGGAGAAATTTCAGGCTATGATTGATCTGGCGGAAGAAAACAGCCGGATGAAAGACTTTTTTGACGTGTACCGCATTCTGGAAAGCAACAAAGTGAATGAAGAGATGTTGCAACAGGCTATTACCGCCACCTTCTCGAATAGAGAAACCGGATACAAGCCGGATCACATTCTGTTTGCGGAAGAGTTCGTGAAAAGTCCGACACGTATTGCTTTCTGGAAAGGTTTCTTGCGAAAAATCAAATACACGGAAGAACTGTCCTTTGAAACAGTAATGACCGTAATAAAAGAGCGACTACAAGGATATTGGGAAAATTTATAATTCGAAATAATATGGACAATAAAAAATTATCTGAAAAGAAACAAGAATTGATGAAGCCTGATTGGACAGAGAATCTTCATCATGAATTGCAAGAACTACCTTTGCAAGAAGCAAAATGGATTGTAGAAAATATGACTGACTCAGAAATATTTTCTAAAGTAAATAACCGCAGATTTCAGGAGGATTATATTGCCGATTATATAGAGTATCTTTGGACTATTAGTCCAATTGCATATTGGAAGCACATTATTGCGTCATTATCACCCAATATAGGTGCTCTTTGGAGTGATAATATGTCGCATTTTAGAAAAATGTGTACTATTAAGATTCCTGTTGATGTCTTACATGCTGTTTTATCTTTTGCAATATCCCATGATGATAAAAATCGGCAAGATTCAGAAGCTATTGGTTGTGTTATTAAGGCTCAAATTGATAAATTTGGTAGAATAGATGAAATTAAGGCATATATTTCTTCACTACCAGAGAACCAACGAGTTTTTGCGAAAGAGAAAATTTTTGAATATGTAAAACAAGAATGCGGTTATATCTTTTACTGATATGGATAATCATTTTACTATAAATTATCTTCAAGCAATAAAAACTCATCTTCATATCGATTTCAATACAGATAATAGAGCTGTATTCTATCCTGACAAGGTTTGTAATTCAGACTTTATCAATTTGAAAAAGACTTTAGATCAAATATGGAAGGAAACAGAGAGTGCGATTTCTATTTTAAGGACACGAGAGGAAGCCTTTGTCCAGATGGGTTTGTTTGGTTTAGTAGACGATTTGGACTTAGCTGTAAAAGTTGGTTTTTCGTTAGGTGACAGAATTGTATTAGTTGATTACTTATACGAACGGATTTTATCTAAATTGTCTCCTGAACGGATAAATATAACTCATATTGGTTCCATTGCGAGTTCATTAGTCAATCTCTTACCTTTAGCAGAAAAAGGAAGGATCGTAATGATTCCCAATCCTTTTATGTGGCATTCTGATTCAAAGCAGATTATATCAGAAGTCATAAGAAATGGAGCTGATATGACTCCGGAATTATTAAGTCTTTTGAATATGCTATCAATTACAAAATATTGTAATTTACATCCATATACGATAGCAGAATCACCTGAACGGTTCCAAACAATTATCGAACAAGATATCGATTTCTCCGATGCAAGAGGTCTTAGCTCCGGAAAATATGCTTACGATGGGATATTAGGAGCATTATTATCAGAAAAAATAATCAATGAAACAGAATTGAATATTGTGCTGAATACTCCTATCACTCAATATTATGACATAATATCTCAAGAAAAGGATTTTTATAGAGATTATCTCCAGATTTTAACAAATGGAGGAGCTTTATCTGCGTCTAATAATATTGATTCTGTAAGATCATTGATTGTTAAAGCAATAGGTAGAAGAAATGAGCAAGCGAAGCAGAAAATAAAAAAAACTATTGAGATTGGTGGCGGAATAGGTGGCGGAATTATTAGCATTTTAGGAACAATTTCAGTCATATCTGCGCCATTAGCATTGACAGGTGCCTTGCTTAGTTTTGCTCCTTCATTAGTAAGTTTATTAAGTGATAAGACAGAGGCGAAAAATTCTGTTATATCTATATTCAATAAGTTGTTAGAAAATTAAAAGTAACTCTTGAAGAAGTGAAGAAACAAAGAAAAGAGGGAATGCCGACATCGGGAGACATTCTCTCTTTTTTACAGCAACGCTTTCAATTTCTCCTCCAGCACGAATTTGGCAATGGCTCCGACCTGCCGTCCGACCTCCTTGCCGTCCTTGAAGAAAATCACCGTCGGTATGTTCCGGATGGAATACCTTACGGCTATGTCGTTGTTCTCTTCCACGTCACACGCAGCGATAACCGCCTGTTCCTTGTAGGCCTCCGCTAACTCCGCAACCATCGGTGCCAACGCCTTGCACGGGCCGCACCACTCGGCGCCGAAATCGACCATGAGCGGCTTCTCCATAGAGAGCAGCTCATCAAAGTTCTTCTCTGTCGCTTGTATCATAATCATTCGTTATAGGTTATACTCAAAAGGCTGCAAAGATACCGAAATATCCCCGGATCGCAAACACAAAACCGCCCCTTTTCAAAAAGAAGCGGTCCCATGCAAGAGAATGAAAGCTAAATGGTATCCCCATCTCCAATCTGAATATCAAAGGGATTGAGGTCGAACTCGTGCGTAATATTGGTATCGTCCTGCTGGCTCTCCATGCCGTCCTCGCTGAAGATACAGCCTTTCAACGTGACGGTGGTGGTCGTCCAGTCATCGCTGGCCATCGGGTTGGCGAACGAGATGATCAGGTCGAACTCTCCGATGTCCATCAGACTGCCGTAGGTCGAGCGCAGGGTCTGCTGCGTGGCATAGTCCATCGTGATGCTCGCCGTGTAGGAGATGTTTCCGAAACCCCGGCTGACCGGTTTCCCGCCCAGACCGTAGTTGGGCTCGATTTTGCGTTTCTTGCTCCATTTGATACCCGAAACGCCTTCGAGTACGGTGGAGCCTTCCTCGATTCCCAAAGCCGTACTGGCTAAGGTAATCATCGACCAAGAGTATGCGACGTTGTTTATGATTGCCATGTTTACATCTATTTAGCGGTTAGTGATAAGCCTTCCTCGACATAGATTTTCACGGCCACACCGACAGGTACGATGACATAGCTGATGCGCAGCGTATCGTCCACCAGTACGTTCTGGTTGGGGTCAATGGTCACGGCATAGCCGCTGATCTCCTGTGCTGCCTGCATCTTGGCCAATATATCACCGATCAGGGTCTTGAAGGCCGTAATCTTCGAGGGTGCGAGAAAGCCCGTTGCAGGGTTCACCATCAGAGGGCTGTGCAGATACGGTAGCAAGGCTTCGCGCACGGCACGGCGGCTCTTATTTATGGTACGGTTGCGGGCGATGGTACGGTAGTCCCCGTTGGAGCAGGTCTGGTCTTTGGAGATGTAAATGCCATTCTCCCGACCCGAATACTTGATGGGAAAAATGTATCCCTTGTCATCCAGTTCGTCCAGCAATACCGGCGAGAGGGATTCGTACAGGTTGGTCGATACGAATTCGTCCTCGGCATCGAGCGTAAGATCTCCGAACCCGAGCTCAATCTGCTGGAAGTCGTCGGCAAAGAGGTTGAACTGACGTACCCAGGCGATGGACTCGTGAACGCTCGCCTTGGCAAGGGCGCCCATGACAGCACCCAGGAATCCCACCGGCGTATGGTTCGGGTTGCGGGACTGAATCGTCGCGTTCTGGTCGTTCCGCGCCTGCCCGAAGATGACGCTGGTGCGGGACGACTCGCAGATGGCCGACGGGATACGGTTCAGGTCAATGACCTTTGCCTCTTCCGTGTCGCTGCCCGTGTTACCGGGGTTGGCGCACAGCACCACCGACAGGGGTTGGTTCAGCTCGGCCAGTGCCACCGCCTTGTCGTTGATGCCCTTGACGAGGTTCAGGTTGTATTTCTCCTGCTCGCCGTTGAGCTTCCAGAGCGGCTGCTCGGTCCAGATACCCACCTGCGAGATGAGCCCGTCCGCCGCGCGCTGCATCACGTCCAATGCGTCCCAGTTCTGGGAGCAGTCCGCGAACATGACATACAGCCGCCCCGGACCGTCGATGTTGCCGCCCATGCGAAAGAACTCGCGGATATGGTAGGCCGGAATACCGAACAGGAAGTTTTCGTTGGCCTCCTCGTCCGGGTCACACGCGACACGCTCCTGGATGCCGAAGTCCTGCACGGAGGATTTACGGCTGGTGATGCAGATGACATCGCCCGGTGCCACGTTCATCTCGTTGCTTTTCCCGTAACCGGCGGTAAAAAGGTCGGGCTGTCCCGATACGTCGAACAGCAGGCCCGTGATTTTCTCGTTGCTTGCGGATGCGGCATACGGCAGATTGCCGTCCACATCCTTGATGATTACATTACCTAAAGCCATATCGCCTGCATGTTATGATTTGTAATAGGGATTCTTGTAGAGGATGGCCTTGCCCCGGATGGCCGGAGTGGTCTGCGGCGTGTACATGCTGCCGTCGGCATCGATGTAGAGTTCCTTGTAGTCGGGAAATTTCCCGAGAATGGCCAACACCGCAGCCGGAATCTCGGTCGCCGCTTTCGGTGCCTGTTCTTTCTTCGGGTTTTTCTCGGATGCCGTATCTTTCTCCACAGTTGCTGCCGACGGTGCGGCTACCGTCGCATCGGGCTGGGTTGTATCTGTTTCGGGAATGGTCGTTTGAGTCTTTGCCATAGATATTTCGGTATGAAAAAGGGGGATGGAGCATGGTGTCCATCCCCCGCACGGTTATTATTCGGTGATTCGGTAAAGGGTTATGCCGTTTTGGCGTAGGCCGTATGGACGACGATTTCGGCAGGCTTGACGATGTTCACGTCCATCTTCATTCGCATTTGGAAGAAGAAGAGTTCCGAGTTGGATTGCAGGCGGTCCACTTTGAGGACTTCGGCATCGTTGGCGTAATCGACACCCATCCACAGGTTGGAATCCATGCCCGACGTGAAGTTGCCCATGACAATGGTGTGCTCCGGTACGCCCGTGATGGGGATGATGCGCTTACCCTTGAAACGGTAGCGGTTTACCTCGCTGTTCTCGGAGTATTTTACCATCTTGTCGGTGATATACTGGTCGTAGGCGTCCCACGCTTCCCAGCCCATGACGATGCTCAGGCCCGACCGCTTGCGGATCTGCTTGGGGCATTTCTTCCACATCGAGTAGAGGGCCGCCTCGACCGCAGCACCGTCCTTGAGCTCTGTCGTACCGGAGACGATGCACTGGCCGCCTGCGACGGTCTGGGCATCGGTGGCGTTCACGTTGTCGATGATGCGCTTGACGACCCCGTCGAAGTATTTCTCCTTGCCGGCTCCGATCTGCACGGCACCGGCGGGAGCCGTGATGCCTGCGGCGGCCGCACCGCCCTTGGCCGAGGTCCAGATGGCATTGCCGATGAACTCGTTTTTCTTGTCCATCAGAAGGCGCAGCATCGTGGCCTGCAACTTGGGGTCGAGCTCGCGGAAGACGAGGTTGCCCGTCGGCTGCGCGAATTTCCAGTACGCCTCGAAGTCGCGCGGATTGAATTCGAGGTAAACCATGAACTCGGCGGGTTCGAGATGGCGTTCCGTGAACTGGTATTCGTTCTCGCCGTTTTCGCCTTTGGCTCCGTGCGAGCTCTGGGGCGTGGGCACGTTGTCCTGAATGATGTCTCCCAACCGGATGGCCGGCAAGGTGTACTTGTGCTGGATGCCGGACTTGATGTGTATCAGCCCCTCACGGTAGGTGTCGTTGCCCTGCGCCGTGTAGGTGAGCAGGTCCTCCAATACCTCTCCGGCATAGCCGTTCTGTAAGAAAGTTACTGTATCTGCCATTGTGTTAGTGATTTTCTGGGTTAGAATCTCGGCCGCGAACAGGGAGCATCGACTCAAAGCGGTAAACCACTTCCGGCAAATCAGTTTATGTGTATCAAGGTGGCGGGATGGTACGTCTCCCACCGGACGGGGTTATTGCAGTTTCTTGAACTGGAAGTCTTTGCCTACGACGGCTTCGACCTGCTCGGCGATTTTCTGTCCGGCACTCTTCAAGGCATCGGCTGCCGCTTTGGCGTTGTCGGGGTCGGTGGCAATCTGCTCGCTGATTTTCTCGCGGGCGGGAATCGAACCGATGGTGTCCTGCACCAACTGGAAGTTCGTGGCGGCCATCTCTTTCCAGCCGGGCACCGCGTCCGCCTCTATCTTGCCTTCGTCCACGGCTTTCTGCAAGAAGTTCTCAATGGCGCTTGCCTTGGCGTCGGCCTCTTTCTGCTCATAGACCTGCAACCGGGCGGTTACGCTGTCGAGGTCTTTCTGGAGATTGCCGATGGCGGCGTCCTTACCCGCGATGACGGTCTTGGCATCGCTCAGTGCTTTGTTCGCCTCGGCCAGCCGGGCTTCCACACCGGTCAGCTCCGAGATGCGGGAGAGCACGTCCTTGACCTCGTTCTTCTCCTGCATGCCGAGCGAGGCGATCACTGCGCTGTATTCCGGGGATAATGTTTTCTCTTCGTTCATGGGTCTCTGATTAAGTTTCGTATTAAGAATAGTGGTTTTCTCGCCCGACGGGTGATTTTCATCCTCGGGCGGTGTGATGCGGTTCATGACTGCCTGTATGGCCGCCGCATCCGTGATGCCCGACAGGTCGGCACGCACCTTGTCCCGGAGCTGCTTGCTGGTCCTCAGTACATGGCTTTCGGGAATGATGCCCGCTTTCACGGCTGCCGCCGCATCGAAGAATGTCCCGTCCTGCCCGGCAGCGCCGTCCATGATGGCCCGGACTTTCTCGTGGCTTAACCCGAACCGTTTGCGGTAGATGGTCTCGATTTGTGCCGTGAAGGCTTTGACCAGCTCGGACGGTTCCCCATCGTTTTCGTCGGGAAGGAACGGATTGTGAATCATCAGTATCCCGTAATCCCGCATGAACGACTTGTCCCCGGCAGCCCAGATAACGGAGCCCATCGAAGCGGCCATGCCTTCGATGACGCATTCGGTAGGCACCGAGGCGTTCTGGATGGCGGCATAGACCGTCATGCCGTGCAGCACCGAACCGCCCTCCGAGTTGATGAGCACCCGGATGAGGGACGGACGCACGATGTTCTCCAAAAAGTCGAACGCCTCGCTGAAACGCCCCGCGCTCTCTTCCGTAATGCGGCCGAAGAAGCGGATGGAGGCCGGACGCCCTGCGCCCGACTGACAGACGATATGTTCAAAAGTTTCCGTGTTCATCTTTTCCTTTGGGTAAGAATAGCTTCGCTCGCATAAAATGGTTTATAATCCGTCTCCGGAGCCATCCGGAACATCCCCGGCAGGCTTTTCCTCTTCGGGTTCTTTTTCATCCTCCTCCGGCAGGTCCGGCACATCGACCGAGGGCTGGAATCCCGTAACCTTTTCGTAAACCGGTTCGGCATGGTGCCCGTGTCCCGCCGTGTCGTGCTGCGGCGCATCGGCATGTTGCGTGAAAGGCGGCATGACCAAGTAGCGCTCGACCCAGTTGCGGTACTTCCATGCTGACGATTCCCGGAACCAGACCTCGTAATCCACCCAGTACGCCTGCAACATATTGGTGGTAACAGGCATGTCGAAGTAAAGGAGGTTGCAGCGTTCCGTGAGTGCCGGTTCATGGCTTTTGGCATCCTGAATGGCGACGTTCAACCGTTGGAAAACGATGAACGGGTCGCATTCCCGTTCCGGGTCGGTATGGTTGAGCGTATTGAGGATGAAGCGGATGCGCATGGTGGCGCGGCCCTCGCCGATACGTTGCTGCTGCACGAGGTAGCGCACGTTCACGAAGCGGATGAAGATGGCCGGGAAGGCGATTTCCATTTCCAGGTTCTCGCTGCGCACGATACGGGAAAACTGTCCCGTGTCAATCATGATTGTTCTGAAGAACGATGGACTTTGCGGGTCCTCCGGATTCTCCCTGAGCGTGAGGATGGCCCGCCGGACGGCCTGATACATGTTCACGAACGGATTCTCCGAGACCGATTCCGGCACGGCGACCGCAGGTCGTTCCGCTTCCGGAGCGGAACCGTTTACGGGTGGATTATGTGGTTTCTTGTCTCTGATCATGGGTTCGGAAAGGGAAATCCCCGGAACAAGATGGGGATAAACAGTTGATTGACGGTATGGTTCAGTTTCGGGCTAATGCCGATAAACTGCCGGTGCTCGGGTCGCCGACGGCTGTACTGATTGACGGTATAGAGCCCCAAAGCCGGGTCGGTGTTGTGCACGGCTGCGTAACTTTGGGAAGCGCCGCGCTTCCCATGCTGGTGATAATTGCTTGCCTTGGTCCAGATGGCATAACGAGCCCCACGGCGGAAAATCTTTTTCCGTTCGCCATACGCACGCTGGGTAAGGTTGGTGCGGTCCATGCGCTCCGCCTCCCCGAAAATAGAGCGGGACAAATTACCGGTATCGTTCATTACGGGATGCGTGAAACGGCGTCCCCAGCGGGATTTACGCTCCGGCCACAGCTTGCCGCTGCCATACAATCCGCCTTCGGCAAAGCTGGTGCGGAAACGGCTCTTGGAGTATTCGCCGGCCATTGTCACGAAGTCGTGGGTGTTGAACTCCATCTTGTTGGGCAGATAACGGCCGTTGCCTTTCGGAGCCCACTGCTCGCAGAATTGTTCAAGGGTGATTCTCATGGCTACGGGTTGGTGTCGGTTTGTTTCACGCCTCGGGGATGACCGTAACGTTTGTAGTATTCCTCGTCCGACATGATGCCACGGTCCGACGAGCTACCGCCGGGCACAGCACCGCCTCCGCAGCCCATGCCGGGTATCACGTTGAGCTGCTTGCCTACGATGATGCCGAACTCTTTCTCGATTTCGTCCGCCGCCACCTCGTACTTGTCCGTGATGAGCGAGTAGAGCTTGATGCGGTCTTCGTTATTCATGTCGATGCGGTTGGAATACTTGAATTCCAACCCGGCAGGGATATAGCCCATCGCCACAAGACGGGGGACAATCTGCTCGTTCATCACGTTCTCGATGTAGCGGCGGTACACCTCGATGCGGTCGCGGAAGATGTCCTGATGCGCCTTGGTGGAGCCGACATACGACTGCATGCCTCCGGCCATCGATTCGGAGCCGAGAATGAGGTTCGAGACCTCCTTGTTGGCGAACTGAATTAGTCCGGTATATATCTTCTCGCTGTTTGACATGGTGAAGGTCTTGATGTCCACTTCGTCCTCCAATCCCGTTACGATGATTTTATTTTGAGCTGCATTGGAGATGTCTTGCGCCAGACGCTTGCGATCCATGTTGTTTTCGCTGACGGTCTTTCCGTGAATAATCGGCTGACCGTATGAATGGCTGAAATTCAAGTAGTTCGCAATCGTAAACTTTTTGGCGAGGATAAGTGGCGTCGTGGCCGAGAAGAGTCCCAAATATCTCCCGTCTTGATGAGCACATAACGCTTCCGGTAGGCGGCCGAGCGGATGTCCCAGTGCGGCAGCCACAACCCCTGCCGCTTGACGACGATGCCCTGTTCGGGCAGGACGTTGCGACGCTCGATGCTGTTCACTTCTTTCAGGCGACCCGTATCGGGGTCGATGTCCGGCATGATTTCCAAAAGCGTATAACCGTAGAGTTTGGCTTCGATGATGCCACGGATGATTTTATCGAATTGCGAGCCCTGTATCTTCTGGCTCTCTTTCACATCCTTGACGTATTTGCCCTTGTCGTTCAGACGGGCGAGCATATAGCGGTCACCGAGTATCTGGCTTTCGAGCGTCTCGATGACCGCACGGATGTGCGCATCCTGTTGCAGACACGCATCGTACAGGTCGATCAGACGCGCCCGGTCGTCGAGGATGGTTCCCAGCAGCATGTTCGAGCGCACCGAGCGGTAGCGGTTGTGCCGTTCGATTTCCCGTACGTATTCCTGAATTGTTTTTTTTGACGTGTGGAATATGCTTTCGAGCAACTCGTGGTTAAAAGTACCTTCTTCCTGCATTTTTTCGGGTTTCAAAAAGAATAGTTCGAACCCGAAAAAATGGGTTATCCGCACCCTTCCGACCATACGAACAAATTACCTCCAATATGTTCGGTTTACCATACAAAATAGGCGGATGAATACTTATAGTTTTTTTGCTTGTTTTTGCGCTGTTTTGTTGTTTGTAAATCGCTATAAATGAATTACTAACAAGAAAATTTATCGGCAAATTTATAGCCAAAATCGAGCCGAAAAGTATATATTTTCCTTCAAAATTCAATATTTTGAGAAAATGAAAGCAATAGAAAATCATCAAGGGTTCAGACTTCGGTTCGGCGAGTTTCCGGATTTGCTGTTTACCGTTACCGACGCCCGAACTTATTTTGACATGACACATTTCCTGCAATCCATGAAACTGGAACCGGAAGAGAAGATTACTGAATTCACCGAAGGGTTCGCCCTTTGGATAGAGCATTTGGGTAAGATGTACGGCATACAGCCGGACGAACGCCTTGCCGTGGATGCCGCGTCGGGACACTTTCTGGCGGAAGAATCCTTTGCCTTGCCGTTCCTCTGCTGTGCCGACCCCGTATTCGGCGTGTACCTGCTGGAAAGCATGTCTCAGATGATGCTGGTCGGCATCGTGTGTTCCGACTCCTACATCCTCATGCAGGCGCAGCAGCGGTTTACCGCAGAAGAACTGAATCCCACCTCAAACCCTCATGAGCAATGAAAATGAAAGGCCCTTTTTTACCCTCGAAGCAGTTGCTGGTCTTCAACGGCGCGTATGTACTCATCGCCGTGGTGCGCTCGCTGCACAGCGCGGCGGATTTTTCAGGCATCAACCTCCAAAGCATATCGTTCTCCTGCACCGGGAAGTATGTAGCCACCGGAGGCTTCTATTTCCGACACGCGCACCCCGATGTGCAAATCGACCTGTCGGACCTCGACAACCTGACATTGCAGGAGTACGACCGCCTATGCGGTGTGGAGCGCCGCTATTTCACGGTGCGTGAGATGGCCCACAAGCGTCAGGCGTATGACCAGCGGCGCAAGGAGTTCCGGAAGTTCTGTAAACAACGTGATTTAGAAGAGAAAAAGAATGAAAAATAATACAAGATGAAAAGCAATGCGATACTATGTGAAGAGTACCCGGTCAGGGTGCTGTTCAACGATGACAAAACCTTGGCATGGGTGAACCTGCATGACCTCTGCAAAGTATTGGGGCGCGAGGAGATGCTGACCGACAAGGCGGCTATCCGCCAGTTGCCCTCCAGTATTCAGATTCCGTTCCGCAAGAAAGGACGCGAGATGTGGGCCATCAGCCCTTACGACGTCTATAAGCTGATCCGGCCTATGCGGCGCGAAAACTCCATCGCGGCAAAGAAGTGCGCCGCAGTGGAGACGTGGCTGAACGAACTGCTCGAAGACGCGGCCATACAGTCTGCCAGAGCGACGCAACCCGCGCAGCAGGAAGATGTGGTGTTCAGTTATCAAGACCATCCGATTTCTTTCCGTGCCGCGAACAACAAGATGATGATAAACGCCACACAGATGGCCCGCAGCTTCGGCGTGTTGCCGGCAGAGATACTGCGCAAGGCGGATTTTGTCCGCTATCGCCAGCATCTGGTTGAGAAGGGCATCTCGGAAAGTCTCGACAGTCAGATTTTCACCACGCGCGGCCGTAACAACGGAGCCACGTGGATTGATGAAGAGCTGGCGATGGAGTTCGCCCGCCAGTTGTCGCCGGAGTTCTCGCAATGGTGCAACACGAAAATCAACGAACTGATGACACGGGGGTATGCCACGCTGGAATCACGGTCCGAAAGCGGTATGGGCACTACCGAAAACCTTCCCGTGCCGCAAAGCCTCGACGAGGCTCAGCAGTTGATTGTCGCCCAACGCCACGAAATACACCTGCAACAGGAACGAATCGACGCCGATTCCTACAAGGTGGAGTTTTACGATAACCTGATAGAGGGACGGGATTTCTACTCGACGACATGGCTTGCGCAGGAACTGAACACGACGCCCCGGCAGTTGCACCAGTTCCTCGCGGAGAAAGGCATCTGCAAATTCTCTAAAAATCAGTGGGTGGCGTTCATGCCATACCGGAGCTGGCAAATAGACATGCCGTATTACTGGAACAACCTGCGCACCGGCAAGTGCCATGCCGCCGGGACACGGAAGCGGTGGAGCAAAATCGGCCGTGACCAGATTCTCGAACTATGGAACAGGGAGCCGCCTAAACGCCCTGAACTACCGTCAGGACGCCGCCGGGTGGAAAATCCGTACAGCCACCTGACGGAAGGCGCGGACTATTTTACACCCACGCAACTCGCCCGTGAAATCGGCATCTCTGCCAGCCGCATGAGTAAATTTCTGGAAGATAGCGGCATTTGCCGGTTCGTGAAAAAGCAATGGGCCGTCCTGCCGGAATACCGGGAGTGGCAAATCGACGTGCCGTACTATTGGACGAATCCCAAAACGCAAAAACGATGGGCGTTCGGTACCCGGAAACGGTGGACACTGCTCGGACGGGAGAAAATCATCGAATTGTGGAACAACGGCAATGCCGGAAAAGAAACGGAGGTAATAGAATGAGCAAGGAACTGATCGACAAGATTTCAAGAGCCACGGGACGCTATCCCGTGAGTTGCGACTGTCCCCGTTGCCGGAGACAATGCCTGACGCCCTGTCTGGGCACGCCGGAGGACATCTGGCGGCTGATAGAGGCCGGATACGAAGAAAGATTGCGGATTACATTTTGGGCTGTCGGTATGCTGGTCGGAGCCATCCCGTTCCCGATACTGATGGTGCAGGCGCATCAGACGGAGCACGGCTGCATATTCTGGAAAAACGGGCTGTGCGAACTGCATGGCCAAGGGCTCAAACCGACGGAGGGTTGCTTGTCGTATCATGTCCTTACGGAAGAGAACCTCAATTTCGAGAAATCGCTGACGTGGAACGTAGCCAAAGAATGGATCAACACGGAAAACATTTCTTTCATCGCCCGCATTCTGCAACGCATCGTAAAATGAAAGCCGTATGAAACACAAAGGGAAAAGCAACAGTACATTCCGGCATCCGAAACAGGTGCTACTGTTCGGACACACGCGCATACTGGTTGCCATCTTCAAGTCGATGCAGTCGTGCGCCGAAATCACCGGAACATCCGTCAAGACGGTTAGCCGGGCCTGCAAAGGCGAATATGCGCAGGCGGCGGGATTCTATTTCCGGCGGTTACATCCGGACGTGGAGATTGAAATGGCAGACCTCGACACGCTTCCTCTGGAGGAGTACGACCGGCTCTGCGGCGAGGTGCGCCGCTACCTACCCAAGGAGCAGGTAAAGGCTTTCAGGGAGAAGTTCGAGCAAACCTACAGGCATAGAAAAAGACTCGATGGAGGCTGACCGATAACTATTTCCGGTTCTATAAATACAGAAAAGTAAGATGCAGTAATATATTATATATACTATACTACTATCTTACTTTTCTTTTTATCTACTGAAAGAAAAACATAGCGAACCCCTTTAGGGGTGAGCATTAAAGGGTATAAATAAACACTGGAGCGTAGCGGAAGTGCTTTATTTATACCCTCCACCTTGCTTCTTCTTTAGAAGAAGATAGAGAATACCGATACAGAAATCCAAAAGAGTTATTTCTCGGCAACTTAAATCTATCTCTTGAATTTCAAGTAATTGATTCAATATAATCACAAATGGTTTCTATGTCATTTTGCAATTCGTCTGGAGTATCTACATAGCGATTCTCATGTTTTTCTCTAATATCGTAAGATACTGGTACGTCAAAACTTCCAGTTTGATTAAACTCATCCGCCAATAGTTTCCAATGTACCGTTATTTTCTCCGTTGGATAAACAGGTTTTACAAATATTGGTTTAGTCGCAATATTATTACTACCTACCAGCAAGTCTCTGCCTTTCAAAAGTACGTTTTTTTCTTCCTCATCGATGTAGGTTGATGATGGATGGGGAATTTCAACTCCAAACACACTATTCATCTTCTTATTATTGCTTCGGATTTCAGTTACGTCATTTCCGAAGTAAAATGTTATTTCAAAACATTTTAACGAAGGTATTCCGATATTTTCCAAATAAAACTGAATAGGATAGAAACTTTTATTTATCTCGCCTCGAACTATTTGAACAGAAGTGGCTTGAACTACATTGCGGTTAATATTTTGGAAATCTGCAATAGCAATTTGAAATGGCGACATCCCTAATAAAGGGTTGTTTGCCAATGATTTTGGTTGCTCCTTTAATTTGTATGAAATTCTTTTTTCTTCAAATGTAGGAGATAACATCTCTACATTTCCCTCGAAAAAATATCCGACTTCTACCTTATATTGAACTTTTTGTAATAATTCTAACTTTGCTTTTAGTAAATCATTTATCAACCAAATAGCAAAAGGAATATTTATGATAGCTAAAATTATGACTATAATCCAGTTATATTCACCTTGCGTCACCTCAATCCCCCATGAATGTTTTCCGGAAGTAACATTATATGTTATTTTGAGAGCACTGAACCCAACCAAAACTAATGTGTCCAGTGTTATGAAAGCCCTAAATGGTCTTGTTTTCCAATAGATTGAAAACAAAGATTTTATGAAGTCAAGAATTTTATCAATCATTGTTATATAATTCAATTTATCCCTTTAACGGATAACGGGACAGTTGTTCCTTCCGTTTCTCCTGTAACTGTAAGGCAAGTTCTCTTATACTCGCTTCATCCGTGGAATAATTACCGGATCTGGCCCGCTTTATATCTCTCCGTCGTCCCTTATCCGTTGTCCTACAAACCTTCCAGAACTCTTTCAGGTAATAATACACGCTCTCTTCAGAACGGGAAACAGGACCGACACCCAGTTCGTTCAAAAGATACCTCCGGAGTTCCTCCATCGGTTCCCGATACCGGGAATAGTTCCCGTTATTGAAATACTTCGCACCTTTGGTCTTGCCTTGCTCGATAGTCCTGCATACCTCCCAGAACTCGTCCAGGTAGTAGTAGCCTTTTCCTGCCGGAGCCAGATAATTGACCGGCTCGATCCGCTTGTAAAACCCGTTCCAAAGGACACCGGCCTTTTCCAGCTCTTTCGCCAGTTCCTCACGCTGTCCCACGTTGATAGGCTCCAACTGGTAATCTTCTGCCGGGCCGACAACCTCCCGCAGCGAATAACGCACCGGACCGTCTTCCAGTTTCATACAGTACATGACAATCCGTCCCTTGGCATCGATTTCCCGAAACACACCGTAACCGATTTTCTGACCCAATACGCTGATTTGGTACTGGACATTCTCTTTGGGTGTTTCGCGCGGTCTGAGTCTGTTGCGCCACCGGTTCCAGACCAGCCCTTCCCTGTAAAGAGCCCGTTGCAGGCGGAGAACCGTCTCCTTGTCGGCGATTTCCAACGAGGTATAGTCGAAACATCCGGAAGCAACGTCCAGTTCATCACCTCTGATCGAGACGTACAGGCACACGGATTGATTTACGCCCACTGTTTCGACAATCCCTGAAATCCCTTGCCCCACAAGGTTCACGACATCACCGCGTCGGGGCGTATCCGTCTCGAACCATTGTCGGAACTCTTCGTATGTTACAGGCAACCGTTTGTCGGGTGTCGCGTCGATAGAGACGACAAAGCGTCGCTGGGCACAAAACTGCGCTATGGCCAGTTCATGTGTCTCATTCTTCGGTCTGTAACATCGGAAGAAATCATGGATTGCCGACTTGCTTTTACTCATCCGGTATTTGCATCTATAAATTATATACAGGTTTACTTTAGGCAAAGATAAAGATTATCGGGGAAATGCGGGCTTAAATTATCAATTTTCTTTTTAGGGAAACCTAATAAAAGTTTCGACAAAAAATTCGATAATTCATTAGCGCACAAATTTCTATGCAAGACTGTATATGCGACCGTCTGCTTTAATGCCCCATTTTGGAATGTTTTAATAAACAAGATTCTCCGCATAACCGTGTCTGCCATAATATGAAATGACAATCGTCAAGAGGATCCGATAATGCAAAGCCGGCGGGTAAATGGATTCTTGCAAAGTCTGTCTATGACCGGACGGCTTCTCCCGCTACAAATCCTGTTCTGTTTTGAACGAATAATCCCCCGAAACTGTGCCAAACTTTGAACAAAAAAGTCAGAGCCAAAAACGGGACTTGAAAATCAGGCCGTAGGGCGCGTATCGAATCCGCACTGGGGGTAGTACCCACCCCGTTCTTTTCAAAAATTATTAGTGTATTGTTATTCAGTGTCTTAACTCCTTCACTTTGTAGAAAAGTGAAACTAAAAGTCTATAAATAGACCTTTGTTTCTTTCGGATTGAAAGCAAAATTTTTTTTCGCCCTTGTTTTTAGACGGTTATCAACTAACAAATAATTGACTATCAATATATATAGTTTTTCTTTCAGTCCATTTTTGAACGTTGAACCCTATATTTTTTTGAAAAAAATCGCAGAATTTGCAATTATCTTAGAATTAAACGGTTATTCGGGTTGCATGGAAATTGGGTAACGAGATAGCAACCGTTCGTATTTCTGAGTTCTTCATTGATATGCTTCAATGTGATAACTCTTGATGGAACAAAGGTACAAAAAGAAATGCAGACGAAAAGATAATGATGATAATTTTCTTTCGTCTGTGTTCATTTTTAGCGCATCGACAGTACAAATTGAAATTTTTATCGGTTCAGCAGTATGAACAATGAGTAAAATTCGCTATCTTTGCCAAATAATGTCAAGACAAAAATAAGTAATATGCTGTTTACGGAGAAAATAAAAGAGCTACGCATTCAAAATCAGATGCCACAAAGACAGATTGCGGCTGCTCTTGATATAGACACTGCAACATATTGTAAGATAGAAAAGGGTGAACGCAGAGCCAAGAAAGAACAAGTCGCAATATTGTCGGAGATGTTTCATGTAGAAATGACAGACCTCCTTACATTATGGCTTGCCGATAAGGTAACTGATATGGTATCTGATGAACATATTGTTGCATCGGAAGCTCTGTCAATGGCTGCTGAAAATTTAAGAAGAATAGGTTAATATGGCAAAAGTAAAATTATACCCAGAGTTGGAAGTCCCCGAAATGCTATTAGCAGATCGGCGTTCTGCATATGGATTGAGGACTTATGTCAGCCTATTCAGTAGTGCAGGAGTTGGTTGCTACGGTTTCAAGGAGGAGGGCTTCTATTGTGTCGCCACAGTAGAGTTGTTGGAACGCAGATTGAAAATTCAGAAATTCAATCAAAAATGCGTTTATAACAGCGGATATATTTGTGGCGATATGACTACGCAAGAAACGAAAGATAAAGTTTTTGCGGAGTTAGCAATGTGGGAAAGAGGTTTTAATCTAACAGATTTGGATGTGTTGATTGCAACGCCTCCTTGTCAGGGTATGTCTGTTGCTAACCACAAGAAGAAAGATGAGTTAAAACGCAACTCGTTGGTTGTTGAGTCTATAAAAATGACACAACAGATTAAGCCTAAGTTCTTTATATTTGAGAATGTTAGAGCTTTCCTTACATCTGTATGTACCGATGTTGATGGTCAAGACAAGTCAATTAAAGATGCTATTGAGGCTAACTTGTCGGGAGCATACAATATCCTATATCAAGTTGTAAACTTCAAGGATTATGGTAATCCATCAAGTCGAACAAGAACATTGGTCATCGGTGTTCGTAAAGACTTGAAAGAGGTTACTCCATATGATATTTCCCCTGACAAGCAACCAGAGCGAACATTAAGACAGATTATCGGTCATTTGCCATCGTTAAAGAAGATGGGTGAAATTTCCGAAGATGATATTTATCATAACTTTCGGAAATATTCGCCTCGTATGGAATCTTGGATTGCGGATATTAAGGAGGGCCAATCGGCATTTGACAATACCGATATTACAAAGATACCGCATAGTGTAAAGAATGGTGTTATTGTGTACAACGCCCGTAAGAATGGCGACAAATATACTCGTCAGTATTGGGATAAGGTAGCACCTTGTATTCACACTCGTAACGATATTATGGCAAGTCAGAATACTGTTCATCCTGTTGATAACAGAGTGTTCAGTATTAGGGAGGTTATGCTTATGATGTCTGTTCCTTCATCTTTTAACTGGAGCGACATTCCTTTTGATGAGTTAAACAGAATGTCATTAAAAGAGAAAGAAGCATTCTTGAAAAAAGAGGAAATGAACATACGCCAAAACTTGGGCGAGGCGGTACCAACCGTTATATTCAAACAGATTGCAGCTAAGGTTCGTAAAATATTATGCAAGCCAACTTTGTCTGAACAGGATATAAAGGTATTGATAGACAAAAAGAATTTGGCTACACATTCTTGTTTGGTGGACTATATTAGAGGCAATAGCCATTATGACTTTGCTAAATTGTCTAAAATTGCGGAGTTGGCAAATGCCCAAAGAGAAGACAATGCGGCTTATTATACTAGACAGGATATATGCTACACCATTGTCAAGAGTTTGCCTGATGCAAAGAACTATACGGAGCTAAATATTTTAGAGCCATCAATTGGTGTGGGTAATTTCTTGCCTGCCCTTATCTTGAAGTATGCTGGCGTGCAGTCTGTTAATATTGACGTGGTAGATATTGATGCAAACAGTTTAGAAATATTGAAAGAGCTGGTTGCAAAGATTGATGTGCCTAACAATATCCACATCAATTACATCAATGCTGATTTCTTGTTGCATAACTTCGACAAGAAGTATGATATTGTTGTCGGAAACCCTCCATACAAGAAGCTAACAAAAGAGAAACAGTTGCTGGCAAAATACAAGATTGAGGCATCCAACAAGGATACTAATAATATCTTCTCATTCTTCATTGAGAAAGCAATGAGAATTGGCAATGTTGTATCATTGATAGTCCCCAAGAGCCTAATAAATGCTCCTGAGTTTGATGCAACACGTACACTTATGAAAGAGAAAAATATCTCTCGCATAATTGACTTCGGAGAAAAAGGATTCAAGGGAGTAAAGATAGAAACCATCTGTTTTATTCTTGACACCCAAAAGAAGCCTCAGAATACATTTGTAGAGTCATATATTACTGATGAGGTTAAATGTCATCAGCAAGCATATCTAACAGACGATAGATTCCCTTATTGGATAATTTATCGCAATGAGGCTTTTGATGAGGTGGCAGACAAAATGGAGTTTAATGTATTCAAAGCGTATAGAGACAGAGTTATCACTAAGGCTATTACAAAGGATAATGGCAAAATTAGGGTGCTAAAATCTCGAAATATTGGCAATAATGAGATTGTCAATATCCCTGATTATGATTGTTACATTGATAGTATTGAGGGATTGGATGTTGCAAAATACCTTAATCAGGCAAATTGTGTATTGCTCCCTAATCTAACATATAATCCTCGTGCGTGCTTCTTGCCAAAAGGATGTATTGCTGACGGCTCTGTTGCAATCCTTACATTGGCAAAAGACGATGATATCGTAACAAATGAGGATTTGGCATTTTACGCTACTGATAGTTTTACGAAATTTTATGCGATTGCCCGTAATTTAGGCACACGCTCACTTAACATTGATAATAACTCTGTTTTCTTTTTTGGAAAACTCAAACAGCAAAGGATATGAGAAATGTAATTAACGAATATCTTAGCCAATTTGATTTGGATGTACGCAAATCGCACGACGCGAGATTTGTGGATCAGAAGTGTACTCCAGACATAGTATGCTTTATGGCAGATTGTGTTATGAATATGGTTGCTACAAAGCCTGTATTTGTGATAAATGATGTATGGGAAACGCAGTATTTCATTCAGAATACAAGAGTTATTTTCAATAAGCCGTGGGCTAATGACAAGAAAGCCTATAACGAATACAATAAGGTGCTTTCTCAACCCTTAAAGCTTCTTGCATATGCTCATATCCTTAATGTTGAAATGGTAGATGGTGCATTGACATTTTCAGTTGCCAATGAAGATTTATTGGACTATATTTCACGCAAGGATAGAAACGCGTACAACTTCTTGTACTGCTACTTTATGAAAGTAATGTCGGATAGTGGCTTTATGAAATACTTTGAAGAGTATGCAAAAGAAAGCGTTGCAAATCCTGTGGCTGCGAGGGATGAAATCTACGAGCGATATTACCGCCTAATCAATGGTAATACTCCATCGCACTCTCGTTTGGATATTAGGCGTATGTTCCACAAAGTATTCAATGTGTATGCAGCCGAACATCATCTACACGGAAGCAATGGTAAGATTACTTACTATTCAGATTTGATGTACAACAAGAAAAACTGGCGGGATATGGATAAAGATAAAACTGTAACTCGTCAAGAGGCTATGACACCTGAAAAGATTGAGAAACAAGAGGCAATCAACACTTACTATGTTCAGAAAGCAATTGCATTGATTAGAAAGATTCATACAGTAAGTGAGGTAAATGATAGTTGGGGCAATGGTGAGGCAACACAGGTGCATCACATATTCCCAAAATCACAATTTCCTCAGATTGCACATTATGTTGAAAATTTGATATTGCTCACAGCAACTCAACATAACACAAAGGCTCATCCAAATAATAAGACCCAACAGGTCAATAAAGATTATCAGTTGGTTTGCCTTTTGGCTAAAGCGGATAGCATAGAGAACTCTTTATTGCGATATGGGGAGAAGTATTATCGTAAAGAGTCATTTGTGTATGTGATAAACACAGGATTAACCGCTGAGTTTAGTACAGGATTGTCATTCAATGATATAAAGACAAAATTGGTTCAAATTTATAATGTAGCATAATATGTATAGACAAAGTTTTGGTTCAATAGGACAAGTTCAGTTTGCAGATGAACACGAATATTATAGATTATTAGGATATCTTGCAAAGTCAGATGGAAGTACCGAGTTAGCATGGGAACATAATGAACAACAAGGTGCCTGGGGAAGTGAAGGGCGAATCAAGTTTAGAAGCCCTAAGCCAAATAATATTGGCACATTGAAACTAACTGCAGGAGTTGGAAATGTTTTATATCGTGTTAATTGTAATAGTTTCGTGGAAAATTTGTACACAGACCATCACTATGTACGAGGCACTAGACAAAATATACCACAGATATTAGCAACTGTACCTCCTCAATTCATAAATGATTTTAACGATGGCTTAAATTTGTAATGTGACATACAATGGCGGAAAAAGAAACCAAAGAAAAATCATACAACATAAAAGTTCCAGTATATACGACAACTATGCTGGATCAAACAGTTGGGCTATTTGAAAATGTATCATATAATGACATGATACAAATGATAAAAGGTAAACTTTCAAAGTTTTCCACACCTATAAGCTCTTCAAATAGGAACAAAACGAAGCAAACGGTGATAAATGGCATAACATGTCACGACATTACAATCGAAGATGTACCAGCATTGCTTTTGCAAATATCAGCATTTAACACCAATATGTATGATGGTTATTTTGAAGCCAATGAAAAGATACAAATAACAAAAGACAATAAAATTGGTAGTGATACAAACTATGTTCTTTTATATCCACGAATAAAAGGATTAAGTGCTGAAACATATACATGCTACTTCCTTTTATTAGTATATGAAGATCCAACAAAAGACAATGGTGAAGTTTGCAGATTAGCAAAGATTGTCGTTAATAAGATACTTGAGATTCCAATTCAAAACATTAAAATGCCGATGATATTTGATGAGTTGAAAGATATTTCAACAATCCCTGAACTACAGATCAAATATCGAAGTATCTCTGATGCTGAAAATGATGTTGATGTCAAGTATAGAGAATATTTGTGTACACAAAAACTTGAAAAGAAAAAAGATAGGGTATTTAAAAATATACCTCGTGAAACGATGGTAGAATTATTGGCTGATAAAACTGACGATGAAGACTATCAACAAAAAGAGACTCGAATCGTTATAGGAAAGAAAGAATATAGAATTAAACGTGAGCTGATTAACGAGGCAAGTGAAGAATTAAAGGAAACGGCCGAAAAAATCTTTAATGCAACTTCTGCTATCTCTCAAACCGAACTTGACACAAAAGTTCATGATTCAGATTTCATAGTAGAGAAACTTAGTGCTGTATTGACTAATTATTTAAGTAATGAATGAGTATACTATTTGTGTAGAATTTATGCAAGATTGCTTTTCAGATTTATGGACGTTGTATTTAACGCTCATAGGTATTTTGCTGTCAATTCTTACATTGCTATATTCATTCATTATAAGTAAAAAAGATGAATTGAAGCTAATTGCAGAGCAAATAAAATTAGGTGGTGCGACACCATTGATTAACCAAAGGAAGAGTTTTGCTATATCATATATAAGACGTTTAGCAAACATCAATAAGAAATGTTTTGTATTACTACACATTTCTATCTTTATGGATATATTGTGTTGGGTGGGTATGCGACTATCATTCATCTTTGATAATACAATTTTATTGTGGCTATTAGTAGTAACAACAGCGTTTACTATGCTTATTGGAGGATATACCATTTATATGGGATATAAACTTGTAAGGCAATATCTATCAGATACAAAAATATAGTACTCTTGGAATAAAATGAACAATGGCGACCACTTGCGGTCGCCATTATTGTTACATCTTCATACCTCTGCTTCTTTTCGGCTGTATAGGCTGGCGGATTGATTGTCGAAACTTGTCGTAATGCTCTCTGAACCATTGGCTGAGAGGTATTCTATTTGCGGTTAAGGTTAGTCGCTTGTCGTTATCTCGCAAAATCTGCAAGGGGGTATTATCCGTAGCAAACCATCGGTTATGCTCCGAGGAGAATAGTCGCCCTGTAAAGTTCACAATCCTACCCTTAATCAGCTCAGCAAACTCCATAGCCGAAAGACCGATTTGCTTGGCGAGGCGCTCCAATTTTAGAAGATTGGCAAAATCGGGATACCAACGATGAGCGGTGTTGATTATCAAATTTAGAGTGTTGGTTTCCTCCTTATGCTCGGCCTCTTTTGCTTCAAGAGCCTTGCGATGCTCGTTGTCCTTATTCATCATTGCCCTACTATGCTCCACCTGCATTTGCTTGATATTGGATTGCAGTTGTTCGATGGTCTCATCTCGTATTGCGATTTCATCCCGTAAATCCTCGTTCTTGCGTTCCAAAGATTTCATCTTACCGCTGCCGAAAAGAGAACTGACACCGCTTGCAAGGGCTGTAGCTGCATTGGTAGCCACGCTTTTGAGTTTATCGGTGCGTATCTCCGATTTCACCTGTTTGAGTTCTTGCTCGGCAAGATCTATCTGGTATTCCTTATGCTGTCGCTCTGCCTCGATGCGTTCCAACTCGGCACGCTGCTTCTCGATGATAAAGTCGTTACGCTCCAAATGCTCCTTGCCCGTAACGGTTTTGGATTGCCCTCGCTCTATTGATAGAATCTCGGATGCCAAAGTCTGCATCTGTGTCATATCGTCATCATTAAGTTTTCGGCTCTTACCCGTTTCGTGGTCCATCCAATCGAATACGATATGGGCGTGGTAGTTGGGCTTAAACCAACGACCATCAATTTGAAAACTCTCCTTATCATCAGGGACTGGCTCTCCACTGAGCCAATGCCCCTCGTCTTTGTGTAGGAATATTTGAAGCGGTGTGATGCCCCAACGCTGTTGGCACTCCTCGCCAAATCTGCGAACATCCTCTAATGTGGTGTCTGACTTGATGAGTAGCACACCCTCACGAATGGGTGAGCATCCTGCCACCTTGATAATCTTGCCACTCTTGGTTTTGCGTTCTCGCTCTTTCTCTTGCATCGCCCGTCCCGTCTTAGCCTTAACCATCTGCTTGATGTTGTCGTAATGTGTCTGTAAGTCATAGTCGCCGAGGTGCGGATTTACCCAATACTCATTGTCGGCTACAAGTTGGGGTATGAGGTAGATTTTAGACTCTCCGATGTTACGCATATACTCGGGAGTCCTTAGGTTGTGTGCCTCGCTTGATGATATGTTGCAAGGCTTGATATGTATGCTGCTTTTTACTGCCATAGTTATTCTGATTTTATTGGTTGCACTAATGTCTGTTGGTCATTTGGTCACTTGCTTCCGCTGTCGGGGTCCTTAGGGGCGAAGCCCATAAGCGGAGTGCAGAGAGGTCACTCTGCACCCTCGGTAGAGCCCACAACTACTTTAAGCGAAGCGTGTAGTTATAGTGGGCTATAACCTGAAGCCTCGTTTCTTCTTCGGCTGCGGTTGTGGCATCCGCCTTGCGGATTGGACTTGCGATTTTTTCTCTGCCTGTTTTGCTTGGTTTCGGTGGCATAGATAGTCATTCAAATCCTTATGTCCTGCGTAGTGATGCGACATATCTTGAATCCTGTTTCCGAATATCTTTTTCAGATTCTCATACGCTCTTTGCCCTGCTTGGTCGTTATCAAGAAAACTACCTATTCGGGTGTATGGGTGGAGCAGTTGCTCGGCTTTTGAGAGGTTTGTAACGGAGTTCAGCACCATATAATCCTGCTCATTGGTGCGTGGCTCTTCGGGATTATTGTTCACTCGGATTGTAAGGAACGAGAGATAATCCATAAAGCCCTCGAAGAGGTAACACACATCTCGCTGCTCGCCCTGCTGTCGGATATGGGTAATATCTTTTGGAGCAAGACAACCTTTGAAGTAGCGGTTACGAAGTTCATAGCCACCAGAGATATTCGGAAAACCGATGGCGAAGTATGGTTTGCTGTTATGCTCAAATCGTAACTCCTTACACTCTCTTTTGGCGAGTTCGATGTTTATTCCTCGTCCTCGTAGGTAGTCGATAAGGGCTGGAGAAGATAATTCGCCAACTTGTACGTCTTGAAAGCTGCTGTTATGTGCTTTCTGCTCACCAAAAGAAAAGGATGCAGGGCGTATGTAGGGAGTTCGCTCCGTTATGCGTTCCAATAGATAGGCTACATTCTCGTTATGGTAGAGCTCCGCTGCCAATGCAATGATGTTGCCACCCTTGCCGATACCGAAGTCGTACCATTGATTTAACTCGGTGTTTACCTTAAACGAAGCATCGGTTTCGTTCCTTAGCGGTGATTTATACCATAGGCTCCTGCCTTGTTGCTTAACGGGTGTATATCCCAAACTTTGCAGATAGTCTGCCAACTTGATTTGTTTTGCGTCTTGGATAGTCATATTACATACGGTTTTAGGGTTGATGAAAATTTGTTGATTTGATGAATCGTTGATGTAATATGCTTATATACAGACCTATAACAGTTCAACATATACTCAACAAACCACTCACCAAAAGAGAAATCTACAATTCGGTGTGTGCTGTATCTCAACTTCTCTTTTGACTTGTTGAGATTTTGTTGAGAGTGTATATTGTTTATAATCAGTGCGTTTATACTAATATTCAACAATTCAACAGAAAAATGATAGTATTACAAGGATTCGAGTTGCTCCTTTGTGATGGTGTAGTAGCGTCCCACTCTCCTTATCGGCTCATAGTGGCAACTTTGATTGTAGTTGCCTTGATAGGTGGTGTAGGTAAGCCCGTTGGGTGCAGGTGTCAGTTTCCAACACTCCTGCACCACCTTACGCACTTGGTGTTTCTCTACCTTTACCTGAGAATGCATCAACAGCACGATAAGGTCGTTAAGGCAGAATGAAACGCTATCCACATTCATAGTTGCCATAATGTCGAGTAGCAGCTCCGACATTTCAATCTCCAATCGGTTGCGGTTGCTTCGGATAATCCTCTGCAATGCTTCTGTATGCAACAACGAGGGGTTGAACCACATTCGGCTCTCCCTCTCGGTGGATAACTTTCGATTGGTGAGGAAATGGAGAAAAGCAGGTATCTCCGCTTTCAAGCGTTGCAGGAAATTGGTATCATCGGACTGTAAGCGGTTTATCTTGCGTACCCAATAACGTGTTTCCCCTGCATCAATGATTACGGGCAGATACTCGTTGTTGGAGCATAGCACGAATTTGGCAAAGAACGCAATTTCATCACGGTCTTTGCCTTTGGCTTCCACCTTGTAGGATAGTGTAGTGCTTAGATTCTTCAATCGTTCGCTGTCCTCCCTGCGGTTGAGCAGTACCTCATCAACTACAATAAGGAGTTTGCCAGCCCAATCGGAATTGAATTGACTGCGGAAATCCTCGTTGGTGTTGAATGTTACATTGTTCTGAAAGAGGGCTTTCAGAAAATTAAGGAATGTGCTCTTGCCTGTGTTGCGTTTCTCCGATACCAATAACAGGATTGGCAACTTCTGAACGGGTTGCAGGTAGAGCAGTTGCAGATAGTCCATTCCCAACTCGTATTGCTCACCGAAGATATGTTTCACCAATGAGCGGATAGAGGGGAAATCACCCTCTTGCGGTTGGTGGTCTATTGGTTCATAGAGGTTAAGGAATTTGCCGATTACAGGGCGATAGCCGATGTGTTCGGGTACGGTACAGAATCTTCCATACTTGGGAACGCTGCCGATGTAGTCCTTGCCATAGTCTTGGCGGAGCGTTTCATTGTTCCAGGGGATACGCTTCTTTACATATCCACCGCTCAGTCTCGGTTGCTCCACAATCTTGTAGAGAGTTGTTCCCACTCGGATAAATTCTTCTTTTGCCATACCATCATCTGATGGCGGTTTATGGCTTGACGTTACTTTGTTAGCTTCCATTTCCAAATGCTTTTAAGTTCAAAAAAATGTCAGCTGCAAAAATATAAGTAATTGACGGATAAGTTGCTACGCAAATCATAGCAGAATAGTGAATAAAGTACTATGGGGATTGGAGTTTGAGGGGTGCATAAACAAAACAAGCCCGAAAACAGGTCAAAAACCTATCTTCGGGCTTACCTTGACTGACTAATCAGCCGATATGCAGACTTACCGACTTATTAGTTTGCCGATATACTGATATTACGACATACCTATTGGAGAGTTGGCAAGCGAAAAGAGATAACATACTTTCTCTTTTCGTCCGCATATTCTCTTTAACACCTCACCCCGTATCTTCTCTGCACCGTATGAATGGATGCGAAATGCAAGGGCTATAATCATATCCATATTGTAGAGGGTAGCCCAATAGGTATATGGTATTACTTCGCAATGTTGAGTGTGTTCTGCTATCACTCCGCTTTTGTGTATAGCTTGGATTGCAGCCTTTAGTGTGGATGCTGCCACATCGAACAGCACCACAAGTTCCGTAAACGACATCCATATATTGCTATCAGGAATGTTCACTTTGCCTGATTCGCTGATTGTTATAACTGCTCGTTCCATATCCATATATATTAGATTGCAAACCTTTCACAAACTCGACTCTCAAACATTGATATATCGTGTTCAAGTTTGGTATTAGTAACCTTTGCGTAAATCTGCGTTGTGGTAATGTTCGTATGTCCGAGAATCTTGCTTACACTCTCTATCGGCATACCATAGTTCAAGGCTAACACTGCGAATGTATGCCTACTCAGGTGGAATATACAAGGCGAAGCAAGCAATAATGAACTGGTAAAGATTAAACGTAAGTCGTTTGAAATGAGCTGTATTTCTGTGTTCTGCAAAATGTGGAAAATGCAAACGACAACAGAATATTGAGGTTGTTCAGTTACCAAACCGTTAGCCGGGCGGTTACCGAAACAAAAACAGGTAACGGTAAGCGATGAAAAGAAATCCTCACCGTTTTATTTGCACTCATACACAGTATTTTGCATATCAAGGAACGCTTATATGGCAAGTATTTTTGCACTAAAAAGTATAAGCGTATGAAAGTAGAAAAATTCAAGGTATTGCTCTACCTCAAAAAGAGCGGACCGGACAAGTCGGGAAAAGCTCCCATCATGGGACGCATTACGGTAAACAGGACAATGGCACAGTTCGGATGCAAACTGTCCTGCACTCCCGAATTATGGAATCCACGTGAAAGCCGTCTGAACGGCAAAAGCAAGGAAGCGGTTGAGATCAATGCCAAGATTGAAAAGTTACTGTTAGCGGTAAACAATGCCTTTGACAACCTTGTGAATCGCAAGGTTGATTTTGATGCTACCGATGTGAAAAACCTTTTTCAGGGCAGCATGGAAACGCAGATGACGCTCATGCGAATGACGGATGTTGTCTGCGATGACCTCAAAGCCCGTATCGGCATAGACAGGGCAAAAGGGACTTATCCCGGTTATCACTATATGCGCCTGACAATCGGGGAGTTCATCGAGAACAAGTACAAGGTGAAAGATTTGGCATTTGGACAACTGACAGAGCAGTTCATCCACGACTATCAGTCTTTTGCCACGGAAGAGAAAGGCTATGCGATTGATACTGTCCGCCATCATCTTGCCATCCTGAAGAAGATATGCCGTCTGGCGTATAAGGATGGATATGCCGACAGAATCCACTTCCAGCATTTTACCTTACCAAAGAAGACGGAAACGACACCACGGGCATTGAGTCGTGAATCGTTTGAGAAAATCCGTGATGTGGAAATACCCGCTTACCGCAAATCCCATATACTGGCAAGGGATATGTTTCTCTTCGGGTGCTACACCGGGGTCTGTTATGCGGATGTTGTCTCGATTACCCACGAGAACCTATATACGGATGAGGACGGTGCTTTGTGGTTGAAGTATCGAAGAAAGAAAAACGAACTTCGTGCCTGTGTGAAACTGTTACCGGAAGCGATTGCGCTGATTGAAAAATATCATAGTGAGGATAGGGACACCCTGTTCCCTTTGCTGCATTGGTCAAATCTCAGACGACACATGAAAGCGTTGGCGGCACTGGCAGGCATCAAGGATGATTTGTGCTATCATCAGGCGAGGCACAGCTTCGCCTCGCTGATTACGCTTGAAGCAGGTGTGCCGATAGAAACCATCAGTAGGATGCTGGGACATTCCGACATTTCCACAACACAGGTCTATGCCCGTGTCAGCCCGAAGAAACTTTTCGAGGACATGGACAAGTTCATAGAAGCCACCAAAGATTTTCAATTAGTTCTTTAATCCTTTAATACAGAAAACTATATGCGAAGCACATTTTCACTTTTACCCTACATTAACCGCAGCAAAGTAAAGGCTGACGGTACGACCGCCATACTCTGCCGCATAACCATTGACGGCAAACAGACTGCCATCAGTACGGGGATTTATTGCCGACCGGAAGAATGGAACAGCAAGAAAAACGAGATTAAATCCGTAAGGGAAAATAACCGCTTACGAGAATATTTACGACTGACAGAGGAAGCCTACAATGAGATACTGAAATCGCAAGGTGTGGTCAGTGCCGAGATTTTGAAGAACCACATATCCTTGAACAACATCCATCCGACCACTCTTCTACAGATGGGAGAATGGGAACGTGAGCGGTTGAAGAAGCATTCCGAAGAAATAGACTCGACTTCTTCCTATCGAAGTTCAATGTATTATCAGAAGTACCTGACGGATTTTCTTACGTCCATCGGTAAAAAGGATATTCCCCTTGAAGAAGTGACGGAGGATTTCGGCAAGTCCTACAAAGCCCACTTGAAGAAATGCAAGAACTTCGGGGCTTCCCAGACCAACCATTGCCTGCGTTGGCTGAACCGACTGTTGTACCTTGCAGTAGACAAGGAGATTCTCCGTGTAAATCCCTGTGAGGACTTGGAATATGAGACAAAGCCGGAAGCAAGGCACAGGTACATCAGCCGTGAGAAGTTCAAGAAGATACTTTCCACACCGATGTATGACAAGCGTATGGAACTGGCAAGACGGGCTTTCATATTTTCCACCCTGACGGGACTGGCGTATGTGGACATCAAACTTCTTCATCCCCACCATATCGGAACAAACGCTGATGGCAGACGGTACATCCGCATCAACCGAAAAAAGACAAAGGTGGAGGCATTCATACCCTTACATCCCATAGCGGAGCGGATATTGTCGCTGTATAACACGACCGATGACGAGAAGCCCGTGTTTCCTCTTCCCAACCGTGATGCCCTATGGTTTGAGGTTCACGAGTTGGGAATAACCATAGGGAAAGAGGAAAACTTGACCTATCACCAAAGTCGGCACAGTTTCGGAACATTTTTGATTTCGGCAGATATACCCATTGAGAGTATCGCCAAGATGATGGGACACTCCAATATCAGGACGACACAGGGATATGCACGGATAACCGATGATAAAATTTCCAAAGATATGGACAAACTGATGGAGCGAAGAAAGGAAATATCGTCTGGCGAAAAGAAGAAATAGCAAATAATCATCATAAAATAAAGGGATTATGAGCAGAGGCATAATAACAATCAGTGAAACGGGTGCAGTCACTATGCCGACCGCACCCGTATGGATGATGCAATTTGAGATTGCCGACCTGTTCGGGGTGTTCTCATGCAATGTCCGCAAGGCAATACGGGCAATCTATAAGAACAATGAACTGAATGAAGCCGATACGATGCGATATATCAGGCAACCGGATGGTATCAGTTATGACGTTTACAACCTTGAACTGGTTATAGCCATTGCATTCAGGATATGCAGTAAAGAAAGTGCTTTGTTCAGACGGTTTATAATAAATGAAATCAGCACTACCAAAAGAGAAACACCTGTTACGTTGTTTGTTTCCTGTGGCAGGAGTAATAACCGATGGTATAGTTGAGGTTCATCCCGTCAGTAACTTGTTTCCGTTGCCACACGTTTGAAAGGCATCCGACAACGAAAAACAAGCAACTGATGGGTAATTATAAGAGCAGAAAAGGAACGGCTTACGGATGAAGTGTCAATACTGCGCTTCGTCTGTAAGCCGTTCCTTTTTTCTTTTTGTCGAAAGTCTATTGCTGCCGCAATACAGGGCATACGGCAAACTGCACTCCTTTAAGAAAAATCAAGTTATCCTTTGTCGGTAGGCGGAGCGGTAGCCGTCATTCAGCATCCGTTCGATGTCGGATTCACGGTAGAGGATTTTACCGCCCAACTGGATATAGGCGATACGCCCTTCATTGCGGTAGTCCTGAAGTGTCCGGCGGCTCACCTTCAGCCGTGCCGACACCTCCTTGTCAGTGAAGAAACGCTCACCGCCCAATGTCGGGCGGTAATTGGCGGTCAGGTGCTCTACATTATCAAGCAGTCGGTCAAGACTGCCCATAAAGTGGATTATCCACTTGTTGTCCTTGTTAATCAACTCATTCATATTACTCTGGATTTAGTGGGTGTTGTCATTATATTTAATTCATATAGTCTTTCCTTTGAACTTCGCTTCCTTTCTTCTATCCTCCACAACGGAGACAATGAGCTCCACGTCTTCGGGACGGTAATACGTCTTGTGGTTTATCTGTGAATAAGCCAGCGTGCCGTTATCCCGAAGCGTCTGTAACGTGCGAGGGCTGATGTTGAGCATACGGCACACGTCCTGATTATCCATCCATTCGCTCATTTTCTTTTCCCCGTGCCGATGGCAGATGGCATCCATACGGCTGACGAAACGGTCGAACTTGGCGACCATTGCCTCAAAGGTCTTTCTTTCGATTGATACAATTTCCATATTGCCTTTCTTTTAATTGTTACTGTTTCTTTTGCCACAAAGAAATACATTATCCGCTGTCATGCAATGGATTTTCAAAAAGTGGCAGCGTGTTGCGCCGATACGGTAGTCATTGTCCGGGGTACTGCTTGCCGGTTATCTGTGAGCAAGCCGGTGGAATACGATTTCCGTTCAGCCTTTAATTCCCTTTTTTTATAAAGAAGCCACAGCCAAAATAAGGGCTTAATTTAAAATTGTCCCCAATCGTACCTTTGTACTTTCAGCTATTCATATCCGGCAAATCGGTGAAGTCCGCACCGATTTGTCAGTCCCCATAAAGCAAAACCGTACAAAAATGACTAAGAAAATCCAAGTGCTTGACTGACTGTATTAAAGCACCTTACTTCGCTCCCGATAATCGGTCGAGGTATAGACCAAGACCACATTCAATAACTTAATCAATTTGTTTTTACAATGAAAAAAGAACCAAACATTACAGAGCGTCAAGCTCGTGAAATCGTGGAAAAAATGGGGCGCAGGGAACCCTACACCTCCAAGTCGATAGACGACTTCTACAGGAGTATCGGTCTGGAACCGGAGGAGCCGGAACAGCCCGGCAAGACCGTCACGGAAGAAGCAGAAATTCATATGGCAGAAGAACCGTCAGGAGTGGCGAGCGGAGAAGCGGCAATGCCGCAGAAGCGTATCAGTGGCAAACAGCGCAGGCTGTCTTTAGAAGAGTACCGCACCACCTATCTCAAAGTTCCCAAAATTATCAACCGCAAGCCCGTGTTCGTCAGTGAGACGGTGCGTGACGAGTTGGACAGGGTTGTCCGCTACCTCGGAGGGAAGGGCATGAGCGCATCCGGACTTATAGAGAACCTTGTCCGCCTGCACCTCGAGGCCTACCGGAATGACATCGAGCAATGGCGCAAACTCTGACGGGATTACGGTGGAACAGGTTGAGCCGTTGGATGTACTCCATCGGTTCGACCGATACACAAAGTGAGTTATTACACTCGGAAATCAATCCGACAGGCGGAGGATTTTTGTGTCCTCAAAGACACAGCAAGATATATTTTCAGTTACTCCGGGACTTCCCGGTAACTGAAAATCCTTGCACCGCCGTGGCAGAATTATCCTCCGCAGTCGGATAATTTCCAAGTTTTTTAATCAGAGATTAGATTAAGGAAGTATCATTAAACAGTAAAAAGAAAACAACATGAAAAAGAACAGCAAGTACGGGAGAAATCCCGCAATGAACCCGAAGACGCACTGCGTGATGGTGCGCTTCGATGATGTGGAATGGAATAAGTTCCTCACGATGTACGAGGAATCACAGTTGTACGCGAAGGCCGTCTTTCTCAAGGCGCACTTCTTCGGACAGAAGTTCAAAGTGCTGAAGGTGGACAAGGCAATGATGGAATACTGCACCAAACTGTCCGACTTCCATGCCCAGTTCCGTGGCATTGGAACGAACTACAACCAAGTCGTGAAGGAACTGCGCTGCCACTTCTCCGAGAAGAAGGCGATGGCATTACTGTACAAGCTGGAGAAGCAGACCATTGACCTTGTGAAACTGAGCCGCGAGATTGTGGAGCTTTCAAGGGAGATGTATGCCAAGTGGGAGCAAATAAATCGAGTGTGATTGTATGACCTCAATCAAGGTGAAGTTCAGATTTTCCACAGCCACGGGAAGGAAGGGACAATCTATTACCAAATCATCCATAAGCGTGTAATCCGTCAACTAAGGACGGATTACCGCATCTATGCAGATGAGTGGGACGAAGGAAACGTACTTTAATTCTCGCCAATATATCTATATCGTAATGAATCGGGATATTAATTGATCATTTGTTTATAAAGAAGAGTATTAGCATGGTAACCCAGACAATCACGTTACATATAATTACATACATGAACTTTTTATGGAATTTGTCTATTTGTGAAGACACTTCACCTTTTATATTATCTACAGCATCGTTGATCTTTGAAACTAAGGAATTACATGAAGTCTCGATTTCTTTGCAATCTTGTCTAAACGATTCGGTATTATTCTTATAATCCTCTCCAATAGTGGCAATAAGTGCATCCAAGTTGTCTTTTATAGTAGAAAGGCTCTTTACATAATTTGCCGTTACCGTTTTTAATCCATCGTATGAGTTGATGGTATTTTCAACTTGTCTGCGAGCAGATTCTATATTCCGAAGATTAACTTCTAATTCGGTTAGAGTTTTGTTTATTTTTTCGTCAATCATATTATTGGTATTTGGATACTATGTTTTTTAAATTATTTAGATGTCTTTTTAATTGAATATAAGAGGAAAGCTTTTGAAGATAATCCTTCCTGGATTCATCAATTGCTGCATGACTTATGAACAGATCTGCATACTCATCAAGTAACATTAAGTTGTTTTTTGAAGTATAGTATTCAATGACTTCCTCATAATCGTTACAAATTTCCTCTTCTAACATTTCATTATCTTGTTGACCAAGGAAGAGTATACAGAAAATGTTCAGCAGATTGAGGACAGGATTCATTTCTGCAGCAGCCCGACGAATAAGGCGGACAGCACCATGCAGGTGCTTCACATTGTCTTTCTGGGCATCGTTATTTACAATGTCTGCATCAACTACCCGCATATATTTCTTGACCAGCTCAAAACTCGTGGTTTCCGCTTCTGAATGCTTGTCGCTATCGGTGTCATCCTTTAGGGAAAAAGGAACTTCCGCTTTCACACTTGCGTCGTATGTAACAAATCCTTCCCTGGCATATTTAGAATTGAAGTAGTAATAGATGAAGTCCTTTAAGTCTTCATTTGTTTCCTTCCAATCCTTTTTTGAGGTGATAGCCATGTTGCAGAATTGCTCCATATCCAAAATACCTCGGGCTCTCTTGTCGGCAATACTTCTGTAAACAAAGGCTGTAAGATGTTTTAGACAAGCCATGATGACATCTTCTTTTTTAGCCATCTGCATAACTTCATCTATCATCGTTTCTACCCTGTCTTCGGAATAGTACTTACGATAATATGAACGGAGGTGTTCGTAGTAGCAGGAACTGTCCTGACAGATTGTTGTGATACGAAATATTTGTGCCGAATAATCTTCGGTGAAGTCGTCGATCAGCCCAATCACACACATTCGGTATATAGCCTTTTGGATAGCATCTTTGTAATTGGTAGACCCGAAATTGGATATAAATTTGAAACCTTGCTTAGTTTTTAGGTTTTTGGCATTTGGAGTATTGAACAATGGCATGTTCTTTTCATACAGACATTTATTATATTCATCAAGGACATAATTATCTTCATTATATGACACATAATATGTAAGAATAGTGCCTTTAGAGTATCTGTTGATGAATTGAAGTATACCTTTACTTTGTCCAACTTTGCGAGTTTCTATACCAGGAATTTCCTCGTTACTTATCTGCACGTATAACCTGCTCATGAGTAATTCCATCACATACAGCTCAAAGTCTTCGCCAAGGAAATTGCTGTCATAGAAAAACTTATTGTTTATATAGTCAGCAGAGTATTCTTTCCATTCATCTGTTCTGGCATTTTTACTCCAAAATTTTTTAGGCGAATACATTATGGTTGCCAATGCCATTTTTCGGTCTCTTCCTGCACGTCCTGCCTCCTGTACAAAGGACTCCAACGAACTGGGGAAATTCAGATGGAAAGTAAGGCGTACATTAGATTTGTCAATACCCATACCAAAGGCTTTTGTGGCCACCATGAGCTGTGTGTTCCCAAGCAGAAAATCATCTTGGCATGAAGTATCGTCCCCGCCTTTGTAGGTGGAGAAATTACTGACACGGTATGCCCTAAGTTTCCTGGAGACAGAGGGGACACTTAGGTTCGTATACTCATTATCTGATTTGCGAAGGCAAAATACAATTCCAGCAGTATCTGTGTATTGCGCTTTGCACCAGCAGTTATCTACGTGTGTGTAGAGATTCGTATTCCTGATTGCAGATACCTTTTCGCTATCAGTAAGGTTCTCTCTTTCAATGAAATGATCCTTTATATAACTTATATCATCTTCATTTTGTATCTCCTGTATTTTTTCAGTTGCGTCATTGATTGCATCAATGAGAGCCGTTTCCTTAAGGTCTCCGACTTCCCATGCCTTTGATGCGTTTGTAGCATCAATAGGATAAACATTATACTGCAATTCCAGCCGATTGGTGTTCTCGAATCTGACCGTTGCATCATCTTCCAAAGAATATGAATTACTGCCGGAGAGTTCACGCTCCACGTCTGCCAACACATCGAACGAAGCCGTTGCAGTCAAGCCAAAGAGAGAAATGTGATTGTCCGTACCTTCTACCTCCTTTGGCAACACATAATTGTATAGATTACGACCTAAATGCAGATAGGCAAGCCGGAAATCATGCCCCCACTCCGAGACACAATGCACCTCGTCTATAACTCCATATGCGAAATAGACGTTTGACTCGCGCATGGAGCGCAGAACCTCCCTAAAGCGATAGATACTTAACCGTTCAGGGGAGAGAAACATAATTTGTATCTGAGAACCAGTAAGGGCCTGCTCACGCCTATGGGCCTCCTCATGGTACATCGTAACATCGCTATTGATATACGATATACAATCAATGCCAGTCTTGAGCAGGCCATCGTATTGGTCTTTCATTAAGCCTTTCAATGGGTCGACGACCAATGTTACGCCGGGTTGAAGCATTGCAGCCAATTGGTAAGTCAGAGATTTTCCTCCACCTGTCGGCAGCAAACCAATTACACTCTTCAACCTCAAGGCTCTATTGAGAATAGGTAATTGACCAGGACGAAAATCCTGTTTCCTGAAAATAAGTTGTAAGAAATAACGAAGATGAGACACTGTTGTCTCGTTCTGAATGTATTTCCCGCTGGGTTCCTTTTCCACAAGCGACTTATATTCAATACGTTCCGTTGTGTACAATATGCGTGGTTCGTAGACGGATTCGGAAGAGCGGACAATGAAATAGCAATCATTCTTAGCCCTGTACTTTGAGAATGCCACATGCTCAGGGTCTGCAAACTTGTCAACCGACACGTCGATAACCATATCATAAACTTCGTCAGGAGCTGCAGAACGGACATCAACTACACTCACTTTCGGCAACAGCATGCCATCGTATTTCTCTGTCATTGCAATGAGATTCCCATAGAGCTCTGCAAAATCCTCAACGGCGATATTGGCTATGTTCGTACAATCATCTATGATAAGGATTTTCCATTCTTCAGACAAAAGGTCAATCCGTCCGGTTATCAACGCCTCTATAATGGTCTTCTGTATTCGGGCTATTACCTTTAGTGCCTTTTCCCTCTCAGTCTGTTCTCGCTGCATAAGAGCAGTTGTAATGCGCTCACTTGCGTACGTCGGGATACCTCTTGATATAAGGTTGCTGACAAGTGCAAAAACGGGATTCAAACCTCTACGCACAGTCATGTCAAACGGAGCCATTATCTCAAAAGCACCTTCATTGAAGATTCTTTTCTCAGGCATCGTCTCTTCATAGCATGCAAAGAATTGCAATGGGGCAAAACAATTGTATTTGTGGAGAATGCTTTCTTGGGATTTTAGCGAGAATATAAAACTCTTGATGAGACATCCATAGGCCTTTCCATTCGAATGTTTGCCGAAGTAGGTTTCTCTAAAGTCAGTAAATACCCGTATGCCATTATCTCTGAAGTAATTCTTGAAGGCATTGATTCGGCTTTCATTGAGATTTGCAGGGCCGACACACAGAACAATATGCCTTGCCCCAGAAGAGGTTATCAGTTTGGAAATCCCTTTAAGGCTTACGGACTCAATATCGAGAACATTTGAAAGTATATGAATAACACAAGGCTGTTCAACATTGATGCTTTGAATAGCTCTAATCGAAGCATCGTCCGAAGGAAGATATTCGGAACAAGTCTCTACCACTGTGCAGGAATCATCATCAAGTGCCTGCTTCACATGTAACAGAGCTCTTTCACGTGCTATGTCAGAAGGTTCTTCCAGTGTTATCTTTTTAAGGCAAGACAGCAGTCCCTCCCTTCTCAGATTTTCAATAACAGCCAAAGAGCCTAGTCCTTGCCCACATCCCCAGTCGAAAATCTCAACGCCATTCCGCACTTCACCATAAGGGAAGTTTCCTTTCCCTTGTGATTTGTCTAAAGCATAGTTGAGTTTGTGGCAATGCATACGACCATAGGCCGCCATATAGGCAGAACAGAGTTCCTCTGTTTCGAGTATCGCCGAGCCACGTTCAAGATTTCTGCCTGCCTCGTCTTGATAAGTCCATGGCATTGAACGATATTTTAGAGGAAGGTCGGCCTCGGCCATCTGGATTATATGCTCTATTGTGAGAGGATGATACTTCCTTATCTTGTCTTCGTACATCTTATTTTCCAGTTATCGTTTCACTGTTAGGATTCAATTGGTGCCGCCGCCAGTTGGCAACAGCCATTTCCTTGCTGGCATTGGCATAGCAATACTCACATAAGTGCGGGCATGTGTTGTATTCGCCAATGTCTTTGCTCTTCATGCAGCCACATGCTATACGTTGTCCTTTGTCTCTGTTGCTCTTGTTAATGGTTGCAAATGTGCCATTGTCAAGTGAGATTGCACCTTGTGGTATTTCCATTGTATCCATCTCAGAGAATAAACTATGTTCAGAATTTATTATTTTCGCACCAAGAAAATCCATCAATTTCTTAGACTTATATCCGAAACGCACCATAAGACGGTCATCCACGCAATGATTGTGTTCCACTCCATCCAAGTCAGCAGCTTCACCACAAGTAGCAAGAATATAGTTCCATTCTTTCACTTTGTTAAGATGAACGAGCTTCTCCGCAAATTCTATCATTTGCTCATTTGCCCAATCAATATAATTAACATGGCTACGTTCAAGATTAGCTTTAACCTTGCGGTATGAAACTATATCTGCAAAGCTGAAAACAAGCTTTTCGGTATATCCTCTAAGTTGGTCGCCTATATATTCTATCTTCCGCAAAAGCTTATCCATGTCAATCTTGTCTGTAAGAATAAGGGGGTCAAATCGCCATACAACCGCACCCATCCCAAGCCTGGCAACAAGCAGTTTGAAAGTCTCAATACGTTCAACAAGCGGAGGTACGCCCTGTTCTAACTTCTCTTCCTCATAATCATTGAGCGTGTACTGTATATAACATCCAATACCTCTCTCTCTTAAGAAGTCAATATGATTAAGAAGCGGACGGGGATTCTTCGACCAAAAGACAATGAACTGAGTATCTTCATAAGACACATAACTCTTCTTCCCATTAAATGGATTGGTCCATGCTGAATATCCTTTCTGCAGACGTTCAAAAAACCAATCGGAATAAAATGCTGGTATATCAGTGCTTCGACTTGCAGAAACGACAACAGGAAAAGTCGCTTTAGCAATCTCTCCATTATCCAAAATAATGGTTCTGTCCTCTTGCTTCTTGTTCATAATTCACCCTACATTGCATTAGTATAACGAGAAGCGTGGCACTGCCAGTAACCACGTCTTAAAGTGCAGGCCCTGAGAAAACCTTAATCAACAGATATGGTTAAGCAGCCCACGCTATAACGTGGGAACTGCCATGCCAATTCTTGTTGATTTCGTGTTTCAGTTTCTCAGGCTTCGCACTTACAAGAGTAGCATAACGCTCCTATTATTTCGAATCTATTGGAAATGGTCACCCAAATCCAATTGCAAAAGTACCTAAAATATTTGGGAAATAAGAACGTAAGAAGAAGTGTATCATCCAAAAAGAAATAAGTCCATAAAAGGATGAAAAAATATAGCGCCTACTCGTCAAAACGGCAAACAAACCCCGAAGAAGTTCTGCGAATATACACGGAGACAGATCTGTGCTATGGAATTTTTCCGATTATGAGCAATTTCTTTCTCCAACTATCTGGATTCCAAAATAAAATTTGTACTTTTGCGTTCAAGATGGCGTTCTTTTGATGTAATGCAGAACAAAACAGAATACAGAACTTCGCTCGTTTCTAAATCGTTACCTGTCAAGAAATAAGTTTCTGCAAGCCATTCATTTTCAAACGAAAAGACATATCATAGTGTCTCGCGCAATGGAACGAAGTTCGCTTCTCAATACCGCACATTTTGGCTACCTCCTTGATACGTTTGTTTATAGTGTCGTGGCTACCGATGTTGAAAAGGGTATTGCTTATTCTGTATGGCTCGTATCGCTTGATAATCTGCATAGGAATATCCATCAATTTGATTTGGAACGGTACGCCTGTCTTTTGTCGCTTTGATACAATCCAAGGAGAACCACCCAATATTGTGATATTCTCCGTTGTCAAATTCTTAATGTCAATGAATGATATTCCCGTCCAACAACCGAACACGAATAAATCTCTAGCCAACTCCAAGTCGGGATTGTTCAATTCAATAGTTGTAAAGGCTTGCAACTCATCTTCGGTTAGAAAACCTCGTTCTTTGTGGTCGGGGTCAACCTTATATTGAGCAAATGGGTTTCGTGCTATCTTGCCATTATAGTGAGCTGTGGTTACTATGTGCTTCAATGGTATGGAGTATATCCAGACAGAGGATTGAGCCAATCCAACCTCATTTCTCAGATACAAGCAATAATCACGAATGAAATCTTCGGTCAGTTCATTCATCGCAATATCTGTACGCTTGTAGTGTACCTTAATAAACTCTGCAAGATATTTTCTTACAGTGAGATACTTTTGATATGTACTCAGTGAACGATCCTTGCCAACACGCTTGGCAAAGGCTTCGTTCTCCTTGTCAAATGCTCGGAGCAGGGTTTCATACTCTGTTCCAATACCTTGATAGGCATTGCGTACCATTTCGGCAGTTACGAACGCTTCTCTATCCGAAATGCGTTGGTAGTGCTTGATGATTTGAGCCTTGATGTTATCCAAAGCCAAATTGATGTCTCTCGATTCTTTGCTCTTGCCTTTGGCTCGGTTGCCTTTCACATCCCATAGGTCTTTATGGATGCTCTGCTTGCAACTGAATTGAGCCACCGAACCGTTGATTGTTACTCGTCCCATAATGGGGACAATACCGTTTTTCTCTTTGCTTCCGTTCACGTAGAACAGCACCTTAAATGTACTTCGCATAATCTAATCTTTTTTGGTACAAAATTAGTTATCAGCGAGTTATACATTAATATGCAAACTAACGCAGAACGATGAAACGTGACGACACAAAGAAAAACTTTACTGCACTATCGGGTAATGACTTGGCAACCGTTCTATTTCATTACCTTGCGTTTCTTTGCTAAATTGCCATCGTTACTATTTCCGAGGTTTTCTGTTTAATGCGTTATGGCTCAGTTCAAAACGCAGAAATTCACCTTTTTTGCTCCGAGAACCGTAATTTTTTCATAAAAAAAATTCCACTTTCTTGTAATGTATTGATTTTCAATCGAATAAAAATAGCCATCGCGCGCGGGCGTTCACTCTCATTTTAGAGCCGTTTTTCTCAATCGGACGAAAAAAAATTTTGCGGTTTGAAAAATTTGTTTTAGAGTTGAATTGAACCCGAAAGGGAAACAGCCCCGACAAACAGACGGGGAAAACAGAAACAAAAAATATACAGACTTTCAAAAACGGCACACACGCCGAAAGTCTGTAAATAGTAAAAACAAAAAAAAGTCAGTAAATAAGAAACAGACAGCGAAAACCGCAACAGCGAGAAACAAAGAGCCTTTTTTGTGGGAAACCTGTTTTCGTGGCTCGGACAAACGAAAATTCGCCTGTTCGCTTTGGAGCGATTAAAGAGGGTGTCAAACAACCACACCGCGCAGGACTACAAACCAATGTAGCAAGTCGGAACGGTCAAAATACGTGTATTTTGTCCGCATACGCAAAGCCCGTGATTTTGGGAGGGCGAGAGTCGTATGGAAAAGGGAGGCGATAAAATAATGCCATAAGTCTGCCCTTGCGCAGCCGGAGATAAAAATCGCTATGCGGTAAAAACAATCCGCACGGAGCTTGAGAAAAGGGCATTGCCGAGATTATGCCCACAATCACCAGCCGCCAACCGCCCGAATGTTAGCTGCCCCGTTGGAAAAGACGGGGGACGTGCCAAAGAAGCACCCGTCGGAAATTGGAGTATGTCGGGCTTGCCATGACAGCGGAAAACTGCTTTTGTGTGTGAACAATGCAAATATAGGGCTTTTTTCCGAAATAGCGAGTATAGGGCACGTTTTAGTGAGGTGCAAATTGAGATGAAATCTGCACGCTATCGGGTGAAAGGTAGCGTGCGATTTTTGGGCACGCACAGGTCGTGCCGTTTTGCCATCCGTAGAACGTGTGGTTCGATTCCGCAGTGCCCTCAATATGCACTATTGCATAGAAATTCACAAAAATTTATCATTATGGCAATCAGTAAGTTAAATGCAGAACAGTTTGCAAACATGGCAGTTAATGCCGCAGGTGTGATTTTCGAGTATGCCGGCAAGGACGGCAAGAACACGGCTATGCACTTTTTCGGTGCCGATTACGAAGCGACCGTGAAAACGCAGGACGAAATGTTCCGCGTGCTGCGCAACGTGGTGACTACGTTCTGGGAAGTGAAGACCAAAGAATCGCTGCTCCGCGAATCGAACGACGGTATCCGCTCGAAACTCCGTGCAGGAACTCCGCACCGGCTCATCATCCGCACCTCCGCAGGCGTTACGGTCAAAGTTTTCGACCTCGACGCAAGCGTATGGGCACGAATCGGGTTAATGCCGACCAAAAAGGACTTGGAACGCTCGGCACGTGACCGCAAAAAGTACATCCACAATGCCACCAAAGCACTCATGGAGGCACTGAATTTCCGTGTGGAACTGCCCAAAGACGCCGCACAGCCCGAAGAGGTGCAGACCGAACAGTCTGCCGAACAAGCTACCGCCGAAAGTGCGGCACCCGTAACCGTTGCCGAAACGGTGGCGGAACAACCTGCCCGCAGACGTGGCAGAAAACCGAGAAACGGAGCTGAAACCGTAGCGATTGCAGCGTAACGGCATAACGAACCCGATATAATCAGAGCCGGACAGCGTGCAGAAAATGTGCGCTGTCCTTTTCGTATCCGGTCATGTACAAACTCATCGCTTTCAATGAAGTGGCGGAAAATTTTTCTGCCCACTTTGCGCTCGGCATCTCCCCGTATTTCGACCGCTGCAAAAGCCATGAAACGGGGATGCTGTACTTCATCACGCACAAATTCGTGCGGTATTTATGCCTGAATTGCGGCTATGAACGCACAGAACCTCTGGAAAATTTCGTGTGCCGGAGGTATAGCCCGCAGGCTTGGAAATTCCTAAAAAAACTAATGCAGTAAAAATATGATAGACGTATATAACAATGCCGGAACCGAGAGTTACGGCTGCTTCAAACATCTCAAAGCTGCCAAACCCATGCTGAAACGACTGGGCGAAGCCGGTGTGCAAAGTGTAACAGTTAGCAGTTTTCGCGGGCGCAACCTCGTCCGAGTATATCGTGTGCTCATTGGTGAGGGCTGCCGTATCATCAAAATGCCGCAACTGACGCCGACCCCGACGCCGGCAGCTTAATGTAGTGAGAAATAATCGGTGCAGGCACGGGCGAGAACTCGTGCCTTTTTTGTGCCCGATTGCAAAATGTATAATCGAAATAATCAAAGTCATGAAAAAGATAATCGCCTTTGCCCGCAAACGGCAGGATGCCATTCTGAATACGGTATTCGTCGCAGGCTTGCTCGTGCTCGTCTGGGTCGGAATCCGTGTGTTGACGGCACCGTGCGCCCCTTGTTTCGGGTTCTGAACCCGATGACCGGTATGCGATAATTGAACGTGTACCGACAAAAAAATATGCCCGAATTCCGCCGGAACATTCGGATAGCATCTATTCTTTAACAAATTCCGATTTGCCTATGGAAACGAAAGAACTTACAACACATCAGCGCGGAATCATCCTGCGCGGAATATCCGGCGGTGCTGCATTGAAAGGCAAATCACCGCATATCTCGGAAAACAATACCGTCATAACCTGTGCAGGCAAACTGAACGTCTGGGACATCTGCTGCATCAGTTCCGATGCCGAGGCTTTCGGGCTGAAAGTGCAATGCGGCTATGACGGTCAGACAATAATAACTTTTACACATAAGAAATAAATGGCTGAAATTATTAAAACCGATGGGACGCGCCAACCGGTGCAACCTGCCAATGGAACCGACTTTAAGCTGGAGGAAATGCAGGCAATAGTCGGAGGAGACATCGAACTCGTGTTTCTGAATGACACGGAAATCATGGTCGTGAATGAGGAAGGAAAGGTGCATGGTCTTAAACACAACCCAACGGCTACACGCATTTTCAAAGAGAATCATCCGAGCTTGTCCGACTACATTGTCGGGGATGTACTCGTATGCAAGGAGGAACAAATAAAATGAGTAATAATATGGCAGAAAAGATTCTGCAAATGTTTTTCGACATCGAGCGATGGACGAAAGCAATCGAGAAAGGTGTGGGCAAAGACATCCGGAAAGACCAGCTCATCCGGCTGACCGACGAACATACCCGGCTGGCAATGGCTGAAGCCATGATGCTGGGAAAGTATGAAATCTCTCCGCCCCATACGGCTCAAATCCCCAAAGACAACGGCGAGTTCCGCACAGTGTATGTAAACGAGCCGATGGACCGTGTGATACTCAGTATCGCCAACGACCTCCTGTTTGACTTGATGCCTGAAATGCTCCACGAGACCTGCAAGTCCTACCAGACAGGAATAGGTTGCGGCCGAGTGGTTACCGAGGTCAGTCATCAGATCGTGAACGCTGCAAAGAACGGAGTTTTGGGCTGGAAATCCGACCTCTCCAAATATTTCGACAGCGTACCGATTCAATTCATCGATGAGGCATTCGATAAGGTAGAAGCCAAGTACGGCCATTCCGCTTTAATCGACGTGCTGCGGAAATACTATCATTCCGACCTGTATTTCGACGAGGATAACTGCCTCAAAAGGAAATACCAATCGCTCAAACAAGGGTGTGCCGTCGCAAGCTGGCTGGCAGATGTGCTCCTGTATGACCTCGATGAAGAACTCTCGCAGATGAATGGCTACTATGTACGCTATTCTGACGATATGCTTTTCATCGGCGCCGACTACGAAAAGGCGATGAAATTGCTCCGGAAGCGACTGTCTGAGAAATCCATGCAGCTCAATCCGAAAAAGGTGGAATATTTGACCGCTGACCACTGGTTCAAATTCCTCGGGTTCAGCATTAAGGGCAAAATGATTTCTCTCTCGTCCAGCCGTATCAAAACCTTCCAAAAGGAAATCGAACGACGAACGATTCGCAACCGGAATACGACGCTGACAAAGGCAGTCAATTCCGTGAACCGCTATTTGTACAAGGGCAACGGCGAGTTCAGTTGGGCGACACAGATTCTTCCCGTATGTAACGTGCGGAAAGACCTTGACGAACTGAATATGTTTGCCATGGATTGTTTGCGGGCAGTCGCAACCGGTAAACGCAAAGTCGGAGGTCTGGGATATGTCAGAAACAAGTCTGACGGATGTATTGTCCGGGGGCGTGGGCGTAATGTGAAAGCGAACCGTTCCAAAACCGGAGGCAACATCCCCGGCTATCTGACGATTGGTTGCATGAGGAATGCCCTGCTGACAAGTCGGGCTGTGTACAACACGCTGGTAGCATCATTATAGGATATACCGAACACACGGTAAATGGATGAAGAGGCAAAATTCAATGTTACAGGATGGCAGACCAGAACGCATAGATCTTCGCCGGTCTAACAACCGGCGAGGATCGGTGAGTTCTGGTTCCTCCTGTAATATATCGAAGTCGTAAAGAAATGTGTCGCCTGCCTGACATCCGATGAACTGAAACACATCAGCAGAAGTTCGAGGAATGGATTTGAGATTCCCGCGTGTAACCCAGCTCTATCGAGAGTCTTGAAGGTGATCGGACCATCACCTTCAGACTCCTCAAGAGCTGGGCTCTCGCGGGCAACATCATGCAAGTAAAGAAATGTGTCTGTCATTATGAGAACTTCCCCTTTAGCACGAAAGCGCGGTGATTCAAGGAATATGATTCAACATGCCGAGTTTCGATACAGCCCGTCCGGCGCCGTCGTATCCCTAACGTCATACGACGGCGACCATCCGGCTTCCGAAACTGGCGTACATCAAAACAATAAAGCAATGTGCCGATATTCAGAGAATCATGAGAAGCTGAGTACACAGCTACAAAAGTCGAGATCGGAATTTCAGTTGTGCAGCTCTTGAACTTGCGGCCAGAGCTTCCCTCCATCCGAGTGGATGGAGGAGAATCCCAGGCCAGCAGAACAGAGCAGCGAACATCAGGAAAATAAAGGAATGTACCGTCCGAATGAGATTTTTTCAGCACGGAAAACTGCGGTTCAGGGGACAAGAATCAGCGTGCCGCAAGCAATGAAGTCCCGGCAATGACGTCGTTATTCACTATCAGGAACACGACGTCGCTGCCCGGACTTCAAATCGCGGCGCACATCGACCTATTAGAGCAACGTGCCGCAATCCTAAGAACGGCAAAACTTAGCACAAAGTGAAAAGGTCAAGGTCAGGAGTTTAATGGTGCAGCTAATAACATCAAGGACCGTAGTCCAAGGCATCTGATTAGATGCCTGTGGACAAGGTCCGTAGCTGAATAGCTGCTCATATCGAACTGATAAAGCAATGTGCCGGCCTGATTGAGACTTACGGGCAACGCAGCTCGATTTTGCACGAGGAATCGAATTTAACATACAGTATTCTACCTGGATCCTGACCAGGCGATTACCTGGTTCTGGATCCAGGACCTACTGTATTTATCAGAGCTATAAAGCCATGCGTCAGCGATTCGAGTGCATTTAATGACAAACAATTTAACCAGATAAAAAATGAACGTAAAAGACATTGAAATCGGAAACTGGTATCATATATCGGGAGATATAGATAACGGAACCAAGGACGGGCGGCCATATACCTCCCACGATGAAGTTACACGGAGAATCAAGCGGGTAACGGACACCCACATCATTTGCGAGTGCGACAGGAAATTCCTGATTAACGACAACCTGAAGCTGAGCATTCCCGCCTTCAGGAGAACGGACATAACCAATTCGTAGAAGCTATGGACAATATCTATCAGGAAACAGTCAGTGCCGTAGAAAACGGGGCGCGTTTCAAGGTTGATTTCCAAATGCGGAGCCTCAAAGTGGACGGCAAGTACGTCATCCGGAACAGCTCATATGAAGGCGTTCTCGGAGTGCCGCATTGCAGTGAAGAGGAGTTCTTCTCGAAAGTGGAAGAGCTGTACCGTCGTTACAAGCACTCGATTCCGTCGGAACGCAGCGAGAGTACATCGCGCCGCTATTTCATGGCATTACCGGAAAGAGAATTGAGTGATGACGACATGCTCTATGGAGAGCGGCGCGACAAATCACAAATCGAGCTGGAACTATTCATCCTCAGCCAACTGCTCGGCGGCTTCAAATGGAATCCCGAGAAGTTCGGCCGGTGGTTCTGGCAGAGCAAAGAAGACAAGGACCTGGTAATACTCAGACAATGGGTAGAGCCGAATAATAATCAATCAACTATTTAATCATGAAGAAAAAACAAGAGACGAATGTTACGTGCCCGACATGCGGGACGGAACTTGCCATCGCAGGCAAAAAAGTTACCATCGCAGAAAACCCTGCGGCATCAATCAAACAGGCACAACTGCCCAAGACGGCGCACGAACGCATCGAGGCACTCCGCAGTGTCGGCGTGGACGTGAGCTGTCTGTTTGCCATGCAGGGAGCCAACGGCGGTGATTATGTCGCCTCGAACAAGAACGGCAAACTGTCGATTCTGGACGACAACGACCCGATTTTCGATTACATCCTCGAAAAGGGAACCGTACCCAACCGCCGTCTGTTCCGCCGCTGGGTTATGGCTCAGATGTTCCACATGCTCTCCTACAAGGACTACGGCGCTTGGAATCCGGTCGGCGTGACGGAGATGATCCACCGTCTGGGCTATGAGTACCAGTGGAAGATGCTGCTCGACGAACTGCGTGCCCAACAGAAGATGGAGCGAAACGACCCCGAGAACTTCGCGGACAGGAACCGCTGGTTCAACGTCAAGGTCGCTACGGCTATGGCGGAAGATTACATCGAACAACTGAAAGCGCATGTCGAGGGCCTGCCTGTCAAGAGATGCAAGGGCATTCCTTACAAGCGTTTCGGCAGCCACAACATCTTCGTGCAGGACCTGAACTCCAAACTCTACAGCCCGCTGCGGCTTGCGGCCTACCATATCGAAGCGGCTAAAAATGCCACCCAGCTTTACAATGCCGTGACGAAGTTCAACGACAAGCGGTTCAAGATGAAGCACGCCACGCCCCAAAGCAAGGCGTGGGTGGATGCCTACAAAGGTGCCGGCGCGTTCTACACCATGCAAAACCTCATCCGCTTTCACAACTGTACGGCCATCGACGACAGCGGGCGACGGCTGGACAAATACCAGTCGCTCGCATTCCTCTCGGCCAAGGCCGAAGAGTATAAGAACGGCAATGGTTGGCGCCTGCTTGCCGTATTGAAAAAGATGCTCGACGACAACGGCATCGACATCAAAAAGAAGATGGCCCAGTGGCGTAGGAAGTAAGCCGTCATCGCCTGGCAGGCTTGATGTGATGGACCGAAAACTTTCAGTTCGTCTTCCTTGACAGGATCCTGAGGCGCTGGCTACACGCCGTGCTTCAGGATCCTTCCGGACGACCATACATCGAACGGATAAAGTCATGCCCCACATCGGTAGTCGCATCGTTATGTATCCTCTAAAAATGTAACGACAATGAATAAGAAACAACTCAGACGCAGGGCGTACCTGCTGTACAAACTGCGAAAGAAAGGCATCCGGTGCCTGACACGCCAGTTCACAATCTTCTATCCATACGGGAAAGACCCTGTAACAATGGCGGAAATTGTTCACCTCCGAAAAGAATTCCACTTCTCGGTACAATTTGAAATCGCATGAGGCGGCTTCTTAACCCGGACATTCAATGCACCGATCCCGACCAACTGCAATTCTGCTTGAAAATATCAGATACGGTATTCTGGTATTGCGAGCCGAATACCTGCCACCCGGATTTACTGCCGTGTGCTGAAACTGAGTCCAGCCGGATACACCAACGGTATCTCGGATACCCGACGGAGTTTCTGCGTGATGCACACAATGTGTCCGAGGTCCGGAAATTCGCAACGGACAACATGCTTTGGCGGGAAGGCGAAATCGACGTGACGGATTTCAGCCGGTCGGAGCAAGAAGAATTACTGAAAGATTACGGTTACAAGTGGGATGATTTCTCCGCAGACATCGACCGTAACCAGATCATTTGTGAGAACCATTTCGAGCAATACCTGCTCGACTATCGAAACGACATTTGAATGAACAATCAAAATCATAAATCATCATGCAATACGAAACGACAGATCGGCGCACGAGGGCCGTAAAATACCTCCAACAATACACCCGCGCCATGCGGGATGTGATAGAGCGTTTTGTCGAACTGTTCTGGGATCAGGAGGTGACGGACGAAGAGAACCTTATAGCTTTCGAGAATTACGAAAGCGAGTTGGAAACTGCTTATACATACTGATATGAACAGATACGAACAAATAACCTATAAAGGACACCACATCAATATCTACTACGATGACTGCCCCGAAAGTCCGCGCGAGTGGAGCAACCTCGGCACGTTCTACACGGCACACCGGCGTTACCGTCCCGAAAAGGAGTTCGACGAACATTTCGACTTCGACGAAGTATGCGACGGCCGTCCCGGAAACATTCGGAAATCATTCCTGCAAAAACATGTCGCTTTGAACCTTTTCCTCTATGACCATAGTGGTCTCAGCATTTCATCCGGCCCCTTCTCGTGCCGATGGGACAGCGGATGGTTCGGGATTGTGGCGGTCAGTGTTGAACAGGTAAAAAAGGAATACGGCTGGAAAGTGCTCACGCAATCCCGCCGCAAGAAAATCGAGGAATACCTCCAAAATGAAATCGACACGTACAATGAATACCTGCATGGTGAAGTGTACGGATTTCAGGTTACGCCGGAAGATGACGACACGGAAATTCTGGACAGTTGCTGGGGATTCTTCGGTGATGACGGGCTCGACCAGCTCAAGAGCGAATGCCAGGCTTACATCGATGATAGAATTGCCGAGGACAACCGGCAAAAACAAGCCGAATATCTCTGCACATTCGGTCTGGAGCTCCCATTCCCGGAATTTGCATTATCAACAAACTAACACATACCGCAATGGCTGATAAACTGAAATATAACGCAACAAAAATCATAAACGGCTACAAAATAGACGTTAAGGTGCGGCTCGACGATGACTGCCGCAACGGACATGCCGACTTCGGCATTACAGCAACCATCTACGAAAAGGACAAATACGGTGTCTGGAAATGGTGCATGGCAGGGTGTTGCCATGAACAAATTGCAGTGGCCTTTCCCGAACTGTGTCCGTTCATCGCCTTACACCTGTGCGACGCCAAAGGAGCACCGATGTATGCGCAAGGCAACGGATTCTACCACTTGCGAAATAGCTCCAAGGAGGTTACAATGAGCGAACTCCGTATTACCCAACAAGAGTACGACCGATTCCTTCGTGAAGCGGAAGACCAACTTTACTTCACCTACCTGCTTCAGACGATGGGAATACCCGCTCGTTGGGAGGAGGAAGCCCGCGCCGCAATCAAACAACTCGAAGAACTGACCGAAGAACAATTTGAGGACACCTCCGTTCGCTATCAATTCACCCCTCTCACAGAGGAAGAATTCCAGCTTGTGGAAACCCGAATTGCCGAAGGGTATTATCTGCCCGCCAACATTAAAAAACGCAGACACGAAGCCCTGCTTGCCGCCAAACGGAAGAAAATAGAAGACCTTAAAACCCATGCGGCAAATGAAAAGGCGAAAATCGATCAGGAACTCGCCGTCAAACTCCACGTGCTTCGCTGTGGAATGCCACTCGACAACTTCATCTACTACGACCATCGAAACACGGGCGTATTCAACTGGCGGGACTATGCTTCCAAGAACGACATCGTTACCCAGGAACAATTTGACCGCTTCCTGAAAAAAGTGGACTATTCCAAACTGCCTTCCGGCATCGAATTCCAACTCAAATCCGCGTGACATGATACAGGTACAATACATTCAGGAATGCGTATGCGGAGCGATGACCGTAACATTCGAGAACGGCGCAAGTAACAGTATGAGCCGCGAGGTTTTCAACCGTATAGGATTTACGGGAGAACGTTTGCCGCAGGTCTTCTGTAATTGCAATCATTGCGTCAACCATTGGGGCATCGATCTCTGCAAATGCGGCTCAGGGCAGCCCGTCGGCAAATGTGACTGCGGAAGCGATGAGGCCAGCGAGGAATTCGGCATAAAAAGACCTTTTATCGGATGGGTATTTTAGCAGACCAAATCAACGCACTCGACCGTTTGGAAGAACAGTATAAACGGGAGAAAGAACGTATTGAACAGGCCATTGCCGATACCGTGCGCAGCGTAGGGCAAAATCCGGCTGTCAGGCCAATCGGGAAAAACATGTTCACGATTCCCATGTCCGAACTGATAAACGCCCCTTGGTCTCCGGAATTTCACGACTGGACGATTCAAGCGGAACGCCTGTTGGCCGTACTGAACAAAAAACCGGTCAAAGATTGGCTGACATTCATAAGGGAACTGCTCGACAAGAACTCCGGTAACGGGTGGTCCGGTGTCACAGTCTGCAAACAGGTACTGAGCAAAAAATTCCTCCGGAAGGTTCTCGAACGACTATAAAAATTAACACGAGAGAGAAGGTTATCGCCTTCTCTTTTTCATTTTCAACTATTCTTCAACAGATAAAACAGAAACATCATGAGATACGTCGTAGATGCCCCGATGGTCGCCCATCTATGGGCACATCAAAGTCAGGATAGCGCACGGAATGGGCGCAACTTCTACTTCGAGGGCAAAGATATTTATTCCTATGGGTCACATTTCCGATGTGCCTCGGTAGAAGCAAATCAACAAGGGCAAAAAGCCTATCTGGTAACAACCCGGACCTATTCCAACACCACCTGCAAACACATGGGCATGGTGCGGAAAGCGATTCCCTACGGAGAACTGATTTTCTACACGCCCCGGTCGGTTTCCCTATACAACGACAGGCTGTCGGAATACAGCTATTACGAATCGGCATATTACATTGTCGATCAAGTAGAAAAAATCAGTGATTACATCAATGCACAGCAGAAATCCCGCACTCAGAATTATACGGAACATGTCAAAGAATGCCTGCTCAACATCGGTCGCTGGATTGAATTCTGGGGACTTGACAAACGGCAAAAGTCCGCAACCGGTCGCTGGCTCATGCCGGTACTGGCCAAATTGAGCAGTACCGCAAAAAAAGACATTACGAAATTCTGGACCGTAACAGGCGAACGACCTCGTTATTCCAGTGAACTACCGAGAGAAAACAAGTCCGAATATCAGGAGTTGTTCCTCGATATTCTTGCACGCGGTCTGCTTCAAACCACATCAGCCGCAGAATACAAAACCCGGCTCTCTCAACTCTTTATTGACCGTACCGACGACCCGCTGCTGTGGGAGCATTTTGCCGAACGTAAAGAACGGCAGGACGCAATCAATCGTCGAAATGAAGAACTACGGGAGCAGCGGTATGCCGAACGTCGTGAGAGATGGTTGCGTGAGGAAGAGGAGCGGCACCGTATAGCCAACATGTCTTTTGAGGAGAAAAAAGAGCTATGGTATTCGGGCGAAATTTCAAATAGATGGTTCACCGTTCCTTACGGCCTTGACTTCAATGCGTTGCTCCGGGTACACAACGGGTGCATCGAGACCTCAATGGGCATTCAGGTCAAAGCCAAGGAAGCTGTCCGCCTTTGGAAACTGGTTGAACTGTTCCACAAAAACGAAGCCGACTTCCGACATGACCTTGTCCATGATGCCAACAACCATAATTGGAGTATCAATTCATACAAGAACGACATTCTGACGGCCGGTTGTCATCGCATCAGATACGAAGAAATGCGGAATGCCGCAATGAAACTGGGCATTGCAGCCGATGGAACAGAAAACAATCCGCCAACTCAAAAAAGGAGAGCTCTTCCGCCTCTCAGACCGCGAAACCGCTCCGGTCTGGGTACGTGGAGAATATATCCGTGAAGCGAAGAAATACATCACCTACAAATACGATGATGTAAATCACGAGCGGTTACTCTCCGGCGACAAGCGTGTCATCGTCGATTTCATTTTTTGACCGACAATAAAAATCTATACAATATGAGCAGAAGTTTACACACCGGAAAAATCTACCGCATCGAATACATGAATTGCAACCACGGAATGTTCGGCGGTGACGGACAAGAAGCATTTTACAACATCCTATCAATGTTCGATATCGCCAATTCGGCAGAAGACGAGTTCGATGACGATTACGAAGTTCAACGCATTGAATTGGAACGCTTGCGAACGATCATTGGTGAGGAAAATGAAACATATCAGGCACATGCCGAGGAATTTCACGAGGAGTTGAACCGAGCACGAACAAGCAAAGAAGACTTTATAAATATGCTCGACCTCCTGATCAAAGAAAGCGATCCGAGCAATGATTGGGTTCTCATCTCTTGGTTCTAAAACATCTGAAAATATGAAACGAACAAATGAAAACATCGTCTCCAGCTTCTTCTACTACATGTGGAACCGCTGGAGCAAAGCGGAATGCAAAACCGTATTCGGTGGCATGGCCGGGCATTTCTGGGCAAAATGGTGCGGTCTGAGCAGTGCCACGTTGTCAGGTGCCGCCGAACGCTTCTATGCTGAACTGGGCAACAACGCCCGTGACAAAATCGTGGAACGGGCGTGCGAACTCTATGACGGACAAAGGTTCGTTACCGAAAGGGAGGAGGAAGATGAAAGTCAAATCAATGTATGCGAATGTTGCGGCTCCCGTGATATTCAGGTACGGGCATGGGTCGATGGCAATACGAATGAATACATCTCGGACATTGATGATTCCGATGACGATTTTTGGTGTGACTCGTGTGAAGAGGCTCACTATTTCGTCTCAATGAAAGAGTACAAAGAACGAATGTACCAATGGTGGAAACACCTTGATCTGGAAGAAAACAAACGGCTGTCCGGCGATGCCGAGGACCTCGACGCCTGGTGGAACTCCTTGTCTTTCGACCAGCAGCGGGAGCTGTACAAGAAAAACTATTGGGACGAAGAGTAGGAGGAACCAAAATGATGAAAGAATTGCATACTCTCGACCACTCTGTCGCCATTACCGATGACGAAGAGGAAATCGTTGAGGTTTGGACGACACCCCAAACCAACCCGAAAACTTTCCGAGAAAGGGTAAAAAGCCTGATGATTTCCGGTTTGTCGCAATCAGAGGCCGAACAAATTGCCTCCACCGAACCGATGAAACTGGAACTCTTCTATGATGTGGAACTCGGCAGCTTTGCCATTGACGCCGAAGCTGTCGGCAACACACCGTTATATCATCCCTTTACGGGCAATGAAATACCCGATGAAACGACTTAGTAAACACAATTTATTCACCCGAGGCGGAGAGCGAAAGTTCTTCGCCTTTTTAATTTTTCAGACATGAAATACAAGAAAGCAACTCTCCAAAAACGGCTGGAGCGTCTTGAAGAAAGCCGCAGCAAAGAGAACGCCCGACTCACACGGGTCGCCAACAACATCGGTTGGGGTGCCGGAATGCGCCGCACCAAATGTACCCCTTCGTTCGCAAAGCTGGACAGCATCGACGAGAAAATCCGCAATGTAAAACGCCTTCTGGCAGAATGTGAAGATTAAGATTATGGCAAAAGGATACAACGCCCCGGCAGAAGTCCGGGAACTGGAAAAACAAATCAACGACTTCACGTATCGGAACGGACTGGACGTGAAGACCGTCTTTCAGGACCTGTTGCGCTACATCGTACACGGGTTCTCGCTCCCTGACACGCCTCCGCTCTCCGATTGGAGGTATAATAAAGAACAGACCAAAGTATTCTACGACATGTTCGCCACATGGATTCAAATCATGTCACAGCAAATCAAACGGCACGGCTGGTACGATGCATTCGGTGACCTGTTCATGGCTCTGACTTCCCAGAGCGGCCAGCAACAGAAAGGCCAGTTCTTCACGCCTGCGCACATTACCGACCTGATGTCGAAAATAACAATGGGCAAGCAAGAATCGGATGCCAAAATCCTATCGGTGTGCGACCCTACGGCAGGCAGTGGCCGGACGCTGTTGGCGGCCAAGGCCGACCGACCGCAAAGCTATCTGGTCGCATGGGACATCGACTACACCTGCTGCCTGATGTGCGTGTGCAACTTTCTGATAAATGGCTGTGTGGGCGAGGTGGTCTGCATCGACTCACTCCGGATGGATAACTTCCGGGGAGCCTGGATTGTCAACGAAGCCCTATGCAGAACGGGACTTCCCACGGTTCGCAAACTCGACGAAAAAGAGTACAACCTTTTCAAGCAGGCCGACATTCCGCCTTACGTCTTCTTCATCAACCAGAAAGGCTACGACGACTATTTCCGGATGCGGGAAACGTGGGCGAAAGTCATGTCCCTCTTTCAGGAATCCCCGACACCCCAAACAGGCATGTGATGTCGCATTATTAACATAAATTCTATATGCCTATGTCAGTCAAAGGTCAAATCACTACCGCCGAACCTTTGGAATTCAAGGATTTCCTCCGCCTGCTCTCCAGCCTTCATGAAGACGGCAATTATCTTTGGGAACTTTACTGCTGCATCTCTTTCTGTACGGCCTGCCGTGTGTCCGATGTCCTGTCAATGACATGGAAAGACGTGCTCGATAGAGATGCACTTTACAAAATCGAACAGAAAACCGGCAAGACGCGCCAGATTCCGTTCAACGAAAACGTACAGCGGCGAATCACGTCGCTATATAAACTGCTCGGTTCACCGGACAAACGGTTGCCGGTCATCTGCAACCCAAAAACGAAGAAACCCTATACCACCCAATACATCAACGACACCCTCAAATACCTGCGGGTAAAATACCGGCTGCCAATCAAGCGATTCTCCAGCCATACCTTCCGCAAGACTTTCGGCCGCTACGTTTACGAATCGATGGGACGTACCACCGAAGCGCTCATACTGCTGTCGATGATTTTGAAACACTCGTCACCGCAAGTGACAATGGTCTATCTGGGAATCCGGCAGGAAGAGATTGCCGGAGTTTACGGAACCATTCAACTCAATTATTGATACATCATTCGCCATAATGATAACCGGAGCTGTCCTGACGTGAGTCCCGGCAGCTCCACTTTTTTTTTGAAAAATCAATGGACGGGCAACGCCCGCCTCTCCAACATATTAGCTAATCTTAATAAAACCCGTTTATGGACAACATCAGCAATATCATGGCCGCCATTGTGGCCATTATGAAAAACAATGGTCTGACGGAACTCTCGTTGGGCGATTATGCAGAACAGGAGGATCCGACCTTCATTATTTGGTTCGATAACGACGGAACTCCTTACGACGACCCGGCCATCAAAGTCATCGTGGAGAACTCCGAAATCTCGGTCGAAGTGGAGGCCCGTGACTTCTCCAACAACGTAACCCTTCAGGATTACGAAATAGACCGTCTGGAATGGTGGCAAGGTCTCCATGCCGGTGTGTTGAGGATTCTCGAAACGGATGGCAAACGCCGTTGTCCGGCCTGCGGAAAACCGCTTCGTGCCCGGCAGAAATACTGCTCCGAGACCTGCCGGAAATTCGCAATGCCCCAGCCGACACCGCAAAAGGTAGTCGAACTGGCAAACAAACGCATTCAGAAACTTATCGCCTGCATCGCACAGGGAAACCGGAAACTCAAACGATCATTAACAGAAGAATATTTTATTAAACTCTGACGATTATGAACTTACACCAGTATTACAAAGAAAACAAAGACGAAATCAATTCGTCTATCATGGAAATTGCCAGCGACTTGGCTATTGCCCGATTAGTTGACAAACACAAACTGCCTTTCGATGCCTATGTCGAACCGGAGGACCCTGACGATCCTGACAGCGGAACCTGTTACAAGGAAGAGTATCAGGACGAATACAACCGGTTCTACGACGAAGAATACAACCGCCTTGCCCAACTGATGAAATTCGACATCACTTCTCCCGATGGCATCGCCAGGAACGGCAACGAATCTCGGGTAACCGAAGTCAAGACGGTTTACGCCACGGTTCGCTACGACATCGAGAATCGAAACGGTGGCGAGGTGTCCGAGGAGGATATCGACGACATCCTCGACCAGCTCTGCCGAGACACGAAAACCGTGGGCGACTTCATTGTGAACTCAGAAATATGCAGCCGCAATGACGAAAGTGGTTTTTAGAAAATGGAAGAACGGCGACATCATCGCACTCTTTCCGGATGATGTGGACCCACATGACGGCACTGTAACATCCTACATGCACATCGAACAGCATGGGGCCGCAGACTATGCCGGTGTCATTGCCGACACGTCTCTTGCGCAAGAGGACGAATACAAAGATTTGCTCAATGAACTGAAAGCCATCGGTTATACCGATCTGCGTGTTGTTCAGCGAGCACGACCCAAATTCACTAACAAAAACATATAATGGAAAATAAGACTTACGAAATCGAAATAGACGGACGAATCATTCCCGTCACGACAAAAGAAGTGCTGGACTTTTATCCGAAAGAATATCGTCTTACCGAAGACGACATCCGGCAATATGCTGCCGCTTACACTGCCCGAATTAAATGTTACAGAGAGTATGACGGTCTGCTTGATGCCACTCTCGTTCGCAGGCTTCTGGACGAAGAACGCCTGATGAAAAACGGAGAGTCGGACGGCTTCCGTCTGCAACTTGATTGCAGATGGTATGTGGAACTTCGCAAAGAAGACGGACCGCGAGTTGCCCCGTTCAAATATGCCATAGAGGCTTATTGCTTGGACAATATCCAATCTTTCTCACGTCGGTACGTCAGCATGGAAAAGGCACTGCTGCATTGCCTGAACGGATTCAATGAAAATACCGCCATACCGGACCGCTACACATCCATCCAAGATTATCTTTCCAAACATCCCGAACAATGATAAAAGCAACTATCATATTTGGCGGCGATGCCACCAGATACTACAATGAGACCAGCCAACTTCCGTCTTCCGAATGGCTGATGGACAACGGTGGTGTAGTCAAGAATATAGAATTTTCTACCAAGGCGGAATACGACGCTTACGTGCAAGGCGTATCGGACGCCCACCTATGGGATGATTACCATATCCTCCCAAATGCGGACGAAGAGCCCCAACCGGAAGTAACGATCTGGATGCGCTTAGGCGTGACCGTACATGGAAACAAGGATGATATCGAGAACATCATCCAGGGAGATAGTGCAACCTTGAACCGACTACTTAAACGGCGCAGTTTCGACATCGATGGAGAAGCGTATATCCCTGCATCCGTAATCGAAGAGTACAACAAGGAAAATCAAACCGACTTCGACGAAGAGGATATTGATTTTCCGACTACTTACATATCACAATAAATTATGACACCGCAAGAACAAGAACGGAACTTATCGCAGAATATCATAGATTCTCTCTGCCACATATCCGAACGCCCCGACGGGTGGTTGCCTCACATCGTGTTTGTGGAAGAAGAAGGTGAAGACGGCTATCCCTGCTATGTCAGGTACAACCTGCTCGACTATCACGCGGACGGTACTTGTACGCTCCAGCGCCCGAATACGGATGTTCAGGAAACAGACCGCGAGCTTCGTGAAATCAACGTAGATTGGCTTATAACTATCTGGAATTGGTACAAGGAACTTTGTGCAGAACAAAACCTATCTTCTAAAGAGTACTCTCGTCCTCCTTTCCGAGGCGGTGATTTTGTTCGCCTGACCGACGATGCCATCGCAGAAATCCGCAGAATATTCGGAGATATTCCGGCTGACTATCGGAGAAATATGCTGCTTCAGGTAAAATACATGCGGCAGAATAGCGCGAACAGTTCATGGCACATCGGCGTACAGGACATCCACGAAGACGATGTGCTGGAATTTGACAGTAATTTTCTTCGTTCGGCAACGGTGGACGACATTAGCTCCCTTTCCAACAAAGAACGGTTCTATGCTTTCGTTTGGAGTTGCAATCATCTGAACCGCAGTGTTTCGGATGCAGAACTGCTCGACGCCTGGCGAAACGGTCCTTCCCGCAGTGCCATTGACGAAGAAGACGAAACCGAATACGAGGTCGAACGCCTGACGCTGGACGAATTGGCAGAGCGCATCAACGATGAATGCTTTAACGATACCGAAGATTATGTCCGATTCATACAAATAACCGATTAACATAGAAAATACCATGTTCATATCGAAATCATTAGCGAAGAAACTCCGTCATCCCGCTTCTGTATTGTTGCGCGACGGAGTAGACAAAGACGGCATCCCGAAAATCGTGGTGCGTCAAGTAAAATCAGCATGGGGCAAATTCGAGCCGACCGGTCGTCAAGGCGGAGTCTGTTTCTCCGCCTTATCCGACGGTACTACCCAAACCATCTATGCAGGCCTGTTAGGCTACCACACCGGAACAGAGGCCAGCATCCAGCCTTTGATACTCAACGACTATTTCTGGCGGTCGAAAATGCCGTACAATGACTGGCCGGACTTCCTTCGGCAGGCGGCGGAAAAATTGCTTGCTTCCCGAGCAGACACCGATCCTCGTATCACAGCCTCAAAGCTCACAACCACGAACTATTGGTTCTGTGACAAATGGTACGGAAACCGGCTCTCTTTCGTCCGCTTGCGGGACGCGAAGAAAGCCGCACGCGAGCAAATCGGAGAAAGCGTAACCATATTCTCCAACAAGACTGGAAACATTGTCTGTTTCGCCTCGGCATCAGGGTATTGTCCGCCCTGATTGCCTTATGAAAGAACTAAATACATTCAGTATCCCGAGAGATTTCCGGAAAGTTATCATCTACTGTTCCGGGGATATTTCCGTGAATACTGTATTCTTTGGCTGAGATAGTGGATTCCGTATCGTTTTCATGGTCTTCTTTACGGAACAAAATGGGAATAGCCTCAGATTGATAGGATTCCTGCTCATTGCTAACCGCATATCTTACTTCATACGCCTCATCGAAAGGAGTTACCAAAAAGAGGCGGAGAGATGCTGAATATAAGTACAAAGGATGTCGCACCATTTCGCCAGGTAATATAGGTTTGGTTTCACCTTGCCTTATAGCGATATAATCCCCTTTAGGCTTTATGGTTATATCGGAATGATGCTGGTCTGTATGTACAATTATACGGTAAATCTCAATGGGATAAGACAAATTCTTGACCAATATCTTCATACCCCACATCACATCATGTTTCAATGTAATTTGGATTTTGGGATATATGGTGTTCCCGGCCTGAATACGTGCCATTTCATATTGGCGCGTAAATGTAGCTGCCATTTGGGATAGACTGTCAATCTGTTTTTGAGTCCCTTTTTGACTTCTAATCACATAAATAAAGGTTCCTGCGGTTGCCAAAGCACCGAGGGCTGTAATACAATTGATAATTATTTCAAAATTAGACATAAACATACTTTAATACTTAAATGCAAAGATATGAATGATTTACAATGCAGCAAAATTTCATTCAATATCATATCAATAAAACCAATCAATCATGAACAAAGACAGACGAAAACAACTCGAAGATGTGAGAGATTCACTGGACGAAATCATCTCATCCTTAAACGACATCAAGGACGAAGAACAGGATGCCTACGACAACATGCCCGAAAGCCTCCAGTCATCAGACAAAGGCTCCCGCATGACCGATGCCATCGATACTATTGACGAAGCTATCTCTTCCATCGAGGAGGCGCAGCAGCACATCGACGAAGCTGCCGCATAAAAATAACAAAGCGGCTTGCACCGGTTCCTTCGTCCGGACCATTATTCTTTATTTACATGAACCATTAAAAGCAACGTTATGACAATAGAAGAACTGTTAAACAGCTACTTTCAGCGCGCGGCAAAAGCCTCCGGACAGCTCGACATCATCGAACGTGCCGAAGCCGAACGGCAACCCGTGCCGAAATTGAACATTACGGTACCGAATTATGCGGATGAAGTCATCCGGCCCATTCTGAAAATGGTGGCCGAAGCTCTTCCCGAATACGAAATCTCAGTGCCGTCCTCCAAGCAATGCAAACTGGTCAACGGACTGTTCCAGATACGTACCCCGAAAGTTTGTCTCGGCGGTCTCTCGTATCCGACCAAGGACGACCACAAACTCTATTTCGCCCCGCTATTTCATCGTAAGGCCGGCGAAAGACAGGAAGTGAAGAATTTGGAGCAGTTAGTGAAAATGCTCCGTGAGGAACTCAACAAACGGGGATTGTTAATCCTTCCGAAACACCTTTAATTCAATGATACCATGACAGAAGAAGAATTGAAACGACAGACGGAACGGGAAATCCGGTGGCGGATAGGCTTCCGGCTTCTTCCGTGGGGTCTCCTGATACTTATTATCTGTATCGGCCTGCTCAAAGACTGCGTCCGCTCACGAGACCCGATTGATGACAGCATCAACCGCTCGCAGGAGGTTGTCCGGCATCTCGAAGTATGCGACACCACCCGAAACGGATTCCGTGTAGTTTACGTCACCAACAATGCCGTTACAACAGAACGGTTGAACGAAATCCGACTACGCCGACCGTTGAATCTGGCATTCTGCAAACTCCAAGACAGTGCAGCATTCTACTTCGGCGGGAGCCTGCTCCAAACCGACATCTACGACTTTGCCGCATACGCCCGCCGGTTCGATGTGGACGATGACGTGCGGATGCAGAACATCTTCATTTTCGGCACTGAGAAACAGAAATTGTATGTCGGAAAGAACCCACGGATAGCAAATTCCGCTTCATGGATCAATCCGGCCACCGAACAAGGAGTGCAGTACATCAACGCCGACGATATTTATTTCCGTATAGAAAAAGGCGAAAGAGTCTATCGGTACTGGAAATGTCACGGCAACCACTCAACCTCCACTGCCGACGAACGTTTCAGCCATTTTTCCGAAGACGAAAGACTATGGTAACAAACTCTGTTTCTCTCTGTAAATAGCCGGTTTATCGGTCTGAAAATAGTAGTAAATTTATTTGTTTACTCCAAAACGAAAATATAAATTTGCGTTATAATTTTTAATAATAATGACTGATTTACATTTTGTTAATTGAGCGTAAAACCAGATTGGAAAAATATGAAAGCAGAGTATGATATCAGAGCGAACGCAATTAAAATTTGCGACCTCGGAAAGAACCGGCGAGATCATCGGATTCGTGTCGCGCCACTCGAAGACAAAGCAACTGCGAGGAGTACGTGAGGATTCACCTTACAAGAAGAAAATTTGTGTATTGTCTGAAGACCTGAAAGGCAAAGTCCAGCCGAACATATTGTATTCGGTCGAACTCAAAGCAATGCACTCACGCAACGGTTTTGTCGTAGTAGCGGCTACACCGCTTCTTTTCAAGGCCACGATTGACACACTGGTGATACCGGGTGGAACTTACCGGGTAACTGTCAACTTCGGAAACAAAACCGTTTACTTCGATCCGCTGGGAGGTAATTCATACTCCAGCAAGACAGTATCGGGAGTTGTCTCCCTGTTACAACGCCGCACCGACATCGAAAACTTGGAGGGCGTAATCAACAGCTTCAAATCCGCTGCCGCAAGACTTCTGCGGAGAATGGCCGACGACGGATTCAGCACACCGACCATTCCCGGTTTGTAATGCGCCCGAAACGTGGAATAGCCACCGACGGGGCACATTCTATGAAAAGAGGAGTTACCCGGTACAGAGCCGTTAATTTGGCCACCGGCGAACTCCTCTTTGAACAGAATATCGGAAACCAGACCATCAATATCGGTGAATTTTTAGGCGTTGTCGAAGCCGCAAAATACATCATCGAACATCGTTTCAGTCCGGCAATCATCTACACCGATAGTCTTACCGCCCTGACGTGGTTTAACGAGAAACGAACAGCCTCGCGCAAAAGAAACGCCGCACTCAAAAAAGCGGAAATCTTTCTCAAAGCGATGGCCTCCGAAATCGACAAAATCGAAGTGCTCCATTGGAACAATTCCCTGTGGGGCGAGACGCCCGCTGATTTCGGCGAGAAATAACAATTCAACACCCCGCGACTTATGGCAAGACTTAAAAAAGACCTCCACAAATACGTCGAGATTCGGGAAGAAGACTACCTCCAATTAGTTGAAAACACAATGATAGTTGAGGCCATGAAACTGGCCGGAGTAGAAAAACTTCCCCTATGGAAAGCTGTCCGCCGAATCTTGGACGACAAACGTATCGAGATACACGTCAAACCCGTCAATCGACGATACGCTGACTGACCCCAAACAACCGGTTCCTTTCAAAAATGAACCGGTCTATAAAACATCAAAAGCCCTCGAAAACAACGTTTTTTCGGGGGCTTTTATCGTCCATGTATCTCGTAATGAGTTCGATACTCCTTTCACTTTTGTCGGAGAGTGAAAACAGACACAAAAATCTGACAATTAACGTCTTATATTGAACAACTCTGTATATCTTTGTACTCGAAACAAATTCTAACATTAACCGGCTCATGTACGGCTGTATGTTAGGAATAGCACACTGCCACCAATTAACACCTGATAAACAGGGAGTTGATATTAAAGTTGAATAGTCCTTTCAGATCTTGATGCTTAAAATATATTTCATTGTATTCATTTCGTATTGCTTCAGCATATTCTGATGATGAAATATTGGCAATCATGTGATGCGCTATTGTTGAACCGCATAATGGACAATCTACATCCTTCAGCTGAGACACCAAAGAATTTCCAGCATTAATAAATTGCAACCGACTCATTTCATCTTCGTAATCAGATTTTAAATTATTCAGCCTTGATATAAGATGAAGTAACTTCTTTTTTTCCGTCTCATATATCCTAACCTCTTCTAAAATTTGTTCTCGCTTATTATACAAAGCTTCCTCCTCCGAAGCAACCTCTGACAATTTCTTTCTATAAACATCAATAAAGCTATCATCAGTTAATGAAATATATCCAACATCGCCCAAAGATTCCAATTTTAATTCTGCCTCTTTAAGAGTTTGAGTCAAATACTCAATTTTCCCATTTATGCGAGATTTTTTATCTTTAGGATCTTCATTTGGTCTAAATTCACTATCATCAACGCCTGTCATCAAATATGCAATAAGGTTTTTCTCAACCCATTGCTGATTCGGAACAGAGTTATAGACTAATGGAGATTTGTCTTTTGCTGCAACTCTTGTTTCATCTATCATACATAAGTGACGAATAGCTGGATATGATATTTTCGTCGGATTCTTTCTCTCCGAAGATTTAGAATATATGGTTGGGACATTAGAAATTGACAACAAAAAATCAGACAAACTAATATTTGAAGAACCTTGACAACTATATTCAGTTTCTTTGTGCTGTCCATCATATTCACTTAACAAACATGGAGAAACATATACAGACATTGAATTTATGCTTCTCCTCAATGTATATACTCTTTCATCGTAAGTATGAATTTCAAGTAAGAAATCTGTATAACCATCCCCCTCTGGAGGTAAGGTCAAATCTATACTTCCTTTACCTAATACAAACTCAATTATTGAATATAATGTCGTTTTTCCTGTGTCTGATTTTCCTAGAACAACATTACACCCTTTCTGAAAAGTCAACTTCGATGTTGATACATTTTCCCCACGAGCCTCAAACTCTTTTATATATAATCCATTGTTATTCATCATGAATCTCAAATTTGGCTATTAATATATGACAGCAATTGCTCTTTCGCAATATCATGCAAGATGATATCAGTTTGGTGTATTGCTTTATATAGTTTTACTGCATATACTTCTGTTGCCAACTCTGTAACCAAAGCATTTCCTATATTACTCAGCAAATACATATTTTCATTTTGATTTATTTTGCAAACTATTAATTGTTTAGCCAACAGCAGATGCAAAGAATCATTGATTGTTTTTTGAAGTCCAACATACGTAAACTGATGATTCTTCCAATCATTATTACATGACACATAGTCGTATACAACAATACGTTCTTTTTCCATCGATTTATTATATACCGACAATATAAATAACACCCTCAAAGAGACATCCAAGACGCCATCAAGTATCTTTATTCGTTTACAGTCCATTTTATTCTATTTTCATTTGAAAGTTGATGACACACACCAACACATACATTACTATCTACTAAATGAGAAATCAGCATTGATGTCGGCATATTATAAGTTCCTGCCTTTTTTTCAACTGATTTTACTTTTGTAAAACCATCAGGATAATCATCATCCAGTTCATTGCCAATATATCGTTCTATAGATGTTACTAAATCATTAAATTCATCAGAATCTGGAGCAGTGGATTTTCTACTTGCAATCTTTACTTCTTCCGATTCATAAAACGATATTCTAGCTCTATCCAAATGTTTTCGATATTTACTTACAACTGCATTATCATCATCTATAACATTTATAATATGACCCGCATGTTCGGAATAGGCATCATTAAGATTCTGAATATAATTACGTTCTGTGTTTATTGGAGAATGTGGTACTTGAAGAGGAGTACGTTTAATCATATTAAATCCACCTCCAAAATAATAGAAATAATAAGGACTTTGACGTATCTCATCAATAAACTTTATCGGCTCTATTTTCTTTATAATATTAAAATTAAATTCATCAATATAAGTAGATAATTCCTCATTTAATGCTACCCAGTTAGTACCAACTTTTTTATTTATCACAGTTTCCCAGTCGTTTTTCAGCTTAATTTTAAGATTTTTTCCATTATTGCTAAGCAAATCAACGAAAGACTGACTAACATCTTTGGGACAAAGAATATAATAATTCTGTGGTATCGGATAGGTGTTATTAAAAGTATATATCAATAATTTGCCCATTTCTCCACACAGGTCACTATAGGTTAGTGCTGATTTATATTGTTTACATTGATATAAGTCAAATGCGCCTTTTACCCTATCATAATATGCCAAAACATCACGCCCTTTATCCCCAGCCTGACCGACTCGGTATACTTCAGTATATCCTTTATTGCCCAAACAGGAATATGCCCATACGCATACCAGTTCTTCATATGTATCTTCATCAATACTATAAAGTCTTTGTAATGGAGTCATATTACAAAGAACCCTATCTTCATTACTTAACATATTTGGGGTGTTTGATAAAGGTTGCTCAATAGGCTCAAGTACTAATGAATCCAAATTACTCATATAGGCATAAATAAAAATTAAACTTGATATTTCAGTTAATTTATTTCTATCCTCTATTTCCTTAAAGAGAACCTATCACTTTCCATTGCCCACCTTTATCTGGACCAACACGTTGAATCAATCCTTCATCCACAAGTGTTTTTAAGCGACGTTTTACACTACTATCATGAAGCCCTGTCTTTTCAGATATTTCAGTTCTGCTTATACTAGGATTCGACTTTATCAATTCAAGTATAATTCTCATCTGGTCGCTTTTCTGGTCGCTTTCTGGTCGCTTCTGGTCGGACTTGGTAGTTTCTTGCCATTCCTCCAAAACATTGGCGCATACAGTCGCTTTCATGATGAAGGCAACCAAGTTGTATTGCGGCTCTTTGACACCTAATGCCGACAACTCACGGCACATACGGTCAACTCCCTCTCCGAACTCTTTTACATAGTCATATGCTTTGAGGAATTCCGCAATTTTCGGATTGCGAGAGAAATGGGTATGACGAATATTGTCAGTGCGAACAATGCCCGGCAACTTGCCTGGTGTTTCGAACACAAGACGGTCGTCGAACATCTTTATCTGAATTTCCGTGCCCTTAATACTGTAATCGCGATGGCAAACGGAGTTCACCACCATCTCTTGTATTACAAACTTGGGGTATTCGCGGTCGGTTTTGAAGATGCCGTCCTCTCCGAGATAGGAATGCTCCTTGACCTGCGTTTCAAGATATTCGACAGTTTTCTGGATCTGTTCAAGAATACGACCATCGAAAGTAACATCTTTGATGACATTCATTTCACGTCCCACCTTTTCCTCTGTGCCGAAATATTTGATAAAACGCACTCTTGCACGAGGAAAGAATGTCTGAGGATGCTTGCCAAAAAGCAATATACAAGCTGCACTGACTTGCGGCACATCACCTTTATAGGTCACAAAACCTTTGTTCTCTTGCAGATATTCCATTGCAGACTTGCCATAGCCAATCCGTTTCATGTAGGCTTTGACTGCATCCATATCTATATCATCAAGCGTGGCATCGTATGCTGTGGAATCCTCGTAATAGCGTTCTCCTTTGTCGTACATAAGTTGCAAACGCTCATCAAAAGTCAGTTTGCGTGATTTGTCTCCTACACGCCAAAACACTTCATCGGCTTGATTCGCATGAAGTCGCGGACTTGCAGGGATGTGCATCAACAATACACGGTTATCACGTCCCTCAGCATCCGTACAAGGCACATAATCCGTAGTGACAGAAACTGATGGAACACAAAAGTCCAAAGGTGTCCGCAATATATCATTGAGATGTTCCTTGTCCTGGTTAACACCCTCTATTCTGCGAGTCTTATCGGATATACCCACAGCAATCATTCCACCATCTGCATTCGCCATAGCGACTATGATAGTGGCAAGGTGTTTAGGCTCAATTAGGATACTTTTACAGTCAAAAGTCTGACCTTCCTGCATCTGCCGTATTTCTTCTATTGTATATTTCATATCCTCTATTTTTCTTTTGTATGGCAAATCAATCTGTGAATATCCACATCCAGCACTTCTGCTATCCGCGCCAATGTGTATAAATCAGGTTGCGAATGATTGTTGCACCACTTTGACACCGTTGCCGGATCTTTCTGCAAAGTTTTAGCAAGCCACTTACTCATAATGCCTTTCTCAGCTAATACAGCCTTTATACAGTTCAAATTCGCCATATTATATTCAATTATAAATTGCGTCAAATGCAAAGCTACATATTTTATTTGGTTTGCGAGCATGATTGAAAAATAAAATCCTATATCATAGTGTTTTGGCAAAAGAATTTAATGAAAAGTGATGTGAGAATGGAATTTATTTGCTAATTTTGCATTGCTTTTAAGACAATAAAACATTAACAATGCAAAGAAACAGAATGAACATATTTTCAATAACAACCACAATTCAGAGCAACAAACGCACTGAATCCGTGTCGAGTGTTCATGTTTCATGCATTGAACCTCGTAGAGCAAATACTTTCCAGCGAACATAACGAGTACATTATTGTACTATGAGAGAAAAGAAACTGAATAGTTGGAGAGTCCTTACCAAACTTTCCAACTATTCAGTTTGTATGCCCATTTGTGACAGTCGCCTTTGTGATGCTCTTCTGCCATTTCCGTCTGATGGGCTGTTGGTAACCGGATTATTAACGTGCAGTGATGCACACAAATTGCAAAGAAATGAACTATAAATTTGATGGCAGTAAGGTGTTCTTTACATCCGATACCCATTTTTATCATGGGAATATCATTCGTTTCTGCAACAGACCGTTTAAGGATGTGGAAGTGATGAATGAGACTATAATCTCCAATTGGAATAATACAGTCGGGCAGGATGATATCGTGTTTCATCTGGGAGATTTCTGTCTTGGCGGTTCAGCCGAATGGACTAAAATCCTTGACAGGTTGAACGGAAAGATATATCTGATTATGGGTAATCACGATTTGAAGAATATACGCCAAGGCTACATTGACAGATTTGAACATGTGGCAATGCAGATGCACATAGAAATTGGCAAACAGAGGATATATTTGAATCATTATCCCTTTCTATGCTTTGATGGAGGATATAAAGATGTGTGGCAACTATTCGGACACGTTCACACAAGAAAGAACAACACCGGAATAGATGCTGCCCGGCTTCAGTATCTCTATCCAACGCAATATGATGTGGGAGTAGATAACAACAACTTTACCCCTGTTTCATTTCAACAAGTGAAGAGAATAATTGAAAATCAAGTGGGACAATTTAATAAGAATAAATGATAAGGAAGATTAACAATGAGTGAATATACTACCATTTATTTAAGATGCAAGGAGATACCTTTGTTGAAGTACAAAGAGCATCCTTCGTATGAGGAATATCAAAAGTTATCTAAGGAAGATTTAATGAAAGTTAATCGAGAGATTGATGAATATAACAAACAAGTCACCAAGTCTTTGGGATGTAAATTGTTTTATCTTAGCACTACTCCAAGCCGAGAGTTGACGATACTTCCATGGAGTCCTTCTCCGAGTATACTAACCAAAGGCCTGCTTGATGAGATTCTTTATTTCTACCAAGAAGAGATTGATAATTACAAAAATGCTATTGCTAAAAATAAAGAAGATATAGCCAAGTTGGAAGTCCGTATATCCAAAGCAAATGTCAATTTGTACGGTAGAATCAGCAAGGAGATAGACGAATGCTATGAAAGAATAAATTTTGAAGAAGAAGAACTCGAACACTACCAATACTTGTACAACAAATTTGCTTTCTGTAGCAGTATCATAAACAACGAATCAAATTCAGAGTATTATGAACTGATTTACACAAAAAGTTAATAACATAAATAGATTATGAAGATACAATATATGAGTGACCTGCATTTGGAGTTCAGCGACAACAGCAGGTGGTTGAAGCATAATGAATTGCCTGCGACGGGCGATGTTCTGGTTCTTGCCGGAGATATATTCTATTTGAAAAACAAGGTCGCGCCTTTGGCTAACTTTTGGAAATGGGCATCTGCGAATTATCGTCAGGTGCTCATTGTGCCCGGAAACCATGAGTATTACAATTATTGTGATGTAATGGACAAGGGATTGCAATGGAAATGGCTGTTCAAGAACAATGTAGGATATTATCAGAATCAAGTAGTGCGGATTGATGATACCGACTTTATCATGAGCACTTTGTGGTCTCGAATATCTCCATCTGACGAGTATTTTGTGTGGAAGGGCATGAACGACTTTCGGCAGATAATGTATAATGGCAAATTGCTCCAAACAGAGGAATTCAATCAGATGCACAACTTCTGTTTGGATTTCATCAAGCAAAGTCTGGTGGAAACCACCGCCAAACACATTGTGGTAATAACGCATCATCTTCCCACATTGGAGGTTGTTGCATCTCACCATAAAGGTTCTGTGTTGAATAGTGCATTTGCAACTGAACTGAGTAGGCTTATCGCCGACAGTCGCATTGATGCATGGATTTATGGGCATTCACATACCAACATTGATGCTGAGATAAACGGAACAAAGGTAGTTTGCAATCAGATGGGATATGTTTTTGAGAACGAACATATCGCCAATGGTTTTAATCCGGGCAAGTGCCTTGTCTTGTAA